ATGGCAAAGGAAGTAAAAATCAACCTGCGGCTGAGTATGCGTGTGCGTGAGGTACTGAACGACGAAGCCGAGGTTGAAGATACCCGCATTGGAACCGTGGCAAACCGGCTGTTGCAGGAAGAGCTTGGCAGGATGATGGCGGTGGGTGCCGACCGCTGCGTGATGAAAGATACCAAAGAATACCGGGCTTTGATGCCACACCTGGAAGGAAGCTATGTGCTGCCGACAGAACTGGAAATCAACCGGCACATTACAACGCGGCTGGATGACAAGAACTACCCGCAGGTTTCCTTGTACTTTACGAAAGAGCAGGCAGAGTTCATGGCCGGGCTGGTGAAAAAGCAGAGGATACGAGGAACCCTTTACTATGACGGTAGTGTGAAATCTTACCGGTATGTGATTGTGGGGATGCTGTTGAAGAACCCGTTGTTAGCTGATTTTGGCCTGAACTAAAAAGATAGCCCCCGTCCGCTGGGTGACAGTGGATAGGGGCTTTGTTGTTTTATTCGTTGACTTTTACTGCAAAGTTTTTAAGCTTTTGATAACAGTCAACGTAGAGTTCCTGTTTATCGCCGTTGTAGGTAGCTTCGTAATACAGGCCGTCTTTGACAGGGGTGGTGAAAAGACCTTTATTGTTTTGAAGAGTTTTACACGACCAGACGGTGTAGATATCATCCGGTGACAGATAGACACCAGTTACATCAGCGTTATCATTGAAGTAGCGGGAGATGGCGGTGCAGGCAGCCAGTTCAAATTCTTTAGGATTCATGGACGGTACCTCCGGTAGAATTACAGGTTATATCAGGCGGTGCTTTCCAGATTATATCAAGCGGCGCTTTCCGAGGGGTTGGAGTAGGGATAAACGGCATGTTATCAATCGGCTTGGTGTTTGGCGTTACCGGCAGAACTGTTTCGCCCTGTTCGGTTGTGATGGTGCGCTTGATGAGATGGCCGGCATCATCAAATTCTTCTGTAAAGGTAAAGATTGTTTTACTCAACTTTCCAGCCTCCTTCCTTATCCCAGGCAATGAGCTGGTTAAGGGTTTTGGGGGTATAATCATGCAGCATACAGCCAACGTTAATGATGTTGCCCTTGTTACTGGCGATACCGACCGCGTTATCACGCAGTTCTGCTTTCCACTTGGCGAGATAGGTGTTCTCACGGGTGTTATGGACGTGGCCGCAGAGCATGTAGCACTCCGGCGAATAGGAGTGGTTGTAGAACATGATAGGGTAGTGGCAGAGAATAAGTTTGTATTTGCCGGCTGTGAGTTCATCATAGCCCTTGATGGAAGAAAAGTAGCGCATCATTTCCGGTGAGATTTTATCGTGGTTGCCCTTGATGAGATGGATATGGCCATTGAGCTGTTCAAGGATCATAGGAGCTTCGGACGGGTCCCAGAACATATCGCCAAGGACATAAACATTATCATCCGGAGAGACAACGCTGTTCCAGCGCTTGATAAGCTCCGCGTGCATAGAGGGCAGGTCAGGAAACGGACGGTCATCGAAGCGGATAATGTTACGGTGAGAAAAATGAAGGTCAGCAGTAAAGAAATTCATAGAGAAATCACCTCTGATATGGTAAGATAAAAGAAAAAGGCAAGGAGTGGTTATGAATGGCAGGACCGACAAGCGTAAGATTTTGCAATGAGATGCTGGAGCTGTGCGGCTACCAGGAGGATGCCCTGAACGAATGGAAACAGCGGATACAGGAAGGGGACAGCTGCACAAGAGAACAATACATCCAGATTGAAAAGGAACAGCAAGCCCTGAGGGAGATCCAGGCAAAAATCACGGACTATTTTAAGGTGCGGGCCAAATTTGACGAGGAGTTTGAAACAGCGTTTGAAGTGCCGAAGCGGAGTTTGTTTGGACATGCACAGCCGCGAGTGGTGGTAAGACGAAGAAAGTAATCAATGCTTGCTGCTGCTGATATGAGGCCAGAAGAAGATGCCGCCGATCAGGCAGGCCCAGGCATATGTAGAGGGCAGCATTTGCGGGGTGAAGGATGCGGTATTGAATAACTGGTTCAATGTGGAGCAGATGGCAGTGCCAAACATAGGCACCAAAATAAACTTGGCGAGAGCCAGGTGGAACCAAAAGGCCAGAAAATAAACCAGAACGGTAATAAGAATGCCGGTAAGAATTGAAAGAAGTTTATCAGTATTAGCTGTCATTGATTACATCTCCTGTGCAAGTGCGGCGATACGGGAACGGTAGATTTTTTGGAGCTTGACCTCGCCATAGAAATCCTGACCGCGGAAGACCTGGGAGAGGCGGCGCATACCGTTGTTATCACCAGAGTAGATATCGAGATCGACCTGAGCGTCATAATCACCATCAATGATACAGATGGAATCTTCGCCGATACGCTGAAGAGCAAGCCGCATCATTTCAATATCAAGGTTCTGGGCCTCGGTAATATAGACGGCGCAGTTCTTGCCGGTGGTATCAAAGCCGCGCAGGTCCGAGAAGGGGAGAAGCTGGATTTCATTGGCGTCAATATAGCGCTTGAGTTCCAAAGTATCGCCGAGTTTAGCGCCGAGCATGTTACCGATTTGGCTGTCAAGCAGCTTTTCATTGCGGGTGCCTGGGTAAAAGCCAAGGCGAGCAGCGCCGGATGTGGCGCAGGGGTTGGTGAACACGATGATTTTATCAATCTTGTGGGTTTCCAGCAGCTTGAGCATATAAGCCAGAGCCAGATAGCTTTTGCCAGTACCGGCAGGACCACACAGCATGGTGATTTGGTTATGTAAAAGGCTGTCAAAAGCGAGCATCTGGTAGATATCTTTCTCCTTGGCCCTGATAGCGCCAAATGCCTGCGTTTCGAAGGGCTTATAATCCACCGCGACATGTTTACCGCTTGCCCACTTAAACGCCTGTACGGAGCTGTCTGCGGGGCTGTGAGCGATAAGATATTGATTGGGGATAAGGCCAAAGGTATTTCGTTCCGGCTGCTCATAGAGGGCAGCGTATTGCTCATCGGTTGGAGTGACCTCCAGAAAGCCGGTATAGCTTTGGCGGGGGAGAAGATTCTTGGAAGAACAAACGGGCAGGTGGGCGAGGGAAGAGGCCAGGTGTTTACAGCAGAGATCATCCGTGCAGAAGATCATATCCTGGTTTTGGCTGTATGTTTTCCAGGCCGCATAAATGATGATGGAATCCGGGGTGTTGGGCAGTGTGCTACGAAACGGGCAGGTATCATCGTTCAGATAATCGGTAGCATTGGAGACATGATAAAGGTCGGAATCGTGGGCGCTATCGAGATAGTGAGCCATTTGGCGGGCACGATAACGAACGGATTCATCTTTGGTGCGGCTGGTTTTGATGGATTCCAGCTCCAGCAGGGTTTGGACGGAGATAATAAATGGGCGATCGACAACATGTGCGCCCATATTGAGCAGGGCGCAGGTATCATAAAAAATAAGCAGAGAGAATTCCCCCTTTGAACGTCTATTGCAGTTTGAAAACCGCTGTGATATACTGAGCGCATAAAATATTTTGTAGGAGGTTAGCACCATGCCAAGAACCAAGGGAAGCAAGAACAAAGTGAAAGCTACTGCCAATGACTATGAGGCTTTGATTGCCCAGGCGCAGAAAGAAAAGGAAGAAGCGGAGGCCGAAGTTGCCAAGACCAATGCCAGCATTGAGGAGCTGAAAACCGACCTGCAATCCATGAAAGAAACCTTGAAAATGCAGAAGGCGGATGTGAAGGCCGCGGAGAAAAAACTGACCAAGCTGGAAGAGAAAAAGGCCAAGGCGGACATTGCTGCTGAGGCGGAAGCAAAGAAAATTCAGGCGCAGGAAATGATCAACCAGCTGCTGGCAAACGGCATGAGTGCTGATGAGATTTTGGAAAAATTAAAGTAATGAGATGGACCGTGTGGGTGGTTGTGCCTGCACGGTTTTTTGTTTGTGAATCAGGACAGCTCCCAGTAAGATTTGACATCTTTACTGATTTCAACTGATAACTTACGAGCAATCAGGCGGGCGTGGTTGTACTGGGCTTTAATACCGTAAAAATAAGAAGCGTCCATAAAGGACAGGCTATCTTTGGCAACAGCATCAGCTGTTTCAATGTTCTTACGGTTTTTACGCAAAAGATCGTCCTGATAGAGCTGTAACAGGCGCAGCAGTTCTGATTTTTCTGATAATGTCATAAATAATAAACCCCATACCCACCCGCGCGTTAAGAGCGCAACCTTTAATGTTTTTGTTACTTATTTAGAGCGTTGATTTGATCCATCAGCTCACGAATTTCAGCGGTTTCCTGAACGGGTTCTGCGGATTCTAGAAAGAAAATGCTATGTTCGGTTGTGATGGCAAGCTTGGCATAACCTATATCAAGGATAATTTCAAGCTCTTTAACAAGGCTGGTATGTAAGAAGCCAGACTTGGAAGCGCCGAGGTTGTCTTTGGAGTATTCAAACCAGGCAGGATAGCCGGGGCCAAGGAAAGAAATACCCTTGAAGGTGCTGCCGATGCGGCGAAGGTAATCGTCCTCGGTGCGGGTTATGATACCATCGGGGTATGTAATGTCTGACATAACCCAGGTGGGAGAGATTTTTTCAAGGGCGTTTAGAACAAAAGTAAGATTCATTAAGTGTTGCCTCCGATGAGGTTATGCTCCCGCAGGAAAATTACAAAGTCGTCCATAGACAGGTTTTCTTTGAAGAAATTAAAGTCATAATCCTTAGTGGAACATTCTTTGTACTGCGTTTCAACAGAAACAGGTGCTTTGAAATTTTCTGCCGTAAAAACCCAGTCAAAAAATCCATAAAATTTAACAAGTGGTTTATGAAGGAATATTGATTTATCACAGTAACAGTGATTGCTCCAGGGATACTTGCAAGAAGCTACAGCATCATAGAATTCATAAAAGGTTCCAAAACTGTCAAGGTGTTTAGTTGGTTCACCCTCTAAAAACAACAAATCACTAGCAAAAATGTAATTTGATCCGTCAGAAATCAATATATACTTCGCAGAATAGAGTTTGTGCATTACTGTTCTCCTGTGCTACCAAAGCCGCCGTTACCGCGGTCTGTATCAGGGAGTTCGGCAACCTGGGTGACGGTGCAGTGGACAACGGGTTGGACGACCAGCTGGGCGATACGATCCCCGATGGCGAACGCCTGAGGTTCATTGCTATAGTTATGTAAGGCCACGATGATTTCGCCGGTATAGTTTTCATCAATGACACCAACCATATTGGCGGGGGCGAGGCCGGTTTTGGTGGCAAGGCCGCTGCGGGGATAGACAGCGCCGAATGTGCCGTGGGGCAGCTTGATGGCGATGCCGGTATGTACTTTGGCGGTCATGCCAGGCTGAATAATACAGGTGGCAACGATGACGGTACCGGGAGCTTCCACACTGATGGCGTGCAGGTCCAGTCCGGCGTCCGTGGGGTGGGCATAGGAGGGGAGGGGGATGTCGGAGGCAAGAGGTTTGACGGAAAGTTCATCCTTAAAAACGACATCGCCTTCATCCAAGACGGCCTGAGAAAAATCTCCAGGGATGGTATAGTTTACATACGGAGTTTCATAGTGCATAAAGTACCTCCTTTACTTATACAGACCAATCATCTGGCGGCGAAGATAGCTAAACCAGGCGCGGAACATGGCGCGATAATTGGGCTTGGCCGAGGGAACTGGTGCCGGAGTGGTTACGGGTTCGGGAGTTGCGGTTGGTGCCGGAGTAGCTGTGGGTTCAACAGTCGGTTCCGGGGTTGGTTCCGGTGTGGCAGTAGGTTCAGCGGTGGGCGCAGGAACGGGGCCGAGCCACTGAGCGTAGAGGTCCATATTGCCGGTACAGACATATTCCTGATGAGGGGAATACCAGGTGCCTGAGCCGTCGGACTCTGTGTTCCAGCCGTTGAAGGTGTTGGCGCCGTAGGTAGGCTTGGAATCAATGATCTGATAGGTTTTGCCTTCCTCCTGCTCATATTTTTTGGTGGCGAAAGAATAAGTCGGGCGGGACCAGTTGCTCCACCAGTAGCCGCCATTGGCGTGATAGGTAACGATGTAAGTGGTGACGGCGGTTTCGGGCGTGGAAGACTCAGCATAGGCGGTGGTGTTGAGCCGGGGGCAGAAAACAATCAAAACAAGCGCCGTAAAGAACGCTGAGAAGAGCACACCAAAGCGAAAAAGTTTGTTGCATTTATTAAGATTCATAGTTAATCCTCCTTGAGGTAGAGGCCGCAATGGCACTGGCCGGAAACCTGAGAACGAAATTCCTGACACATACATTTGTTGGCCGGGATATGCTCAATGCGACAGGGACAATAGCCGTTATTGGATTTGATGGAGGCGCGGAATTCTTCGACCTCCTCTTTTGTCCAGCTGGGGTTTGTAATAATTTTCATGTGTACTCCTTTTGAAACAGGATTGTTTTATCAATCGGCACATTTCCGCTGAGTTCATAAAAACGCTGGTTTGTTTTTGGATTGTCAAGGCCGCCGAGTTCAGAGACATACGGGCCAACCTTGATAAAATTGAAGTATGCGCCGTAATTGCGCGGTCCACCGTTATACATCAGGTGAACAAAACTTGGGTAGTCAAGACCTGTGTAGAGGCATGTTTTCAAGTTGTACCAATGTGCGATTTCGCATGCCTTCAGTAGTTCGATTTTGTTCTGGTCGCCACCCATAAAACACACGCAGGTAATCATGGACCGGTATTTATTGATGACAGATGGAAGATTCTCCAGCAATGGGTTGCCGCTATACTCCCATAAGAATTTGGAGTGGCAGTCAGGGCAGTGATGCGGACAGCCTGTGATATCAAACACAAGGCTTATCTCACCTGGAACCTCTTGGAATGTTACATCATAGTGACTATACAGAAGCGGCTTGCAATCAGTCTGCATAATAGCGCTTCGCTGCCTCCTTTTGACGAGCTTCGGAGAAGCTGGATACGCGCTTGAGATAACCAATGACACGGGTTGCATAGTCCAGGTTCTCACTGCCGCACTTAGGGCATTTATGCAGGTGGTGTTTGGAAATGTGTCCGCAGTCATTGCAGATGGTATTCGGAACATTCACCGTCCAGTAGGGGCATCCAGTCTTGATGGCTACATCCATCAGTTTGCGGTACTGCTCCTTATCCAGATGTTCCTCCAGATTCAGATGCAGAGCGCTGCCGCCGTCCAGATACTGCGTCATTTTGGAGCCGTGAAGCATGAATTTATCAAGCGGCTTGGTAGGATCTTCGACAACATAGAAGTAACTGTTGTAGCAGTCACGCGGAACTACGAAGCCATCCTGCTTATCCCACTTTGCGTTCTTGACACCAAGGTTTTCAGCGGGGACATATTCTGTGTTAAACATAATGCCGTCAGAGCGATCTGCCTTGTTCTCGTCATAGATGACCTTGAGCACTTTGTTCGTAAAATCAACATAGTTTTGGTCATCCGGGGAGATGGTGTAGCCAAGGAATTCACAGCCCTCAACAAAGCCGTTAATGCCAATGGTCAGGAACTGCTTATCCAAAGAGATATATCCGGCATCGTAGATAGGGAGCAGCTTTGCATTGAACTCGTCCTTCAAAATTGCGTTCCATGCCTTGAGGTAAACATGGATGTCTTTGACTTGTTCACGAACGGCCTCGCAAATATCACGGCCATCGGCAACAGCAGTCTGGATTAGGCGATTCATATTGATGGTGATAACACCCTTAGACCCAGTAGCCACGCCGCCAGCACCAAGAGTATAACTGAAGGTATTGTCGCTCATTTCATTGCGCAAACGGCAGCAGGATGCCAGAGAGTCCACACTATTGGAACGGTAGATAAAGAAGCTATGGCCTTTAGAAAGCATTTCGGCAGCATTGTCAGCCCATTCCTTATCGACATAATCAGTGCCATCATCCAGCAGGTTCAGAGTCTCGACAGGGAAGGTGAGAATCTTCTTCAGACGCTCCTGATTCAACCATTCCATAAAGCGCTTTTGCAGCCAGGATACAGACCCCCACTGCATTTCTGTGCCATCGGGGAATACGAAATCAGAGAACATGCCCTCAAAATACGGCTTGTCGAAGTATGCGCAATTCCAGAAGATGGACTGGAAATTACGAGCAGCGGCAGGCTGATTCAGAGAATAGACGACCTGCTCAAACTGGTCAGTAATAACCTTGTCGATGGTGCGATGACGACTGGAAAGATCGATGACCTTATCAGCGTGCATGTAATAATCATCGCCATAGTCCTTGCGGATAAAGTAATCAAGATAGGGGATAAACTCAGGGGTGGCAACTGCACCGGCAAACTGAGATGCAATGGCAAAGCACAGGTTGATAAATTCACCGCAGAAGGAATCAAGGTTGTGAGGAGCAGATGAGCCGCCACCGATGCTTTCCAGACCATTGAACAGGAACGGATACATGGTAATAGAGACGCAGTACGGCAGGCACGGATTTGTTTCGTCATGGCGGTAAATAAAATGATGGTCAAGCTGGTAAATGTATTTGTCAGCATACTCCTGACCGTACAACTCTTTGATTTTTTGCCACATGCGTAGACGGTTGATGCCGATACCGTCCTTTTTATAAAGCTCACCAGTCAAAGTGGTAACATTCTTGCATTCCACATTTGCATTCGCATCAACCTTACTGCCAGTGGCTGCGTTGCTGGATGCGGCATATTCCTTGATAAAGTCAAGATACGGCTGATATTTTTCATATTGTTCGATAGCCATTACATACCTCCTACGATTTTGATTGCTTCTTTGAATCCGTACTGCTGTTCGCCCACCTGCAGAACAGGCATCATATCCATGCCCATTTCGAGCATTTTCTGTACATCGGTAAACTCCGTATAGTGAATGCCTTTCTCCTGCAGTTTGTTTGCCAGAATCAGACAGCGCGGACAATGCGTGGTATAGAGAATTACATTTTCCATAAACCCTCCTTGTAAATAAACAATTTTTCTGTTGCTGCTTGGCGGCTGTTCTTATCGAGTGTGACTGTGATATTGTGCTGCCAGATACAGGCAAAATCATCCGGGGCGTTGTACTCGCTGCAGATAACAATATTTGACTTACTGAGTTCACGAACGTGATTCCAATATCTGTTCGAGTCAAAATTACTGTGATAGCCGGTTGTACCGCAGTATGGCGGATCGCAATAGATGAGCGCACCATGACTGTTGAGTGAGAAAAAATCGCCAACTTCAAACTGCACATCATGTATCGAGTCAACCTGACGCATCATATTGCGCACGGCCTCAGCGTAGTAGTTGCGCTCCGTTCCAACTTTGGTATGTACAACACCTGCGTAGCCGCCGAACCACTTTGCATTATAGGTGGCACAAAACCCTGCGAGGCCGACCACCTCCGGCGGGTAGTTTTGCTTGTTTACCCTTATGTTATCGTACAAGGCTTTCGTCATCTCGATTTCATTGGGGTTCCAGCCGCATTGCAAAGCACGCCACAGAGCAATAAGATATGTATTATTATCAATGCCGATTTTCTTTTGGCACTGAATATGCTGAATTACATTACCTCCACCCACAAACGGTTCGATGTATGTTTTAATACCGTTTTCCGTAATAAAGGAGTTAAGGATGGGGCAGATGTATTTGGCGACACGCGCCTTACTGCCTACATATTTCAAAAGTGTTCCTCCGCCTTTTCCTTATTCAGCACCTTGCAGCGCGGACAATGGTTCGGTATCTACCTTCAATGTGGCGGCGGGAGCACTGCTGGTGGTGAAAATGGGGTCGTCAGAGATATACTTTCTGTAATCGAGCTGTGAATTTGTACGATATGTAACGGCGGAAGCAGCCTGAGCGAAGGCAGAGGAGCTTGAAGCGTTTGCTTTTTCTTTGGCCTTATCCAGCTCCATGACAGTGAGGACGCAGTAATTGGCAAGATCCAACAGAGTATCGCGCAGAGATTCATTGACCTTGGCGGGGGTACCCTTGATAAGATTCATGAAGCGGTGGTACTTATGGGAGATCTGGACAGCGGCGGTGATGATGCCGTTATCGCCAAACTCCTGATAGAGTTGGGAGAAGGAATTGCCGTAATCTGCGTTTTTGGATTTGAAAGTATCGCACATTTCAACCTGGATGCGACCAAAGCGCTGAACATCATTCATGAAGTAACCTCCTTATAGATACATAAAAAATTTAATTAGCCAGCCGGCAAAGAGGGCGACCAACGCGGGCGGGCAGAGACCGGCAAGAGTGCCGAGGAAAACACACAAACCATCCGGCAAAGACCAGGAATCAAAGCAGCTGGATTTGCCGTCAATGACGTTTTGAACATCATTCTGCAGGGGAATTTTGTGGGGGATGCCGGTGGTATCAACGATGAATTCAAGAGCCAGGCCGATGCCGGCTGCATGAAAGACGCCGATGGTAGGAATGGGGCCAATGGCTAAAAACCAGTTCCAAAGTTTGGATGCGGCGAACCCCCAGACGGGGATGTGCAAAGCCCAGGCAGCAACGGCGCAGGCGTTAAGCTTTACAGCGCGGGTAAAATCAGTGAGGACTTTATGGACAACTTCGGACAAGTCCCGAAGAGCAGTTTCATCGTCTTCCACCTGGTTGATATGTAACTCGTAGGTTTTGAGGAGCTTGCGGATTTCTTCTTGGGTCATTCGGACGCCTCGATATCATTGAAAATTTCAGGGTAGACAGCCTGCAGCTCCTTGAGAACAGGAATCATGAGGGCGCGGATAGCGGGGTGGGCATCCTTGGCGGTGCGAAGGCGAAGGACTTCATGCCATTCGCGTAGGTTCCAGGTGCAGACGATCTCGGTTTTGAGGCAGAGAGGAAGGACATCGCGGGCTTCTTCCGGGGTGGCACCAGCATTCAACATGTCACGATAGCCTGTTTCGGCAAAGCCACAATAGTTTTTCCAGGAAATGCGTTTCCTGCCGGTATAGCCGTGGTCAATGACTGTGATTTCATTGCCGAACTTATCTTTGTTGTAATTGCAGTAGCGGGTGGACTCCTGGGCGTAGGAGCCGATACGGTGACGGACGATCTCGTTGGCAACGCCGCGGTCGGTGATGAATTTAATGGTTAGGCTGATATGCTCGATCATGGCGTAATGATGATTTTTGCAGAGCATGGCGACCATTTTGGAATCACTGCCGGGCTTGATAGCATCCTCGCTTTGATAGCAGGTACGGGCGATGCGCTCGATACGCTGCATGGTGACATCACGGTTGAGCGGGGTGATCCATTCGTGGGATTGAGGGATAATTTTCATTCGGGGTCGGCCTCCTGTAAGATAATGCAGTTGGATGGGTAGAGAAGGATATAATCTTTCTCCCAGGCATAACCGCGGTAGGTAGGGTTGGAAACTTTGACGCGGCAAGGGGTGAAACCGATCACAACATAAGTGTTCCAGTTGATGCCGCTGTTTTTATCCGTCTGCGCATAGGCAACGGTATCGCCGACATGGATTTCGCGTCCAATGGCATCGGTAATTGGTTCAGTCATGGGCGGCCTCCTGTTCGGGTTCGCACTGCTTGATAAGATGGCCGATCCAGAACAAGCGCTTAGGGGTGATGGGATCTTCTTTCAGGCAGGCAAGAGTGTGGTTTTTGCGGAAACGAGGTTCAAATTCCAGAGTGAAAACGGTATCTGCATTGGAGAGAATGAAATCTTTATAGTCCTGGCGAAGAATAGGCCAATCGGGATCGTTTTGGATAGCGGTGAGATCGAACTTGACTTTATCGCCATCTTTGTAATCCAGGATATTGCCGGTGTTCTGATAGAGCCAGGCGATGGCTTTGCCGTTGCGCTTGATGTTGACGGCGTTTGCGATTGCTTTGTTTTTGATAAGATCACCTGCTTTGGTAAGAGTGAAAAGGTTGGCGGGCATTGAACGCTGCACGCTGGGCGGGTGTTAGATCATTGATGTTATAGGTAATGATGAGAGCGGAACATTTGGAAGCATAACTGCGGCAGATAGATTCAAGCTCTGCCTTGGCACGCTCTTTGCGGTGGAGTTCACGGGTAGTATTCATGGGGGCGGTGGATCAACTCCTTTAACGAGAAGATAGGTTTTGCCCTGGAGGGCAGCCGGGAGAAAGACCAGGCGGCCGGCAGCAAGGACGAAGCAGCCGATTTGAAGGCGGGTGACGACCTGGTAGCTGCGGTGGGCACGGAGCAAGGGAGAGGCGGATGGATAATTGGAAAATAGGACGGCTTGCATCATGGCTGAACCCCCTCCAGGTGCTGTTTCATTTCGCGGTAGAGGATATCATGGATGAGCTTGCCGGAGGTTTGAGGTTCACAGAAAATGAGCTTGCAGTCATAGCGGGCAAGCCAGGTTGTGAGGCTGGCCACCATGGCGACAGGGGACATTTTGCTGCGGTATGTACCGGCGTAAAGCATTTCCCAGGTGGTGCGCTCAACAAGCAGATAGGTGCGGGCACCGGCTGCTTTGGCACGTTCAAATTCACGGGTAAAGCGATCACGCTGGGAGGTAAAGCAATTTGCGATTTCGTCGCTGGACATCTTCCGTTCGATCACGACGATATTTTCCAGGCTGTAGGGAACGCCGGTGGGCAAGATGACCTTGGCAGAATAATCGCCAAAATTGAGCTTTTGCCGTTCGACTGGGCAACCCATTTGCTGAATGCGCTGAGTGAGCGCCGAGGTTTCGTGCTCACGGGTATCAATCAGGATAGTAAAAGTTTCAAGGGCGGATTTAACAAAGACTGGTTCGATAACATCACCCCCTAGGATCTGAACCACCAGAACAAGCTGAAAACGATGGCTGTGAGATAGAGTTTGTACCAGGCATCACGAGATAAAAAAAACCGATTGTCATTGGTCGAGGGCTTTGAACCGCCCCACCGGCCAGGCGAGAATGAGGTTGAAGGGATAGATGAGTTCAAACTGGGAGGGGAAGAAGACGTGGAAATTAAAATGGGCGTATCACCAGACACCGAACTTTTGGTGACGTTACCGAAAATAGTGGCAATAACACTGATGGCAGTATTGAGAACCGCCATAACCAGAAAAAAATTAACGTACATGGCTGTATTTATAAAGGAAGGTGTTGAAATCCGTTGTGGACTGGACCCAACCGGCATCGGTGCGGGACCACTTGCCCTCCTGCTTGGTACCAAGAACCTTGATGATATCGCCTTTAGCGATGGGGTTTTGATCCATGGTGGAGGGACGGATTTTGAAATTAACGGTTTGACCGGTTGCAAGCTGGTACAGTGCGATGGTCTTGTTTTTATATTTGCCGTCAATAGAGAGAATGTAGTGGTAGGTGGAGGCGAGAGAGGGGTTTTGGTATTGGAGGTAGCCAAGGTACTCACTCTGGGCATCTAAGACCTGCTTGACATGCAGCGGTTTATCCGGCAGATCATTCCAGATGGCTTGAAGAGCAGAATCATACTGGAAATCTTTATAGGTTTTAAGCTGGTCAGATGTGGTGGAGTAAGCTTCGATGTAAGGTTTGTACGAAGACTTAGTGTCCTTTGGAAATTGAGAACGACCATAGAGGTCATTACACGCACTAATAAACTTGAGAATCTTATTGCCGCCAGCGAATGGCTTAAAATAATTCAGCAGGACAAGCGTTTCGATCTTGGCGGAGTTTAAGCTGCGGGTATGGGACATTTCTTTCCAGAGAGAGTAAAAATCGGTGAATTTACCGGACTGATACATTTTCCAGAGGTCATTGGCACAACCTTGGCTTAAACCTTTGATGGAGAGAAGCGAAGGGTCAATGGCGTGGTTTTCTTTATCAGCGGTAAACTTGCGGTTATCATGCCCCCACTGGATAGGGCCTTCATGAATACCAAAACCGCGAAGCATTTCAGCTTTGAGAGCAGCTACTTTTTCTTTTTTGCCTTTATTGGAGAAGTGCTGCAGGCAGACCTCGTAAAACTCATAGGGATATGTGGCTTTCTGCCAGGCATTATAGAGGGAATCATAGGCCATACAGGCTGAATGCGATGAGTTAAAGCTGTACGCGGTGGCGTCGTTAATAATCTGCCAAATCTGATTTGCGATTTCAATCGGCTCTTTGCCAGGTGGACATTGGCCTTGAAGCTTATCACAGAGGCCGGAGATAAACTGTGCCTTTAACGGCTTAACTTTTTCAGGATGTTTTTTGGCAATATCCTTGATGATGCCGTAGCACTGGTCCATGGGGAAGCCGGCAAAGTTCAGAATCGTCATCAAATTTTCCTGATACAGAATAAAGGAGTATGGGAACTCTTTTGTTTGAATCAGGTTGTCAATGACAGGAACGCCGTAATCAAACGGAACGCGGCGCTCAAATGTGGGATACATGGACTTGAAACCGGGGCGGATGGCAGCAACAAAAGCGGACAGCTCAGAAACGTTTTGCGGTTTGTAACGCATGAGTTTTTGAGTGGTGGAAGCTTTTTCGCACTGGTTGACACCGCAGGTGAGACCGCTGGCATAGATATTCCAGACGGCTGGATTATCCTTGACTTTTTCTGATAGTTCATCAACGGTCAGAGGTTCCATGCCGATACGCTTGAATACTGCTGCGGTAAGAGCTACGGTATCAACAATCAGCCAGTCATTTTTAAGGAACTTATATTTTTCAGCCACAGCGCCATCAATGACAGTGGTAATATATTCCTTTTTGGTTGTTTCACTTTTACATTTGATAAGACCAATCTGGCGGCGAATGCTGCCTTGATAAAGAAGATAGGCACAGGGAGCTTTTGATTTGGATACAATTAAGCCCCAGTAAACCTCGCTGCGTTTGACAAGATCCTGATATTCTGGGTCAACGTAATCATAGATACTGATGTCGGCTTTATCGTCATCATCAGCATATTTGAGAGCAACTTCGTACTTTTCAAGCTGGTCGCTGATTTTATTGGCAGTTTCAAAGTCCAGCCTTTGAGCGCGGGCGTACATCTTAAATGCAGCTTTCTTTTTCATGGTGCCAAAGGCAATCATGGGGTAAGCATGGTCTGCACCGAGGATTTCGCGCTGGGCACGCTCGAATGGTTCCTGCGCACTGATATTCTGGTCGATATCGGGCAGGCTGTTCGTCTGAATAATACGAGTAGTAGAGAGGAATCGTTCTGGGTACAGACGAATGGGAGATTTGAAACGGTCAACTTTACTGAAACCACAAAGGGTATTGGTAAAGTAGCTAACAGCAGAACCACGGCCAGTGTTTGTGATGATGCCACCATATTCAATGCCGCGTTTGACGATTTGATAGTCAATTAGTGGATAATCCACCATGCCGGTATCGCGGTAAGTATGAGCTTCCATCTTGACGCCATCAAAGTAACGCTGATAATCCTCTGGCGGAACGTGTTTCATGTACTCGCGGAACTTAGAACTGATTAAGCGATTGTAGATTTGATATTTTTCCTCTGGGGTTTTATCCGGGTACAGGGTGGGAAGTTTGCGGTTGGTTTGAAAAACCTCGCTATCATAATCTTCAAAATCACAAATCAGGTCTGTGTTGCGAACAGCCTGGTCAACTGCTGCTGGTGGGACAATGCCTTGTTCAGCAAAACGCTGGCGAACGGTAGCTTCATTAGGATAGTCCATATACCAGCCATCCTCGTCGTCATAGTGGGTATCACTGGCGGCAAGAAGAGCATCACGTTCAACAGATTGTTCCGGGTAGATATAGTGGCTATCAAGGCCAACAATCATCTGGATACCGTACTTTTTGGAAAACTCCAGGATTCTTGCGTTTAGCTGCTTTTGCTTATCGGTATTATGAGCCTGAATTTCAAGCATGAAGTTATCCTTGAAATGGTTATGTAGACGAAGGACTAGATTTTCAACATAATCAGGTTCATAATGCCAGAATGCAACGCAGGCAGAAGTAACAAAAACATCGTTGGGAGGCAGTTGGAACAGGAGTTCTTCATCCAGACGTGGACGGTAGTAATAACCGTCCTCATTGGCGGTAGATAGAATTTCATTGATCCACTGGCGACCGTTTTCGTTCTTGGCGAGAAGAACAATATGGCAGTTGGTACGGTCTTTTTCGTGCCGGTCTTTAACCCAGTAAGCTTCGGTGCCAAAGATAAACTTGAGACCATACTTAATAGCGATTTCGCGGCATTCGTGGTATTTGCCTTGCCAGCCGTGCTCCAGAGAGCAGAGAATGTTCTGACCGAGTTCAACAGCGCGTTTAGCATATTGTTCATAGGTGGCAGGAGAATCGGGGGTATAGATGTTGGAGCAGCAGGTGTGCTTATGGTAGTTCTGCATTAGCCACATCCTTGTCTTTGAAAATCTTTTTATGAATGATATCGAGATTTTGAGGAAGAAAAGATAAGATCATATTGTCGAGTTTGCGAGAGGAATCAGCATCGAAAATGATGTAGCGTGAATCTTTACACGGGTGACAAGATAAAGAAAAGTTCTTTTGCATGACTTTAACAAACAATGCAGTTTCATCTGGCGAAAACTTAGCTGTACATAAAATCCAGTTACTATGGTTTCGGCTCCCATCGTCTAACATATAAAGACAAAGGCCAAAGGAGGTTAAAGCACGGATTTTATCAGAGATAGACATGCTTTTAATTTCCTCAAGATATTGAATCTTTCTTGTTTCGAAACGATAGTAGGGTTGCTGAATTCGTGGACCGCCAAGATGAGTTATTAGTTTTTCGGGATAATATGTAGGAGAAGAAACACATAAATTTTGTAGTTTTTCATATTTCCAGAAAAGATAATCTTTTTCGTCTTGTGCATGCGATTCAATATAAATATTGTCTCGCGCACTAATGTGGCCATCCCCTAACGTTCCTGCTAAAATAATCTGATGCTGTTCGCTATTCGGTTGAATATAAAATTTTGCCGTTCTTCGGTGTAAGCCGAATTTATCGGTACACCATTTTTGGACAACGCGTTTTTGACAGCCCAGTTCATCTGCCATTTGCTGCAAAGACATTCCTTTTACGATATAGTGTTCATAACACCAGTCATAATTTTGATAAGGAGCAGTAAAGTTTTTGGCATTGCTCTTTGGATATTTTTGTGTTAATCCCATGGACATAGCTTTTGAAGAAATTGCACAAGGTTTTTTATGGAACCATTCACACATTTCTTTCATTGGCGTATGCTTTTCATAAAACAATGCCAGTTGAGATTCCATTTCGAAAGTCCAGGTAGTTTTGCCCATATGATCGATTCACCTCCTGTAATTTATTTCAAAAGCCCTGCGGGGGCGGGGAACGGGTGGTCATGGGCGGCTCCTTTAGAACAAATCAGCTTCGGTTTTGGGCGGGTCTGCGATGAGGGCCTGGGCGTTATAATCCCGGATGGCGGGGCAGATTTTGCGATAACTGCAAAGGTTATTACAGAAGAAAGCACTGTCCTTATCGACCTTACGGGCAGGCCAGGGAGTGGTTTCATCCTGGGGCAGGGACTCGTAGATATCGGCGACCTTGTTGATGTAATCAAGAGCTTCCTGTTTGAGTTCCGGGGTGTAAGGGTAAGGCTCTACAAAAGGTTTGATGATAAACTGCTGGACGACCGACATGGGGAACCTGGGACCGAGAAGATTCGTTTCTTTGAAATCCAGCATGGCAAATTCAATCTCGGTTTCATCCATACCGGCATCGCGGCAGGCGGATTCGACCGCGGGGGCGATGGTATCATAGATTTTGGAGCGGTTGACGATGCGGATACACTGGGTTTTATTGCGCGAACGGGATGTGGCGTACCAGGTGTAGCGGATCTCGACATACTTGAGCATGATCCAGGCGAGGTTTTTGACTGTATAACCGGCCTGTTCCAATGCCATAGCGTAGATCACGAGCTGGCGGCCATGCTCTAATAGGGTAGATGGGGCGAATCGTGTGCTCGTTTTCCAGTCGTAAACCGACACAGAGCCATCGGGTTCCAATTTCATCAGGTCAATGTAACCTTGAATGGCGCGGGTAGGACTGACGCGGTAGATAAGCAGCTGTTCTGTTTTGAACTCGCCCCTAGGCGGGTAAAAGTTCTGGCAGAAGTGAGTCATATCCTTGACCCATTTCTCTTTGATGGAATCATTGCCGCGAAAATCCTTGGGGAAGGTAAGGCCGAGGGTTTCACATTCATCCAGGGCACTATGTAGAGCGGGAAGAAGGTCATCACAGGTTGCTTGCTGGTGAATCAACTGTTCCAGAACATCGTGCATAGAGCCACCTAACCGTGAATAAATACCGTCGATTCCTTCTTCATGTTTGATGTAGGAGTACCACGCCTGGAGTTGGCACTGCTCAATGGTGCCTAATTTGGAAAAACTGTATACATTTACGCCGGCATTGAAAAGTTCTTGCAGGCGGGGGTCTTTGGCGCGTTCGATTATAACCACCTCACTTTCGTTTGCAGGCAGGCGACATAGGCATCGCGGCCAAGGTCGGCGGGATTTTGTTTGCTGCCTGCAGGGATAATATCGTGGTTGGGGTCCCAGACATAACCGACCCTGGTAGTTAGGATTAAATTGTTCTGGACAAGCTTGGCGGCTTCTTCCCGGATAGCGTCTTCTTCTAATCCTTCATCGAGAGCGAGAACGATAGTTTTGGGGCGAAGAGAAAAAATCATGCTGCGCTGGGCCTGGGAGACATGGCAGCCGCAGAGACCGAGCGAGATATGGGCACCGAATGATGCGCACTGCATGGGGGCTTTTTCCGATTCAAAAAGGACCACGTTCTGGGTTTCGATGATGCGCTGGTAGTTTTGCTGCAGGGCGAACAGGGTTTTGCTGCGCGGGCAGCTGATGATGGGATACCAGCGGTCCTGATGGGGGCAGTTGGGGTCATTGGAGCGACCCATGATACCGCAGAGCTTGCCGTCAAAATTGCGCTCCGGGATGGTGATACGGTTGGAAAGAAAATCATAACCAACCTGAAATTTTTCCTGCGTTACATAATCAATGCCATCACGGAAGAACATTTGGTTGTACTTGCCCAAGTATGGCTGCAAAGTTTCCTCTGGGATGGGGGGCACGGAGTAATCCTCCGGCTGATCAGGGAGGAGCTTGCGGTAAAAACCGCCGAAGGGGTAGTGAACTTTGGCCGAGAAATCATTCTGGTCAAGATCCAGAACGGTGGTGACAAAGGTTAAGCTATCCGGGAAAGTGCAGTTCAGGCGCGACATGATGAGGGTGAAAAGATTACCTTTGCCGTTGGTGGAAAAGCAATAAAACCGTAAAGAATCAACATCCAGAACAATGCTGGTAGGGTTGGTGCCGTCCGCCCGTGAAAAGCGGAACTGAGCTTTGGCTGAATTAAACGTAATGTTTTCATAGCCGAGGGTTTCGAGGATGGTGTAGATATCATCCGAGTGGCCGATCAGGCGCTGGGAGAGGAGTGCCGCGTTCATGGGCGCACCCCCTTTAACGGCCGATGGCTACATGGTCATTACGGATGGTACAATAGCCGACCTCTTTCCAGTTGTTCCAGCTGAGGTTTGCTTCATACAGAAATTGCTGACCGTCTTCATCGTTACGGGTTTTATCGAGAAAGGCGACGATGTACTTTTTGGTTTTGTCAAGCGTGATGGGGGTGGTGAATTTTTCCCAGGTGCCATCCGGTTTGCGGGTGCGGGTGTATGCGTGACAATCACATTTTTCGCCGGTGTATTCATCCTGCCAGAGTTCCCGAATATAAATCATTTCGGAAAAAACCTCTTTGATTTGCTTACCGTTGGAAAGGGTGGAAGCATCGAGAAAGCGCTGGTTTTTCATGTAAAGGGCCAGCTGATAGGTACAGACGATGGAGACGTTTTCCCGGCTGGCACACTGGAAAATTTTGCGCGAGGACTGCAAGAGTTGGCGATACATTTCCATATTGCCGCCGTCATCGTCCGACTTCATGGTGTCCCACAGGAACATCTGGTAGCCGAGTTTGGAATATTTGCGAACCGACTTGATGACGCGGGAGGTATCGTTATCGAACATTTTGATGAAGCGGATGGAAGAGTATTTCTTTTGGCTGATGGCTGCCGCTTTAAGCAGCATTTCTTTTTGTTCATCCGTGAACTTGCCGACCTTGAGATGCTTGCGAGTCATTTTCCAGTAGCCGAGATCATTGGTGAGGATATGGATGGTGAGCAGCTGTTTGTAGGCACGGACCTGCATTTCGTTTGAAATGATGCAGCACTTGACACCGGATTCGGTTAAAGGCAGGATCATATTTTCAAACACGAAAGAGGTTTTGCCGGTGCCGGAGAAGCCGCCCAGCATGTAAAGATCACCAAGGGGGAGGCCGAGAGTGGCCCAGTTGAGGCGGGGGCAGTTTTTACCGTAATTCAGGCCGACCGTTTCGCCCTTATCCAGCTCTGTGATATACGATTCATCAAAGGCGACAGATTCGACTTTGATATCGCGGGTGGAGTTCATGCTGATGGTGTTGAGCTGATAGTCGAAAAAATCGTAGACTTGGGAGTTGGACATGGAATCAAAGCGGGAGGTATCCTGGAAAGTTTTGAAAAACTGCTCGCAGAGATCAGAGAGGGTGTTGAGCTTGGAGATGCGGTCAAAGTAGGCTTCGACGTTATCAACATCCACAAGGGATTTGAGCTTTTCGACTTCCGGGTAGCCGCCATAGGCCGAGAAGACTTTGCGGGTATCGGCTTTATCCGAAAGGTAAGTATCGACCGAAATGCTATCGAAATTGCGGAAGCCGGAATCATACATGCCGCGGCCAAGCTGGTAGTAGAAGAGGGCATCTTTGGTTTTGATGGTTAAATCATTTCCGAAGTTGACCTGATCGTACTCGCCAAACAAAACCGGTTCTTTCCAGAGGCAGAAGACAAAAGAGGCTTCGTCTTGAGCGCGGGAGGTATTGATTTTATCAAGACAGGTTTGGAGTTCGATATTTAGTCACCGCCTTCCAGAAAATCTGTGATATCTTTGGGCTGAGCAGCGGAAGTGAAATCCTGCGGGGGCGGAGCCGGTTGGGGTGCAGCCTGACGGGATTCAAATTCCTGCTGAGATTTGAGGCGGCGGGCAACATCGTTGATATTGTTGGTAAGGATGGCCATGAGGTAGGATGCTTTTTGATAGTCCGAACCGAAAGAGCGGGAGGCCAGAGCGTATTCAATTTTGGACTGGCATTCCTCTATGGTGGCAAGGACAGCGGCATAGCCGTAATGTTTGAATTGCATGAGGCCGCGGGTAATGACCGTTGGGAAAACATCGCCCGGCTCATAGCCCATATAGGAGGCCATGCGGGTAACGACCTGACGGTAATAATCAGATTCCTGCTTTTTTTGCTCATACAGCTCTTTGGTTTGGTAATAAAAACCATCCGGGGCCTTGAAATAGTCCAGTGAATTGCCATAGATGCCGGTGGCGTGACAAATGACGCGGCGGCCTTTACGGACTTTGGGTGCTGCCATATTTGACACCACCTTTACGCTGCGAAGAGGTCAGCGATCTGGCGCAGGGTTGCAGCCGGGATGTTGGGGGAGGAGAACTTGGGTTCACCGGTGGCGGCCAACAGCTCCTTGGCTTTGGCCTTGATTTCATCCGATGCGTTGGAGAAGCCATTGACGATGGTGTTGTAATATTCATCACGGTGAGATTCGTCCTGTTCGGCCTGCTTTTCGGCTTCCTCTTTTTTGCGGGCTACGGCTGCCTGTTTGGCGGCGGCTTTCTGCTCGGCCTTGGCGGCAGCGTCGATCTGCTTATCCGTAACCGGAGCAACCGTGTGAGCACCGGCGACACCCTGTTTGAAGGCGGCGAGAAAATCCTGCGGATCAAGGGTGATCGTTTCGGGCAGGTCATTGAAGCGGGAACCGGCATCAATGGTGGAGGTGCCGCGCAGATGGATGACACGCTTTTCGTTTTCGATTTTGCCGGATGCGATATCGCGCTCGATGGTACCAACCATGACCATCTGGGCGTTATCAGCAATGGCGCTGTATGTACGGTCCTGCATGAGGTTTGTGAGCTGCTCATACTTTTCGCCGGTGAGGGGGTCCGTGCGCTCCTTAAACTTGGTATGGGACAGGATGAAGACGGCGATGCCGGCGTTGCGGATGCGGGAGAGCTGATCGTTGATGATTTTAATCAGGCGGTCAGAGCCGCGGTTGTAGCCGCCGAAGGCATCATTGATGGATTTGCAGGACTTGCCGGTTTCACGACGGGATTCCCGCATGACTTCATCAGTGGCGATATCAAAGAGGGTATCAAAAGTATCAAAGCAGACACCCTTGATGCCGTAGTCGGCATTGTTTTCGATCAGATCATCGACGATCTGGACAAGGCCGCGGTGGCCGGTTTCTTCATCGTAATCATCGTCCCAGGTGAGGGCTTCTTCGACCTGGAGGTTATCGAGGTGGTGGAAGCCGGACTCGGTGCCGCAGGAGATGAGCAGACCCTTGGAGGCATTGCCCCAGGCGGCGACAACGAGGTTGCGCCACCAGGTTGTTTTGCCGTATTTACGCGGGGACAGCAGCATGTAATAGGGGTAGCTGGCAAGATCGCAGCTGATCTGATTCATTTTGAATGCCATAGGTTCACGCTCCTTTTGTGTTGGTGGTTAATTAAAACAGCTCGTCTTCATCCCGCGAGGTGGGGGCGGTGAAGGGCGGAGTTTCAGGCTCTTTTTTGGCGGACTTTTCCATATCGGCAACCGATTCATCCTTCGTGGGGGTGTAGATCAGGTCAACAAACTCGGAATTCTTGAGGCCGAGGTCGATTGGGCCATCCTTGAAATCATTGCGGGGCATGGGACGCATGAGGCGGAGTTCCTGAACACGGTTGCCATAGATGGAGCCGCGGGGACGGAAATCTTCAAGAGTGGCATTGCCGGCCTTGATGGAACGCAGCTGGAAGGGAGTGAGGCAAGATTCATCGAACGGCTTTTCTTCAGCACCGTTGACAACACGGCCTTCCCACATCATGCAGAACATCGTTTTGGCTTTGGTATCCAGCTCGCCCATGCGGTACTCATAGGTGGACTTTTCACCGGGGTCATCCATGTTGTAGACGGCAGTATTGAAGATCATCTGGAGGGGCAGATACTTATCGCCTTCGTCCTTGTTGATGTAGGATTCAACATAGCCGTTGACGTAGATCTTGCCGGTTTCCTTGAGATCGGCTTTGTCGATACAATCCTTGTTGAAGATGAAGGGAACCATGATGGCCAGCTTGGGCTTTTCGATCGGTTCACCGTCTTTATCGAGCAGGGGTTTCCAAACGGAATCAATATTGAAATTGCGGCGCAGAATGCCTTTGGAATCGTAACGGACGACCATGCGGCCATTGACGGTGATGCGGCCGGTGTAGTTCTTGAGAGCTTCGGCCAGGTACTCGGCCAGGTCATAGCCGGTGATGAAGGTTTTGGTTTCATCCGAGCCGATGTTGGTGCGGTAGGTGCGATGGGGAGCAACCTTGGAAATAACATCGGGGTCAAGACGGTCAGACCAGCGGATATCAATGGGGTTATTATCCCGGTCGTAAGTTTTGATAACATCGCCGGAGCGAGAAGTATCCAGCAGGGAGACGAACTGAAGGCTGCTGCCGACCTTGACACCAAAGCTGAGCTGGAGGCGGGTATCAGACATGCCGCCGTAAGTAGCCGGGGTGGAGGTGAGCAGATCATTTTTGGTGGAAGGAGTAAAATCACCAACAAAGTTGAAGGTGATGGTGTTGTTTTTTTTAGGCATAGAGGACTCCTTAATGTGGCATATTTGCGAAAACTTGTAATTAGAAAAGAAAAAATAAAAAAGCGGGGTTAATCAGCCGCCAAAATCAGGGTCAAAATCGTCATCGTCGTCGTCTTCATCGGTCTCGTCATCCTCGAAGTCATAAGATTCATCGTCCTGGGAGGCGGCACAATCACCGGAGCAGTTAGGGCAATCGCCGGAACACGGTTCATCGCAGGGGAAGAAGGCATCATCGACGGTGAAATGGGGGTTGATGGCACAGACGGATTCAATGGCGTTGGCAACAGTATCGGCACAGGAATCGCAGACGGTGAGGTCAAAGATATCGCCGTCATTTTCGGAACCATAGCCGAAGCGGTAGTTCATGCGCATACCGTAACTTTTGAAATCAGGAAAAATCTTTTTGCAGACATTGCAGATAAACATGTAAGAACACCCCCGTTAAGATAAGTGAAAAAATGATTGCGGTGGTTTGGCGAAAAAACGGGGGCGGGGAGCGAGGTAGGATGAACGTGGCGGACACCTCCTGACAAATCATTTCAAGGCGAGAAGGGCGGTATGCAGGGCAAAGAGTTCTTCCGCTGTGGAGGCCACAACGCGAACCGATGCGGAATAATCCAGGCTCATAAGGGAGAGCAGGCTTTTGGCATTGGCCTGGTTGCCGTTGCGGTCGATGACAACGACCTGGCCGCATTCTTTGGCGACCTGATTAAGACGCTGGCACTCAGCAAAGCTGCGGATGCGGGTGGTAAATTCGTGTGCTGTGCCCATCACGCAGCATCCTGTTTGGTATTTTTGTGGGCGATGAAGCCGGGGATGGGTTCACCCATAGCTTTGCAGGCGGCGACACACTTGCCGATCCATTCATTGAAGGGGTCGTGATCGAAAGGCTTGGCGAAACCTTTGAAAGCGGATTTACCGTCAAAGCTGGAGGTGTAAATAGCACAGCATACGGTATTGCCGGAACGCTGGAAGATCATATCGCCGCCATGTTCCGTGACGCGGGAGGACAGTTCAACAACCTTTTTGCGGGCTGCTGCGATTTCATCATCAGTCCAGGTGATGGAGGCGGGATCGTTGGTGGCCTTGGTGATAGCGGCATAGGACTTGAAAGCCAGCTCGACAGCTTTGTGAGCGATGCGGTGAGCTTCGGCCTTATCGTCCAGGGAGACTTCGATCTCGATGGTGACGGTATCCGGCTCTTTGTCATCATCTTCCGGGGCGGGCTTGGCAGCTTCGACCAGTTTAATTTCATCTTCCCACAAGACAAAGTTGGAGCGCTTGCCGCTTTTGCCCTGGTAAGAATAAGCATAAACAGTTTTGCCGTCGGTACGGGTGCGAGGTTTGAATTCGACTTCAATGATGGTATAGGTATCACCAGGCTTGACACCACGGATATCTTTATCCAAGCCAAAAGCCTTGTACATATCGTTAAAAATTTCGTTGTCCTTGGCAATATCGGGGATGGGGGCAACATAAGGTTTGATGACGGTGACGCGATCGCCAGGATGGAACTTAGGTTTCATAATTATTCTCCTTTGAAAATGATAAAATTATTAAGATCTAAAGCGTTGGTGCCGAAAGACGGCACAATAAACACCTTGGAGCCAATGGGAGGGACTTTGGGTTCTTGACCGGTAAATTGGGAAACTGACACGCCACCAAGACGGCCGCAGATGGTGCAATAATTGACGGGTAAGTAGCGGGTGAACGTTTTGCCGGTAAGATGAGAAGCGAAAGTATAAGAGGCCCAGCCGGGGGTATACATGTGCTTATGCCGGGAGCGGGGACGGCCGGTGGATTTGCCGGATTTGCGGTGAGGCGTGGGTTCATCGAAATCAGATTCCATGACAGTGGTGGAGGTGACAGTGTGCGGGTTAGGTTTGGAAGTGTTCATGATTCAATCCTCCTTATCATGAAGATGGGCGCGGACACCGATGGCAGCATCAACAAGGAAGCCGGCAGCAAAAGCAAGCAGGACAAGAAACAATAAGGTCCCGGAATTAAGAATGACCATAAGAACACCTCCAAATGCGGAACATGATTTAGTTGGTGGTATCAACAATAATGGGGGTATCGGAGCCTGACTGGACAGTGGGAAGCTGACCGTTCCATTTTTCGTACATCTGCTGCTGGATCAGTTCCGGGGTGAGGGACTGGGAGATCAGACGGTTGGCATCGGCCTGAGCCTGAGCTTCGATCAGTTTGGCTTCGGCGTTGATCTGAGCGGTTTCTTTTTCCTGGTTGGCTTTCGTGATAGCAACTTCTTTTTCTTTTTCGGCATTGACGTTGGCGGTCTGCTGTTCGATCTTTGCCAGCTCCAGATCCTGCTGAGCGTTGACCTTTTTCTGGACAGCAGCACGGGTTTCGTCATCGGGGTCGATATTGATCAGAGAAACGGATTCAATGATGATGCCGTAAGGCTCGAACTTATCCTTGAGGTAGGCGGTGAGTTCCGAGTTGAGGGAAGCACGCTGGTCGCCAAGCAGATCAATGACGGAATACTTGGCCGTGACCTCTTTGGTCCAGGACATGATGTTGGGCTTGATAAAAACCTCTTTGACGTCCTTACCGGACTGACCCTTGAAACGGGTGAAGGTATCCGCGACCTGATCGGGATCAAAACGGTAGGTAAAAGTCATATCGACCGTGAGACCTTTGCCATCATTGGACGGGACTTCGAAGGATTCATCGCCTTTGGAATCACCGTCCGAACCGGAAGTGAGGTAAGACTGTTCGATGCCGATGGTGTAGGTAGTAACTTTTTGGGTGGGTTTGACAAGATGGAAGCCCTGAGAGAGAGTGGTTTCGGCCACGCCGCCGTTCATGTTGTAAATGACGCCGACATAACCAGCAGGAATACGGACAGTACAAAACAGAGCAATAACGATACAGAAGATGATGACAAAGGCAGAGATAACTGCGCCAACGGTTTTGTTCATTGAAAAAACTCCTTATTTTTTGTTGGTGAACTGACGGAAGAAATTGAGAATTTTGGAACCAAATTCATCATAGTGCGGGGAAAGCCAAGCCCAAAAAAGGATGGCTGCGAGGATTATGAGAAGGACAAATGCGATTGGAATGGAAACACCCCCTTTGAAAAAAGAGTAAAAAATAGAAAGCCCCGCAGAAAATGTGCTGCGATGCTTTATGGCTTTTTTACTGAATAAGAATTCAGTGAATGAGGATTCAGTGAATGTTAATTTTGTGGTAGTGGCCGGAAAACGTATCGGTATCGGGGATTAAAACTTCATGCCGATAATCTGTAGGATAGTTGGCTTTGAGCCAGGCGCGTTTTTCTTCGATCTGCGACCAGATGGAGGAGCAATCATACAAAGAATACTGCTCTGCAAAGCGGAGGAAACGTGGGATGATACCGCCGAAAATAAATTCATCATAAAGCTTGGAATCAGGGGAGGAGAGGTAAATATCTAATAAAGGACAAGATGAAATGGGGTGCTGATAAGAGATGTAAAGGAAATCGTCCTTAAACATGTGATTGGTGTGATAACAGGGCTGGTACCAAAGACCTTTGATGGAATCAGTACGGAGATAACCCCCGGTGCCATAGTAAGTGCCGGAAAGAAAACAGCCGGGAAGATCCCGATAGGTAAGCTTGGTAGGATACTTGCCCTGAGAGAAAAGGGTTTTAGATTCAGGGTCTAGCCAGTGCTGAAGGCCGATGCGGCGAGTGGTATAAAGGTTAGCAGGGGTGGGACGGGATTTCATTTGACAGCTCTCCTTCGATTTATATATCTTCTCCGTTGAAATTCATCATTAAGCTGAAAAAATTCTGGCGGGATAGAATTTGCACAGTCATAACGTTCAAGACAAAACAAACAGTCCACTTGTTCAGATTCAGGAATGTCACGACAAAGAGGAGGGGATAATAGTTCTTTCATACGAGAATAAATAAATTCATCAGAGAAAGATTGAATTTCCTGTTTTGTATATAACAAGATAAATTCCCCCTAAATAGAATCAAAAAAATAAAATCCCGGCAAACGACAAGTTCGAGCCGTACAGCGAGAACTTGTATGATGACATCATCTTAGGAAATTTAATCTTCCGGGTATGACCGGGAAGCGGTATGCGGGGCAGGCCGTAAAGGCGGTGCCTGTAGGTACCAGGGGCTTTGCCGGGAATATGAAACGCCGTGAGGGCGGAACACCAAAGAAAAAAAATCATCCCACCGCAGTTGAAGTGATTGTCTATCACAGAACCCAGCCGACTTGGATAAGCGCTCGGATATGACCGGAGTGCGGTGCGAAATGAGCACGGTTGACCAGCGGGATGATGAGTGGCAGGTTTGGCCATCGATCGGTGCTGCCATACCGAACTGTGATTTTTTTTGACCGATAAATCACCAAAAAGGTTTCAATCCCTTACGGCAAGTCCGTAAGGCTGGTACCCCCACCCTGACTTGAACAGGGATTACGCACTAATCTGGTGCTAGACGGTTTATAAGACCGTTTCTCTACCATTGAGATATGGGGGCATGTTACACCGTCCATAGTCACCTGCGACTTGGGCGGTAAGGAATGCGCTGGCCAAGAGTATATTTGAGGTATACTTGGTAAGTACAAACGTTTTTAAGATACTTTAGTCCACGCAGAGTGCATGGAGTTTGACGTTTTAACAATTTTTAGTTTTTTGAGACTGGCAGACTTTTTGCCGCTTTTTGATGGAGTTTTGAATTCTACGCCTACATAACCATTCTTTCCGGCATGAGTGCTATGGACAACAAGAATTTCTCCGTTAAGAGAAACCAAATCACCGGGATTGAGGGCTACCTTTTTGCGGCGTAGAGCACGGTAGCCTTTACGAGTCCTTTTCCCACGATACTTGTGCAGGTTCTCGGAATCCTTTTTATGGCTACGGTTGATTCTACCGTTAAAGAGGCTTCTGCCGTTAGCCACTTTGCCGGTGCGGATGTCAATGTACTGCGAGTCATGAAATTTTTCGAGAATGCGGTTATTGCGTTTCACCTTTTTATAATGTTCAAACGCGCAGCGGTCAACTGGATGAAAGTTCCCCATTGCATACGCATCGTTGTTATGACACTTTTCAAGATGAAGAGCAATCCGCTTTTCCTTGGTCATTGCGCCATAAGTGAATGTGACGAACAGTTTTCCAAAAGTAGCGTAAAGCTCATTAACGATTTGCCAGCGCACAGTGTTCATAAATGCTGCACCGGAAAGGTTGGCGAACTTTATATTTTCACCGAACCCATAGAGCTTGCTGCCTTTTTGGTGGTTAGCTGGTGTATGGCATTTTTCGCACACCGTCAATAGTTCATTAAGACTATTACCGTGACGACCTTTCCAGTAAAACATATGGTGCACATGTAAAATGGCGCTATCATTTTTGGCTTTGCGCCCACAAACTTTGCAAGTATAGTTATCACGATAGAATACCGCTTCTCTCAAGGTAGCCAAATTGTAGCGAGGGCCTTTTTGATAATCTGCGCCTTCCGGTATAGCTTTACCCTCTTGGATGGCTTTTACAAGCATTGTGTCGAAAGAACCAACTTCAACAGTTACATGCGTAATAGGAACTACCTCGCAATACATCTTGATGACATTGACGTTGAGTTCTTTCTTATGTTCAAGAGATGGTGCAAGCCAATCTTTATTCCGCTTACGGTTATCGAAACGCGGCTTGCGGTAACGTAACCTGTTTCTACGGATGCGGCGCATCTTACGACAACTATCGTGGCAGTCTTTCTCATCCTGCAATGTATCATATTGTACAGACACATATTCATGAGATTCACTTTTCACGCTGATGCCGATGTAGTTGTATCCAACATCCTCGCAGATTTCGATAGGCTGAGTATCCGTCTTGCTGTCATACAGCAGTTGGATAGTAAAGGGATGATGCTTAATGATTTTTGCCTTTCCGTCTTTCAGGAGATGGCGCACCTTGCCAAGACGGATGGTCGGCATCAGGCGTTCGCCATTCTTACTGAGAACACAAGCGCAAGTGCTCATGCAAGGCACTCCTTTCGCAAATAATAAATCAATAAGTCAGGGCTTGCGCCCTGTGGTCCACATCGCCAATGTTGTTGTACTGTTTTACCTTTCGGTATGATGTTCGCACTTCTCCTACCCTCAGAGATTTTTAACAAACATCCGCAGAGCTTACCACTTGTGGAGTATGGATAAGGTGCCTATATTATTGGTACACAACGTAGTTTCCCCCGCTGCAGAAGCAACGGGCTTAGGCTAATCAACCGGACTTACGAATTTCCCCGCAAGCCCCGTCTATAACCGGCGGAACGGTTTAGGCGAGGTTGTTGACTACGTCCTTAGCAGGGACGCCTCTTAAACCAGCTTGAGTATTGCTCCGTGTGAAAGGGCATCCCACCCTTGAGGTACCAGTGACGTGCTTAGCCGTCTCACCATATGTCGATAGGTACTTACCGCTGCTTACCACTCGCCGCAGCCCGGAGGACTTTCCCATCTTGTCATTGGCCAGAAAGATGTTTGGAAGCTGACCAAAAGTTCCGCCGATCGGTTTCATGCCGGGTGCTGCGTGTTAAGACTGCCGTAAAGACGGCTTTGAACCCGGCAAGGTGGACTGTTACCTGCCCGAAGGTGCAAACGGAATAGTTTTGAGGCAGTGTGCCGCTGCTCTGCCTTGCTTTAGCATCTGGGGGTTAGACCAGAATAAAGCGTCCAGCGAGTTTATTTCACCCACTGATTTGACGGAGAGATGGCCCTCCGCGTACCCCAGACTTGACCGGCGCTGGGAGCCATAACGCCCCGGAGTGAACCGGAACGGTAGAGCCAGGTGGGGGACTTGAACCCACAACCTGCCGCTTACAAAACGGCTGCTCTGCCATTGAGCTAACCTGGCATAGTAACAGAATAAATTCATGATGGAGACGACACCCCGCGATATGGTACATATGTTGGTACTGGTGACGGGTACATGGATTCAAATTCAAACACCTGGATATACGCAGCTACAGGAAAATTGTAACAACGCCATTTACGACAAGTGGCTTGCGTTTGATAACAAAGAGGGCATAAGCTTTTCGCCGTTCATTTGGAAATACGAACAGAACATTTTTCAGCCGCAGACAGCTCGACAAACTGTTTGAACTGAATGGAAGTCAGAACTCCGAAAAAAAAAAACCACTGACCACTGGATATGACCGAGGTGTGGAGCCGTTTGCTACCCGGTGCGGCCAATCCACGGCCGCGCCGGTGTGACGGGACTTTACGGTGTGAAACCAAAATGAAGTTATTCTGTTGTGGAGGGGTGTACCGGTGTTGGACCTGCGCTGCCTGCTTGGAAGGCAGGAGTACGAACCGTTATACGAACACCCCAGATTAGCGCCCGGTTGGGATTGAACCAACAATCTCCCGATTACAAGTCGGGCGCTTGACCGCTTTAAGCTGCGGACGCTGAGATTCCTGCCGGGATTGGACCGGTAAAGCAGCCGACCTGCCGGGAATCATACCAGGGCGGATTGTTTTAACGTGCTACCGCCTTCGCACGTTGCCCATGTACCAGCCTTGAGGACAGCGAGGTGCCGACACAGCCATGCACATGACCTTGCGCCAAGGATTTAATAGAGCCTTGAGCCTTGGGGGTTGAGGAATAAACCTTGATGAAAAAATAAAGTTTGAAATTTGAGCGTTGAGGTTTAAGCGTTAAGCATTAAACTTTCCGGGCAAAACATTCATTCTGACGGGCTGGGCATACAAAAATGCAACCACAAAGAATGAACCAATATTTTTATCATAATGCTAATGATCGTGGAACAGGTGTTTATAGTTTTAACTTTGTCATTATTCCACAGCGGACAAAGCGGCTTGTGGTTTGACGCTTTCGGTACACAGGCAAATGGTATCAAAACAGCTTAGTAGCTGAATGTGATCTGGGTAACGGCGTTGGAAACAGAGAGGGCGGAATCAATTTCATTGTTGAAGGAATCGATCTGGGACTGCAGGTCCTCAATGATTTGAGTACAGCCTTTGGTGAGGCCATCGACCAGCTCCATGGAGTTCTGTTCAAGATAGGTGTTGCGGATCTTGGCGACAGTTTCAGGATCGGCATCCTTGGTTTTGGAATCGCCGCCGCAGATCGATTTGGCCATATCATCGGCCTTGGCTTCCACACGGAGATTGGCAGAAGTGATCTGAGAGGTTTCGTTTGAATACTGGGCCTGAATATGGCTGCGCAGGTAGTCCAGGTATTCCATGCCGTGCTGCTTGAGAGAGATGGCTTCGGCCACGGTATAAGTTTTATTGTTCACTGAAATTTCTGTGACCGCGTTGGACTTGGAGACAGCGGCCTTGATGGCGTTGCGGCGATTGATGAGATCCATAGCGGAATCATAACTGGCCTGAGCAGATGTTTTGAATTCATCCACCGTGATTGCACCGAGCTTGGTAGCTTTGGCTTTGGCGGCGACACAGAACTTGGCGGAATCGATCTTTTTGATGATCCGGGAATCAATAGTTTTGAGTTCCACCAGAGCGCGGTGAATGGACATGGATTCGGTAGTCATTGGAAAAACCTCCTGAAAATAGTGTTTGCGAAAACTTGTAATATAGCGCCCGTAAAAATGTGGGACGACGATGCCCCACGATGAGGAAAAATTATTTTAAGTTGAGCTGCTTGTAAGACAGCCACTTTTTGTAAGAGTAAACGAAATCATTGCTATAAACGCCCCAGAGTTTTTCTGACAGCTGTTGTGTTTTGAAGAGCCGCAGGAACCGGCCGGATTTATAACAAGAGCTGACGAGAACTTTTTTGTTTTTGAAGGGATTGTTCACCGGAAGCTGTTCTTGGCGCTGAGAATAGACGCGGTTGATGTTATTGACGATATAAAAACCGCTGGCGTCCGGGTCCGGCGTTTCGGCCTTGTTGGCGCCTTTTACACCGCGGATCACATAATCATCGCGGCCAAAAAACGATACTTCACGTATACCGGTACGATTGGGCACCAGGATACTTTGCGCAAGCATGGCTTTTTCAAGGTTAATACAGCAGAAAGAGGAAGAAATCACAATATCCTGCGGGAGGTGATTTTGTTCGGTGGCGTAAATTACCATACGGGTAAGATCGACATCCGCTTTTTTGATAAGAGCAATGTTTTTGACCTCCACACCGCACCAGGCAAGGGTATAGATTGCACGGGGCATACAGTCCAGATCGCTGTTATTAAAGATAGCTTCCAGCAGAGATTCGAATTCTTCATCAGAAAAGAGCATCTGCTGAGAATAGGAATCAAGGGACTGCTGCAGAGTGGGTTTGCTGGGATTGGAAACGGTAGTGAGGGATGGCTTGGACGAAATTTGAGAATCGTCCTCATTATCAGCCAGTGACATCTGAAGAAACTGACGGAACGGATGACCTGTTGACTGATCCAGCGTGATAACGTTTTGAAGAACCAGGTAATCCAGGTAACAGGAGAGAAGGACCAGCTTGTTGCGGTTGATAACTGCACTTGCCGAGTTGCCGATGATTGCCTGCTTATAAAACGATGCGTACTGCTGATAGGAAAAGGATTCAAACCGGGTGCCGTACTGATGCTCATACGTTTCGAGCGTGTAGGAAAGCCGGGGAATGATTTTTTGGATATACTGCGGAACGGTTTTGCCGTGATTGACCGTAATATAAGCATTGGTAATATCAGAGATAAGTTGCTGATAACGATCAATACGAACAGAATCATTGTTATACCGATCGATAATAGTTTTGCCCATACAGATCCTGCCTTTCTAGTTATTTATAGTATAACGTATGTAGACAGGAAATGCAAAGAAAAACTATGCAACCGGTGTTGGGCGGGGTTCCGGGATGACCCAGCGGGTAAGGAATGGGTTCTGGATAAGAAAGGCTTTTTTGGCCAGCTGCCAGTTTTCATCTGAGAAGCGGGCAATCGGTTCGCCAAGCTGAGAGTTCAGAAGAGTATCCCGCGCTTCGACCACGAGGGTAGAATCCCGCGTTAGGCCGCGGATAGAACCGGCTGGGTAATCAACATGCGTTGGACTGGCACTTGCAAAGCGCTTGGTGGTGAAGGGGATGACATCACACTGGCCGCTGAATTTGTTATAAACATCATTGCTGACGACCAGATAGGGATGAATACCAACGTACTTGTGCGTACCGAGCAGGGCATGGTCTTGCGGAGCACAGCCCAGCCGGATTTCGCCAAATTTGGGAACCGAGGTACTGGGTTTGAACATAGCGGGGAAACCTCCTTTACTTATTTATTGCTTACCTTGTGATATTATCATACCACGTTACTTACAAGAAGTCAACAGTAAAATTCAAGATTTTTGAAAAATATTTACGGAATAATTTACACCATCCAGAACGAAATCATAGGTGGTGTAGGAGTAGGTACAACGGCCAAAAGGAATCTCGTTGCCGGGGGCGCTGGGGGTAACGGCGGCCTGAATGCTGAGAGCCTGCAGGACGATGGTGCTGGTTTTGCTTTGGAGGCGAAGCAGCGGGACGCCGGTGGAGGCAGACATGAAGCGGATTTGATCTGGCTTGAAGGTGGAAAGGGAGGACATAGCCGGGGTGTAGAGGTGGACATTGATGTAGGCTGCGTTTTGGCAGGCGGTGGCAAGCTGGGCAAGGGTAATAGTTTGTGTGTTCATGGCTCCTCCTTATCAGTTGACGTCCGAAAAGATGGACTGGAAAATGGTGGGAATTTAATCCCAATAGTTGTAATTGACAACCATTTGTTGTATAATGCGAGTATAGCACAAAGGAATTCAAGATACTAGAACGGAAACCTGTACTAACATTGAAAAGGGGACACGAAAATATGGAGATTGGGCAAATTATACGAGAGTGGCGCAAGGCAAACGGGATAAGCCAGCGAGAACTGGCAGAGCGGCTGCGATGCGGAACCCACACCGTGATGGGGTGGGAGAACGGAATCAACTACCCAGGGTTTTGGGCGCTGGGTGTATTGGCGGACGAGATGCACTGCACGGTAGACTACTTGATGGGGAGGGAAGATCATGCTGTAGCGGCCTGTAAAGAATCCACGATGGAATCAATGGCATCGGAGGCTTCGGAACAGAGATCAACAGCGGACTGAAGCTCATCCATGGCATCCTGCATGGCGGTGCCGCGGTCGGAATCCTGCATAGACTCCGGCATATTATCGAAGGCTTCTTCCTCAAGATCGTGCAGGTCCTGAACCTGGGAAGAAAGATCGTTCTGGATGGTGGAGGAGAGATCCTTGAAAGCCTTGATAAGACCACGAATTCTGGAGCGACGTTCTCGATTCATAGCAAATTACCTACCTTATTATATAGTGATTAGAATGAGTGGGTTTTGGATTCGGTTACGGTATGGATGATAGCAGGGCTGCAAGACCAGGCAAAGTGGGGCTGGCGGCCGGTGGAAGTGATGACGGCGGTGACAAGATCCATGGCAGCAAGGACGGCTTTTTGGCGGATGATGTTGCGGTCGTGATCCTGAAAAAGATAGCGGCGAACGAAAACATTTTGGATCTCCGAATTGGCCACGGCGATATAGACAGTGCCGGCAGGCTGAGATTCCGCATGAGGACCTGCAATGCCGGTGATGCCAACGCCAAGCTCTGCGCCAGATTTTTGAGCTGCGCCGATTGCCATTTGGGCGGCGACAGGACCGGAATAAACAGTGTAATTCTTGATGGTGTCCGGTTTGACAGAGACAAGGTTCATTTTGGCAGCGGCAGAGTAGGTGACAAAGCCATACTCCATAACGCTGGATGCGCCGGGGATACTGGCGAGAGAGGAAGAAAAGAGGCCGGCGGTGCAGCTTTCGGCAGCAGAGATGTGAAGAGATTTGGATTTGAGCAGCTCAACAAGCTGTTGGGAGGACTGAGGGATAGAATTCATGATAAAACTCCTTTGAATGGGAGGATGTACGCCAGGGTTTTGCGACCCTGGTTTTTATTTTTTTAATAGGACAGAACGAAGAACAGCCAGGTAAAAAAGATTTGACCGGTATGAAGGAGCTGGTCGGTGGTAAGAGAGATAGAACCTTCGTTTGCTTTTTGGTGGTCAATAATAGCATGAAAACCGGTATTGGTAAAAATGGAGGAACAGAAATAGGCAATTGCATGAGGGTTATAGGGGAAAAACAGAGAATAAACCAGAAGCGGGATCGTAATGCAGGTTGACCACATGAAGGAATGTTCGATGAGAGCGGTGATGTAATCAACAGGATAATGCTCCTGAACGAACACCTTGGAGTACTTGAGGTCCCACCACAAACGCTGCTTGAGATCGGCGAGGATGCCCTGGAGATTGTAATCGGCAATGAGGTGGGAGAAAAACATAAGGAGGAGGAGAAGAAATTTGATAAGCATAAGGATTCACCTGCCTTAATCTTACATGGTGTAAAGTTTGACAGCGATATCAAGAACTACAAGGACAAAGCAGATACCGATAAAAATCAGGGTACCTTTATCATTATTTTTTTTCATTTTAGTGCTCCTTTCGATTTTTTCATGACTTCCTGAGCCTGAGCGTAAGTGAGGGTTTTGCCTTCGTGGCCGGGGAGAGGTTGAGATTCCCAGGTACCGGGGACGTGATATTGTTCAAGAGAACGACGGTTGAGTTGCTCGATAGAATAGCCGGAAACATTGGCAGCGTATTCATGATTGACCTGGATGCCCATATCTTCACAGTCGTGGCAAATCATAATATAGATTGCCTCGGACCAGGAACAGTGGCGTTCTTGCTGGACCTGGAAAGCGTATTCGCCACGCAGGTTGTGGCCATTTTCAGCAATGGCAAGCCAGGAATCTTGAACCTCCTGTTGTTTGCGGGCACACATGGGAAGACCTTCGTTGGGGTCGGATTCAGGAAGAACTTTAAGGGCGACTTTGGCAATACCATATGAGAAGGCATATACAGCGGCGAACATAAGAGCTGCGATAACAATAGCCGCGAGAAGACAAAGAATTGGCATATTACCACCTCCTTGGATTTTGAAAATTGAAATTTATTTGGAACGAAGACGGCAGCGCATGACCTGGATGGACTGGACGCTGCGCTGAAGACGGGCGGAAAGCTGACGGTCGGGGATGGAGTGGACGAGGATAAGATTCATTTCCTCGGTAGTCCATTCACGTTTGGGGTAACCGGCTGTTTGCCGGTAATTGTTGCGGCGATAATAATTGCGGGCAAGGGGATTAAGACGGGAAGACATGAGGGGAGTGGGTCAGCTCCTTGTTGGATTTATTGGGTGAAATCATAGGCGGACTGGGCAAGGGGCAGGCAGTGAGCACGCAAAATCTGCCAGAGTTTGCAATCCGGTTTTGTGCGGGAGAGGAGTTGCAGGGCACGGTCCCTGGACATATCGCGGTGGGCAAGAGGGTAGTTTTGAGCCAGAAAGTTGCGATGGGATTCATTGTTGGTGAAAAGAAGCTCGGTACCGGGGTGAGTTTCCGTTAAGTAGAAGTAGGGACCAGTAACTTGCAGGCGGATGCCAGCGGACGGAGAACAGTAGAGATCGAGGGGAGAATCATCCTTTGCTGAGGTGTAGCCTTCGCCAAAAGAAGAGAGCCAACGGTGGACGTTGGGACCCCAGGGGCAGACGGTGGGTGGCGGCATGAAATCATTACCTTCCCAAACGTTTGGGGTAAAAGTTTCATCATAGGGGTAAGGACAATCCTGTTCCGGGGTGAGAGGTGGGGTGTAGATTAGAGGCGGATAGGCGGGCGTGGTGGTGCAGATAGCTTCCAGCGGAACGGCTGCACCTTGGGGCAAAGGAGTGAAATCACAGGCTTCGGTTGGATAGGAATAGCCGGACGAAGAATGAATGTTTTTGGTTTTGACCTGGCGATAGACGGTGCGGAGCTTACCATCCTGATAGAGGTTACCGAAGATAAAATCGTTCTGGCTGACAAAGTAAAGAATGCTGCGATCGCCATTGAAACAGAAAACAGCGGCGGCAGTTTGGTCGGCCAGGTTGGGACGGGGGATATCCGGGGCGGCGTGATCAAAATAATCCTGGAAGCTTGTCCAGTTTTTGAAGTAGAACGGGTAGTTGGGATTGGGAGCAAAATCAGAACAGATGCCCTGATAGGAACCATAGTGAAGATGGGCGCAATCCGAAACAAGATTGACAGTGATGTTATTAGCACGCTTACATTTGATGCCATGATAAGCGCAGTGACGGCAGTGAAGCTCTTCATCGTAAAGCGGATTTGTGGCGGACATGGGACAACCTCCTTAATCTCAATTTGGCGATAATAAATACGATAAGAAGCATTTTCGCTACAAATAAAAAACATTCCATCTGCTCATTCGTTTCCTTTCTGACTTCAAAGGTCAAACCACCAAGGAGTGGAACGCTCTTCCCCTCCCTGTTCTACTTTTTGCCAAGGCGTTTCGTATTTGCCGTGAACCTGCTCGTCAAGGCGTTTGCTGCATTCATCGCACAATGAACCATAGGGCATATCCCATAAGGGTGTTGTGATAAGCTGACCACAGCAATCGCATCTCTTCCCTTCTTCTACCTCCGCAACCTCTTTCATAAAGTTGACGGTCTCTGCATCACCAGTAAAAACCAGTGGTGTCAGTTCTGCTTCTGTGCGAACGACACGAAGCAAAGTAAAAGGAGAAGAAAAGTCCCAAGGAATATCGACAGAACGTAAAGCATCATAAATATCGTTTCCTTTTGAATTAGAAACAGAGCGAAGTTGCGAATAAACTTCATCCTCGGTCAAATCCACTTTTGCCATTTTATTCTCCTTTCAGAGAACGAAACGCTGTGCGTACTCGATCGAAGAACCCTTTCTTGGGTGCGGGGGCCTTTTCGCGTTGGCGGTACAACCCGTTCATGGACTCATCCAGATTGTTAAGCTGGTCGCTCAACTCGCGGATGCTTTCCGGCGTAGAAAACTTCTTTACGATGTCCTTGTCAGCCTTTTCTTTGACAACAGCAACCATCTTATCCAATGTTAAATCGCAATATTCATCCGTCCAATCGCCGATGAAATAAAAGCGTTCTACCACGGTTCTTGTTGCGGCATCTTGGAAAGTTCCAAAAAGAATGGGGTCTTTTTCTCTTTTGATAGCCTCGACTCTTCGCTCCTCGCGCTTTGTGTAATCCGTGAAGACTACATACATCTTATCGAAAATACCCTTGCAGCATTCGATTTTCTGAATGATTTCTTCCGGAATCCGCCGCTGATAATTCTCCAGCTCCACAATTTTGACGACCTTGTTGTCTACCATGTGGATAAAATCGTCCACATCACTTTTGTAGACAAAGGTATCAATGCCGAGGTCAAGCAGCTTCTTTTCTCGTGTGATATTGTCGATGTGGAAAAGCAGCTTTTTCTGCGCAGCAATTTGTCCAGAACGCTGATACTCTTCGAGAAGAGCAATGCAGTTCTCATATAGTTGAGAAAGTCCGGCAGCCGTCATTGTCTGCTTTCGGCTTTTTACCTGTTCGAAATATTCGGCAGGAGAAACGGTTGTATTGTTCATGATATTTTCTCCTCTCTGCCTTATTCGGGCAGCGTATCGCATTTGATAATCCCTCCATCGTTGGTTTCCGTCTCGAATCCGAAATGGCACCAGCCATATTCGTCCGAGAGCCAGTCCGAGACATCGTCGAGGAATTCTTCGATATCGTCATACTGTTCCTCTCGTAAAAACGACGGCGTGCAAACCTCAGTTGGCAAAGAGGCAAGAGCCTCTATATCACCATCTGTATCCCACTTAATATTCTTAATCAACATAATTCATACCCCCGTAAAATTGTAAGAATCTACCGTGCCGATGCTGACGGCTGCTACTGGGACAACCCCCTTAGACGGCATAGTGGATATCGCGGGAGCGGGTGCGGCGGAAGGCGAGAGCGGCGGGAGTGGTGGATTTGATCTGGGCGATGGTATCATAGCAAGCCTTTTCATCCGGGTCAGAGAGTTCATCATCGGAGATGTGGCGGTATTCAAATGTGAGGTCCTTGCCTTCAACAAAGGGAGTGCCGGAGGTTTTATCGAACTGAACGGAATCATTGTTGTAGGTGACTTCGAAGATAAAATCGCCGTTTTTGTTGAAGAAGCGAACGTATTCTTCCGAGGAGGGATCGAAGAGATCACGGCGGACATTGCTGGCGGTATAGACAACACCGTTTGCGAATTTCATGGTGATGTTATAGCGCTCAGCGTTGAGGTTGACAATGTTCAGATCCTTGATGGCTTCCGTGAAAGGCAGGCCGGTGTTGAGTTCAAAGGCGATGGAACGCAGGCAGTCATAATTGAGGTCAACGCGACCGGCAAAACCGATGACGGCATCGATCTGGTCATAATATTCCGGCTTGAGCTTATCCTGCATGTAGGTGCGGATTTCATCGGCGGTGGGGTAATCGAAGCGGAAGTGGTAGTGGAAGCGGCCGGGGCGGTTGACGAGGAAATCATTGAGACCTTTGAGATCGTTGCAGGTGACAACGAAGAGGCGCTTGCCGTTGGAGGTGCCATCGAACAGGGAGAGCATGGTGGACTGAGGATCGGTTTTATCATTATCGGAGGGGTGAGCGAAGGTTTTATCGAATTCATCAAAGAGGATCATGACTTCCTGGTCGATGGATTCGAGGTAGGAGGCAATGCCGGGGATGGCTTCATCGACAATAAGGACGGGCAAGCCAGCAGAGATGGCGCGGGTGGAGAGCAGGCGGGCGAACATGGACTTGCCGATACCTTTTGCGCCGCTGAGGATGACGCCAAGAGAACGCGGGAAAGCGTTGTAGGACGCGATGACTTTTTCGACCTTGGATTCATGCGGGCCATAGACCGTTTCGTTGACCTGCATATTGGGGCGGGATTCCAGGTAGAAGCCGCTGAGCTTGGAGAAACGGACGCAGTAGGTGGCGGCGGGCAGGAAATCGAAGGTGCGAAGGGAATCATCGTAGATCTGGTACTTGATGCCGGTGTTGACGATTTTCATAATTATGTAACTCCTTTTGATTTTTGTTATAGAACAATGTTAAAAGTAAAACGAGGTGGTGGAAAATATTACAAAAATGGGAAGTGGTACGGTTATCAGTACGGGGCTTCGAGGTTGCGGGGATTATAGGGGGCGTAAGTGATTTCGATTTTGCCGGGGCAGGTACAGGTTTTTCCATTGACAAAATACTGACGCCAGTAGTCATCGTCACATTCGCCTTTGGAGGTAATACGGAAGGTGAGGGAAGGGAAGGAGCGGGAGAGTTTAATCATATCGTTGGCGACATCGAACGGACATTCGTTTTCGGGGTCGAAGGTGAGGATATCGTTCTCGTCATCATAAAAATAGGCGGAAGGATCGAAGGGTCTGAGGCAAGGGGAAGCATCGGCGTAAAGGGTTTGGAGTTCATGCTGGATGGCACGGCGGGTGGGTTCCGGGATAAAAGCGGGGGTATCATCGCGGAAGACATCGAGGGTATAGCGGTTGAAGTAGGACATAGAATCATCTCCTATCATTAAAAGAAGTGAAGCGGCTGGCGATACACTGAATAGGAAATTCATAATTGGGAACACCTTCAAATTCATAAACCGGAGACTCGTAGAATGGCACCCATGGAATGTTTTTGATCTTATAGGTTCCGTTACAAAACTGGCGCTTTTTTGACGTCATTAGGATATCCGTGCCGGGAAAACGAATCGTATCAGGACTGTATAAATGAAACTCTTTTTTCATATCATCCCAATCACGAACCGTAACGACATCACCAACCCGAAGAGCAACGCCACTGTAGACTTTTTCTGCAATATAAGAATTGCCGGGCGTAAATATATCACCGTGCATGATACTGCTGATGTCATCTCCATACTGCGAAATAATGTCATTCCAAGAAAAAATAGGTTTGGCGGGTTGAGAAATATCATTCATAGTAGGAGGTTCATAAGAGGCAGGACAACCGACTAAGAATTGAAAAGGGAAATTATAATTTGCACCACGAAGCCCACACAAAGAAACTTTGGAATCATGAACGATTTCTTCAACAGTAAAAGTGCGACCGCAATAGGGTTTCATTCGTTCTTCAGAAAAACGGTCCAGATAAGTGTTGATGTAACCGTTAGAATCAAGACTGAATGTTTTAACGATATCGTCCCAGGTGCGAATAGTAACTTCATCGCCGGGATGAGGATTGAAAGACATAATTATAAAACTCCTTTTCTGATTAAGAAGCAGCGGCGGGATCAGTGAGGGATTTGAACATTGTTTTGGGCAGGCCGGGGGTAGATTCCTGGCGGGAAATCCACTGGCGTTGGTAGGAGACAACACGGGGATAATCAGCAGCAGGGGAAACAAGTTTTGGGGTTTCAATATTTTCAAAGACACATTCCGCGATGATCTGCAGGATTTCCGGCAAGGTGGTATCAGAACCATAGGCGGAGACAAGACCGCGCAAAGAACAGTAATAAGGCTCAACGGCTTGTTCCAGCTGGCGAATGGTGCAGGCAGAGAGGTCGATCGTTTCAGCGGCAACGGCATAATAATTGCGGTTGGGAGAAGCCGATTTGGAGTGAAAAGGAACGATATCAGTGAACTGGTATGTAGTGGGAGAGAGCGCACGGCAGAACTGGCGGGTGTCCGGGTCGGTTTGGAAAAATTGTTTCATTGGGGTGGTCCTTTCAGGGGGTGGTGAGAGGCTGGATGAGGGAATCAAAAGAGATGGAAGAAATGGGGATGGACTGTGGGATGGGGATGGACTGTGGGGAGGAAGAATAATTGGTAAGAGCACAGATAGGGAAGTAAAAAGGGAAATCGTAAAAAGAACATGATTGTCTATCAGATCGTTTTACAATGTAAGAGTGGCCGCAGAATTGTTTCATACCTTCCAAAATGGTGAGAAACGGAGTTTTAATTCCACCACTTTCATTCAAACCGTATTCTTCTGCCATGTCATCCCATGTACGGATGGTGACGATATCACCGGGCTGAGGATCGAAATTCATTAAGAAGCTCCTTTCAGAAGATCATCAAAGGTGAGAGAGGATTCAAAGACGGGCAACACAAGAGAACAGACAGGAAAATCATAGCTTACATCCGCAAAAGAGCACCAGGAGCCAACAGCGGTAGTGGTTACACTTTCAACAGTGTAGAAACGACCGCAATATTGTTTCATACTGTTCAAAATGGCGATAGGAAGCGTTGGGATATCCCCATAGGAATCAGTGCCAAACTCTTTTACCATATCATCCCAGGAGCGGATCATAACAAAATCACCGACTTGAGGAATACACGAACTCATTATGTGGCTCCTTTCATAAGATCGTCGAAAGAAATGGGAGAAGCAGGAACAGGCGGGGCTAAAACAAACATGTCTTCCGTAAAAGGGAAAAAGGTGCCGTCCAATTTATAGATCCAATGTTTATCGTTAATTGACGACCGGACATTTTGGACTTTGAAAGAGCGACCGCAATACTGTTTCATATCAGGGCCAAAGATTATATAAGGGGTTTTAATCCATAATTTATCCCGGCTGCCATATTGAGAGAGCATATCATCCCAGGCGCGGATGGTGACCGTATCGCCAGGCTGAAATTTGTGAGGATAAGACGGCATAGGTTAAGCACCACCTTGAAGTAAATCATCAAAGGAAACGGAAGGGGGAGGAGTAGGCACGGGGGAGGATTCAATAAGAGATTGGTAGGCAGCATAAATTTTTGAAGCGTAATACAGTTTGCCATCTTGGGTGGTGAACCCAAAGAAATTTTTATTGCAAACGCCTGTGGCAGTGACGATTTGGGGGGAATCAAAATCACCGCGGGAAACGGCGGTAACGTCAGAAACAGGAATGAAACCGAAACGAACCCAAGTTGATAAGTTCATATAACGAGCGATGGATCGTTTGCGTAGATCAGAGCTTTGGCGAAAATCATCATAGAGAGCTTTACATTGAGCGAAGGAGGGGAAGAAAATTTTTTGGTTAGGAAGGATGATGGGGTAAAAAAGATCGATTGTTTCGGGAGGAATCAAAAGAAGTCACCACCTTGGAGAAGAGAATCAAAGGTAAGAGAAGAGGGCGGAACGGATTGAGGTTTGGATTGTTCAAACATGGGGGAAGAAAAAACCACGGAAGTACCGTCGAGAATATAAGAATCAAATTTTGGAGATGTATAGCGGTTTACATGAACAATGGGGAATGTCTGTCCGCAATATTTTTTCATATACATTGTGAAAGTTTTTGGGACTTTGATTCCACCATATTCGTCCAAACCGAATTCAGCGGCCATATCATCCCACTGACGGATGGTAACTTCATCTCCGACGTTGTAGGTGGGATAATCGGCAGGGTTAAGAGGTTTCATTGAGGGAGTTCACCTCCGGTGAGGAGTTGATCAAAAGAGATGGCGGGAGGAATGACGGGAGGGGATTCGTTAAGAGGGGCGAGCATGGCGGGTGAGAGAAGCCAGTAGCGGAATCCAAATATAGAGGGGATGTCATGAGAGAAAGAGAGAAGAGGATCATCGAACTGGAAGATATCGGGAGAAAGATAATCTTCATCGCTGTCAAAATAGGAAGGCTCGCTTACGATGGTGAGAGTGGCACCGCAGAGGTATTTCATTTTGTCATGAAAGAATGTGTTGTCCGGAAAGCGAATACCATCAATACCATAGTAGCTGATGGATTTGAGTTCATCCCAGGAGAGGATGCGGACGCGCTGGCCGAGGTAGAGGTCTTGGAAGGTCATAAAAAAATCACCTCATTGATTGGATTGAGGTTTGGGTGCCCAGGAATGGAGCTGGCCATCCAGGATTTGCATTTCCTTGGCGATGGAAGCGATAACGAAATCAAGAGAGATGGCCTGACCGGTAGTCTGGCGGCCCCAGTAGGACTTGCCCCAGCAATCAAGAACGACTTCACCGCGGGCTTTGAGCTTTTCACCGAACCAGTTGGAAACCGCCCACCATTCAAAGATTTCGGGCGGGGTGGTATCGAGGTCATCGTATTCATCGTCGCTGTAGACAGCACCGCAACACTGGCAGACATGAACAGTTTCGGACTCGCAGCAGGCACGGGCTTGGGCAAGAGTAGGGTAGGTGAGGCCACAGACGGGGCAGATATAGGGGTCCTCAGGTTCCGGGACGTCAGAATCATAATCCGGGTTTTGGAATTTGGAATCATCGAGGTCCGTGACATCAACTTCATCAAAGTAGCTGGAATTACCGCACTCGGAGCAGGTTTGGGAGGAGGCATCACAGATAGCAGATTCGTAATCGGATTCATCGAAAGGAGGATCTTCCGGGATGCTGGCGTCATAAGCGAGGGCGGAGAGGATAAAATCCATTTCCTGGTTCATATTGCAGAAGACTTCGCGGTTAATAAGCTGGTCGAGAATTTTTTGGTTGGGGGTGGAATCGGAAGAATATTCTTTGTTATTAACGGTGTAGAACATGGGATCAACTTCCTTTTTTTGTATGTAGGGGGTTCAGGATTCAAAATCGGGGTGGTCGAGGGCGGTGGCGTTAGAAAAGAAGACATCAACCATATCCTGATCGGATTCGATGCTATAGCAGCCGCCGCAGGAATTGTTTTCTTCCCACTCATTGGAATCGGGGTTATATTGATAGAGGGTGAGAGTTTTTGCTTCGCCGTTGAGGTACTGCTGATAGAGTTCAAGTTCGCTTTTGATTACGTTCTCAGCATGAGAGCGCCAGTCCGGGGTGGAGTAGCCGAGGTTAGCTACGTCCTGGCGGGTGCAGACGGCGAAACCGGCAAGGCCGGAATCAAAATCATCATGGAACGGCGTGGTGGAGAGAGCGATGGCGGAGTGAACGTAGGCATAGATGGGGAGTTTAACGTACTCAGATTCAATGCCGGCTTTGACATCAGGGACAAAAGCGCTGACAGGTTTATCACCGGAGAAATAACGGTTGGGGGCGATATAGAATGTGGAGTAGCAATCCCAATCCGTGCGGGGGTTGGGAGGAAAGAGGTCGGGTTCTTCGGAGATAAAATAAAGATCATTGCCGGATTTGGCGTAGGTGCCGGTGAGGGTCTGTTTGGTTTGAACGGGGATGGTGAGGGTGGACATATTTTAAGCCTCCTTCTTGGATGCGGATTCAACTTCCGGTTTGGATGCGGCGTTAATATAAGTGTTGACGGCAGCATTGAAGCGATCAAACAGGACACCGCTGTACATGACAAGGGTTTTGAGCTGCTGGGCGGTGCGGTTATAGCGGTTGCGGAACTGGATGTGAGCTTCGTTCCAATCGGTGTTCATGATTTTATAGACGTTGCGGTAAGTAACGGAGAAATTGCAGGAGGTATCGTAGTAGATAGCAGCGGCCTTGGCAATGGCGGCATTGATGGCGGCAGCACGTTCATCCAAAAGGGACTGAGAAGGGGCGGGCTTGGGCTGCTTTGCGGATTCATCCGGCAGGGGGGCGGGAACGGGCTGTTCATCCAGAACGGAGGCGGCCGGAGATTTGATGATGCAGGGTTCGGTTTTAATGAGGCCGAGTTCCCGCTGGACACCGAGGGGAAGCTGAGAGTTAGGGTTGGAATCGTTTTTGCGGACGTGCTTGATGATGGCATCGTTATAGAGATCGTTCAAAATAGAATCGAAGATTTCACGGTAGGTAGTGGAGGAGCTGATAATTTGGATGGTGGAGATATAAGAAGTGCAGGCGTGAGACTTGCGGTAGTTGATGCGCTCCTGCTCCTGGACAAAGCCATAATCGCGTTTCATTTTGGCGTAGATCTGGCTGAGGATATCGCGGCGGGAGGGGTAAAGTTCCGGGGCATTGCGGATGATTTTATCCATGGTCTGGTAGACTTCATCACGCCAGGTGACAGGGGCGGATACAGGTTTTGAGGTTACAGCAACAGAGACATTTGACTTTTGCGGGGCAGGTGCCGGGGTAGATTCGTTTTTGGGGCTGGGGACAGGTTTATCATGGACGGCATAATCCTTGGAGGTGACGGTGACGGGTTGCGGGGCAGGCTGCTGAGCGGGGACAGCACCGGCAAAGTGGTTGGCGAGGGCGGCGAGGGTGGAGGTCATTGTGACCATACAGCGGGTGGTTTCGGCCTGGGTTTTGAGGGTGGAATCAACGAGGGCCTGGATGGTTTGCATGGCGATGGCGGAGGTTTGGTCCGGGGTAGCGAGGACGCTGCGGCCATGGTAAAGGGATTCCATAACGTCCCATACGAAGTCCATGAACTTATCCGCGTTGGGCTGACGGGAGAAACGGCAGATTTCCATAACACCGCGGAGGGTGTAGACACGGGTATTTCGATTTACCCATCTATTTCCTTCAACACCCCCCAAAGTGAGGGTTGTTGAAAGTGGATCAAGACGGTCTTTATTTCGATCATGAATTTGCTGAATAGCATCATCAGCTTTTACATAGCCTAGTGCTTCACCAATTTGACGCCTTGTCATATAAAATTCGTTTTCAATGGCATCATCTTTATAGAAGTTGCAGGTGAGGGAGCCAAAAGGCTTTTGGGTAACGAGGGTAAGATTTTGAGTCATTTTGAAAGTTCCTTTCTGTGATATGGGATAAATGGATATTGGACATTTGTTATGCTTTGACGGTGTTTTTGCGGGTGAGTTCGGGGACGGTGCAGAACGGGGCGAACCAGCCGCCGCCCGAATAGAAGGCGTGCGGGGTGGAGGGCTGACATTCATAGCAGACAGTACCGTTGATGATAGCGAGGGTGTAGGTAAGTTTGGTCATAATGGTTGATCCTTTCTGATGGTAAAAATAGATTCAAAATAAAACAGGGAACAAGCTGGTGGGAAAACGGTCTTCTTGGGTGGATCGATGGTTGAGTTTGCGAATAACGTATTAACGTTTGTTTTGGTTCTAATGCCGGTCTTTTGATGTCACCTCGAAACCGTATGGAGGCGCCTCGTCTGCAGACGAGGCCCGTGATCCGGGAGGGGGAGGCGGTAACAAATTTGAACTCTTGGATATAACCGAAGAGTGAAGCACGAACTGAAATATAATCAGCAAATGATTCTATACCTTGTTAAGCTGTTTTATTTTTGAGGTTGATCGTTGGGGCACGGCGGGGTGTGGTTGGCAAAATTGGCCATGGAAGCGCCGTGGTATTTATGCTTGGGGATTTGCCAGTTATGAAGTAGCTCCTTTCAATAAATCATCGAAGGAGAGAGTGGAGGCGCAGACAACTGTGGGACAAGATTGTTCAAACATAGGAGAAGAAAAAACCACGGAACTATCGTCGAGAATATAAGAATCAAAAAATTGAGGTGCATAGCGGCGTACATGAACAATGGGGAGTGTTTGTCCGCAATATTTTTTCATATACATTGTGAAAGTTTTTGGGACTTTAATGTCACCATATTCGTCCAAACCGAATTCAGCGGCCATATCGTCCCATTGGCGAATGGTAACTTTATCTCCAATGTTGTAGGTGGGATAATCGGCAGGGTTAAAGGCAATATCCATGGTTATTAGACTCCTTGAAGTAAATCATCGAAGGTAATAGAAGGGGTAGAAATACGGTTTTTGGGTTCATTGGGGAGGGTTGCGGGGAGGAGCATGGCAGAGGTGAAAAACCAACCGCGAGGAGAATCACCATCATTAAGGTCTACATAAACATCCGGTGAATAATTGAGAAAATAAATGGGTTCATCAGGAAGATCTTTATCATGAACGATTTTGACAACAATAAACTCTTTGCCACAGTAAGGTTTCATGTCAAGAATAAAAGAAAGTTTATTGGGATGAACAGTGATATCACCGTAAGGATTGGAGCCGAATTCTTCCATCATATCATTCCACTGGCGGACGATGACGCGATCACCGACGTGGTAGGTGGGGTAAGGGGCTGGCATTCAAATGCCTCCTTTCAGGAAATCGTCAAAGGAAACAGGGGAAACGGGAACCGGGGTGACATAGGGGTGGAATTCATTGGGGGAGAAAAGAGCGGAGTTCCAAGAGAATTTGGCAGCGGCGGAGGGATCGACAGCGGTGGAGAGATCGTAGGGTTTTAAGAAGTAAAAGCCAGAAGCGTCAAGTTTACGAGCAATTTGCATGATGCCGCCACAAAGAGAACGGCGTTTAGGGGGTATAAAATCTGCGTTACCATTAGGAAGGGGATCGAGAAACAGCGCACAGCCAGCATCATTTTTGGGAAGAGCGTCAAACTCTGCGGCAGAAATGATTTGAACGAGGGTGCCAACGGGGTAGGTGGGAAAATTCATTGTGCAACTCCTTTCAACAAATCATCGAAGGACATGGAAGGAACCGGGGGCGGAGAAACGATATGAGGGTGAAATTCAGAGGCGGAGAAGAGCCAGGTGCCCCAGCGAAAAACGGTTTTATCTTTAGCGAAGAGAGGGGTAAGTTCGTATAGGTTCCCTCCATCGCCTTTGGTAATGCTGGAAATGCCGGTAATGACAGCCGAACAGCCGTAAATAGGAAGTTTATCTCTGTGAAAGGAATCGTCTGCGCCGGAAGGAAAATGGGCAAGAATAAAATTGCCGCGGTCATCCGTAGGATAGGAATAAACTTCTTCTTCGGAGATAATTTGGACAACATCGCCAACTTTATAGGTAGGATTCATGGTAGGCTTCCTTTCTGTGATGGGGTTAGAGGTTTGCGATAAGAGAATCAAAGCTGGGATACGGAGCGGGGATAGTGCGGGAGATCATGCTGGGCGGGATGATGTGGTAGGAATCGCTGTGAGGAAAATAGAGGCGAAGAAGGCCGGATTTGCCGAGGATGGCAACGATCTTGCCCTGCTTGCCGAGGATAGGATCATAGGGGAGAGAATCGGTGAGGGTGAAAGTGGTACCGTGATCATACTGGAGGGAGCAGAGCATTTCCGGAGCGGAGACGATCTCGACCCAGGTGCCGGGTTCATAGCCGGGGAGGAAAGGGGTCATGAGTAATCACCTGCCTTGAGAAATAAGTTCATCAAAAGAGATGGAAGGAATGGGGAGAGGAGCGGGGGTGACGGCTTCGGGGGTATCGTCATAAGTAAGGGCGGAATGGGTGGCGACAAATGTTTTGTTATTCATACTGGGGACAATAACGGTGACATAAACGCCAGTATCAGATTGGACAAAGCCGTGAAGGGTACGACGGGCTGCGCCATGTAGTATTATGATTTCAAAATAGACGGGAGTGCCGGGTTGAATGTAATAAGGACCCATAAGAATCACCTGTATGAATTAGAGGACAGAAATAATTTCATCAAAAGAAACGGTAGACGGGGGTACGATGTTGGGGGACTTATAAGTGAAAGGATCGTTGGGGTCCTGGATTTCGGTGATATATTCATGGGGGACGTGGAAGGTGCGGGAATCATCGGTCCAGACGGTGACGTAGTTGCCGTTATCTTCATGGACGGTGCCGGAGAGAAAGGTGATCTGAAATTTAGTGTTTATTAGTTTTGCGGTATAGAATTTGACCCGTGAGCCGGGGGAGATAAGTTTCATAAAAATCACCTGAATTCATTTGAGGGGGAGGGTTCCGGGGTATTACCAGGCGCTCCAACCATTGGGATGGCCAGAGGCCCAGCGAAAGGAAAGTAAAACCATGACCGTGCGTTTACCAGGCGCACGAACAGGGGGCGCAACGAGCTGCTAAGAAAGGAAAGAAACAGCTGAAGCGCCTGGGAATGCCCCGGAACCATGGGGCGGAATGGAGAAAACAAAAATCAATTTGTGAAAGCTGATGAGAGGCAGCCACTGGAATCGGAGGGTGGTGATTGCTGATTTTGTTAGTTTGATTGGGGCTGCAGCCGATGTTGCTCGCTTATTTTGTTGACGACTAGGGCTTTGGTCCGCTCTTTTTGCTGTGCTGTGCGGCGATCCATCGTGTGTCTGGGAGTATGATGACTTGATGCAGTCTCTGCTGCGACGTGAGTGGGTCCTGGCCAGGGGGTGGGACAGGGGAACAAATTCAAACCCTCGGATATAACCGGAGGGTGTTTGGCTTTGACTTGAAATAAAATCAAAACAAAACTTTACCTTTGAACAAAATTGATTTTTTTTTGAGATTATGCGGTTACGCTGGGCGGGGCGAGATCGGCCTTGATGCAGGATTCAAGGTCAAGGCCGTATTTGGCGTTATACTTTTGGATAATGTATTTGGTGGTATCGGGCTGGACATCCTTGAACCAGGTAATGTTGCCCTGGAAGGACTGAAGGTCTTCATCCGACCACTTTTTGCCCTTTTGCCTATCGCGGAAGTAGGTATCAATGGTGGCTTTGAAGATTTTATTTTTGCGGTAGCCGACTGTGATTTGGTTATCCTTATTGAGCATGACGCCAAGAATCCAGTTGCGGCCGGCGCGGGAATGGAACTGGGTTTTGGTTTCATTGAGAGTGAAAGGAGCGTTCATTTGGGAGAGAAGCTGGACGATGAGGCGCTCGACAGCATGAAAATTGAAGATGACTTTGCAGGAGACGATGATATCATCGGCGTAGCGGGTGTAGCAGAGGCGGTCGGTAATGGGGGTTCCGTCCGGGTTATGCTTGCCGGATTCAAAATGATTGACGGCCTTGGCGAAGGCGTGGTCAAAGGGGATCATCATGATGTTGGTGATGAGCGGGGAGATGGGGGTGCCCTGCGGCAGTGCGCCGTTAAGGAAGCAGAGGTCGAGGGCTTTGATAAGCTCCGCGTGGCCGGTGGGGCTGGCGAGGATGAGGTTGAAAGGATAAATAAGTTCAAACTGGGAGAGGACAAACGCCGGCGTGGTGGAGGGGAAGAAGCCATGGAAATCAAAATGGGCGTACCACCAGGCATTGAATTTTTGGTGACGTTTGGCGGCGGAGAGGACGCTGCGGTCTTCGACATAGGCGAAGGCGCAGGTGTGGTGGTCGGCAAACATCCAGGACTGGAAGAGGGTTTTGAGTTCCTTGAGGGCTTTCATTAAGTCGGAGTTAGGGGCATCGATCCAGCGGAGGCCGCCGGAAGCTTTGGGGATGGAGAAATGGTTGTACAGGCTGGAACGGGGAGTGGTGAGGCGAAGGGATTCATACTGCTGGTTGAACGCCTGAAGCTGGAGGATCATTTGTTCCACCTTGGTGATGCGCATAATGCGGGGAGGGACTTTGTTGCAGATGACGGTACGGGTAGCACCGTGGCCGCCGGTGGAAAGGTTGGCGAGGTTGAAATCCCCGCGGAGGAGTTCTTCAAACGTCATTTCCCGGAAACGTTCCGGGCAGTTATAAGTGATGTAAACCATGTGAGTGCTCCTTATGTGAGGGTTATGTTTGTGTTCTGATGGGAGATGGCGGCTGCCGCGGCACCTTCCTCGTCTGGCTGACGCTTGCCACTGCTCTGGTTGATGCGGTTGTGACCTGATGTTGATGTGTCCTTCTAGCTACTGCATCCCTTGTTGGCTGCTAATGTGTGGATTGGACTTAGTAGTTTTCTACCAATCGGTGCTTTACAAGAGGCTCGACCAGTGCTGAGTCTTGTTCGGGAGTCGCATCAAGATCCTGGCCAGGATCAGGTGTGGGGTGGGTCGGGGTAACAAATTCGTGCTCTTGGATATAACCGAAGAGCCTGAAGCGAAAAAGCTTACAGTATACAACACAAACGAAAATTTAATGGAACGCTAAGATGACAGGGTTACAGACCGAGAAAAGCGGATTCACCCTGGAGGTTGAAGGGGGCGGAGAGACCGGTGTGGATCAGCTCGCCTTTTTTGATGAAGTTTTGGAAGTTGGTGACGGTGTAGCAGGCGGCAACGCGAACCGTGGGGGCAACACCGAGGGTAGTGCCGCAGGCCGAAACGGGGACCTGGGCAGTGGCTTCGGCGTGGGTGAAGTTCATTGTGGCGCGGAATTCCTTGACCTGATTGGGGTCCGACCAATCGGCGGCGTAGAGCTGGGCGTCAAAGAGGGCGGTGCGGACATCAAACATGGCTTTAATGAAGGTGTTGAAGCGGTTGGCATCCACGATTTTCTGGCGGATCTCGATATTATCCACGGCAAGAAAAACGTAACCGGAGAGGGGCTGGCCGTTCCAGCCGGAGGATTCCAAACGGATATCATTTTTGGCTTCCGGGTTGATGGCACAGAGGATATCGCGGAGGGCTTCCACTTTGGGCTGGCCGACCTGAGGGTCAAAGAACATCTGGTTGACGATGTTTTTCTTTTCCACCGTATCAAAATCGTAGAGGGTGAAGTTGGTCAGGCCATAGCGGGCAAGAAGCTCCGCGATGGTGGAACCGACCGAACCGCAGCCAATGATGTGGATGCGGCCTTTGACATCATGCGGGGAGAAAACATCCAGGCTTTTGGCAAGATTCATAAGGCACCTCCGTTGGTGAGATAATCGTAATAGGTGGGGTAGTGGTCGTAATAATTGCCGTCATCATCCATCCAGCAGCGGGCGGAGTTATCCCAGACGACATGGGGTGCGGTGACGCCGGTGGACTTGACGGGAGGTTTCGTTGTGGAATAGACGGGCAGGGCTTTGGTGACAAGGGACTGAGCGGTGGCGGCAAAATCGGAGAGGGTATCGGTGTAAGTAACAGAGATATCGTCTTTATCGTAGATTTTGTTGGCGGCGTAGTCATACAGGCGGGCAGTGAACTCGCCACGCTTGTTCCAGATCATGAAGAGGTAGAAATCATTGCCCTTGAGCTTATTGACAATTTTGGACTCGTTTTCGTCATCAACGCCGGAAGGGGCGGTGGACATGTTGACGTGGCTGTGGGCCTGGTAGCGAATGTTGTTGAAGATTTCATCGGGCTGGGAGAGCAGCCAGTCGTTGTATTTATCCTGGTCGGTTTCGACGGTGACACCAGTGACCTGCTGGGGGTAGACGAGGATATCATAGATTTCATACTCAGTGGGGGAGAGCTGGCGCATGAGGCCGTGCCAGGCGACCTCGGAAGTGAAATCATCAATGAGGCGGGACTGTTTGGCCCAGGCATCGGCGGTAAAATTGATGTTGATTTTATCTTTTGCCTTAGTTTTTGTGAGCTTGACAGCGCCGGTGAGGAGCTGCTGGCGATAGAGTTCGATGGCGGCATCCAGAGCGGTTTGATCAATGCGGATAACTTGCATGGTTATTCTCCTTCCTTAACGGAATCGTTTGCGGATTTGAGCTGTTCAATGGCCTGCTTGGGGGTGATGGATTCACCGGCGGCGGTCAGGATGACGGGGATATCCGTGTGATAGGCGGTGGCGAAATCATCAAAGAAATATTTGGTGGAGATTGTTTCGACGAGGTTCATGCTACTGGCGCTCTGCTGACAGATGGCAATGGCGGCAATAAAATCTCGACGATCCTCGGCATCCTCCAGCATGGGTTCATAGTTACCGAGGCAGGAGTGATGATTGATGTGAGGGTTGGGAACAGCCTGAACAACGTTCATATTGATCGCGTCAGACATGGCTGTGACATGGCAGTTGTAATTAAGCTTATAGATGGCAGCGAGTTTGATTTTGAAGATATGGTCAATGAACACAGCCCGGAAAAGGATGCGGACATCGTGTTCTTCTTCACCGGTAAGATCCTCATAGGGGCGGTCACTGTTGAAGATAAAGGTTTCGACATCATCCGGGTCATAGTTGGAGAGGAATGTGGTGATGGTGAGGAGAAGCGCTCCATCGTCAGTATCGACGGAAATACCTTTTTGAGTGTGGAGGTAATCCTTGAGTTCCGTGATAAAGGTGGATTCATCTTTGGAGTCAAGGCCGGTCAGCTCACAGTTGATGCTGGTGATGTTGGTAAAAATTCCAGAGATACGGGCGCGGGTTTCTTTCAGCTCACGGTAAAGGTTTTCAATAGAGCGCTTGAGATCCGCTTTACGGCGGTCAATGGTACCTTTGAAGAGGGATTCAATCGCTTTATCTACGGCCCTGGAGGACAGATCGGTTTTGTTATAAAGAGGCTCCGCCATCCGGGCGAGGGTTTCCGAGCCAGTATCCGGGGTGGAGAGGGCGCGGAGGTAAGCGAGTTCATCGGAGGTGAGGGGGTGGTCCTTGAAAAGCCAGGGCAGCAGGCGGGGCATGGCCGAGGCAACACGCTGGTGAAAAACACTGCTGAAGAGACTGCCTTCATGCTGGGACTGAACGATGGTGATACGGGCGGCTGCATCCTGATAAACTTTGTACTTATCAGAGAGATAAGCGCCGATATCCTTGACTTCCTGGATGGAATCGGGGATGGTGGCTTTATCGGTGACAAAGAACAGAAGGGATTCATTCGGGTTAGTGGAAGGCTGGAGGCCGGAATCATCGCCAAGGATGGCAAGGGTTTTGCCTGCGGTGAGGCGGGGGTAGACCGTGCAGGCCAGAGCCTTGGTGAAAATTACTTTGAAAGTGGTGCGGCATGGGGTGTTGTCCTGCCATGTGATGGTGGGCGACATGGTGTTGAGAATTTCGGTATAATTGGGGAGCGGCATGGTGATTCATTTTTCCTTTCTGATTAGATTTGGAACGATTGGCCGCGTTTGCGTTGCCCGCTGCCTGCCGCGGGGAGGCTGTTCCTGTAAGGCAGCATCCCGGTGGGGGAAGAGACACCACCGGAGAGGAATCAATCAGGCGTTATCCTGCTTGGCAATGTTGACCAGGTAGCACTTTTCCGCGATACCGAAGTCCGCGAAGGTCTTATCCAGATCGCCTGCGGCCAGAGAGGAACCATCCAGCTTGGTCTGGCCGGTGGTGTAATCGACATCATGAGCTTCCAGGACGGAGCGCAGGGTGGTGTTGGGGTCAACGGGGTAGGTGTTGCGGTGCAGGTTATCGACGATAGTGACGTTAATCATGGTGAAAAATCTCCTTATGATGAAATATTTTTGTGTTGGATTGTGGATTGGGGAAGAAAAATCATGGCCGGGCTGCTTGTTGTGGGGGTGAGCACCGGCCGTTTTGGTTACTGAGCGGCGGTTTCGTTTTCCGGGGTGGCCGGGGCGGTCGGGGTGAAAACTTCAATGCTGGCGATGATGGCATCGTGGTCGGCCTTGAGCTGAGCCAGGGTTGCGGCGGCCTGGGTTTCGATTTCATCCAGGTGCTTCTTGGCAAATCCGATGCGCTCGGCGACATGCTCCTTGGCCTTGGTGATGTTTTCGAGGTCGGCGGGCAGGTCCTCAACGTAGATAGCATTGTCGGTACCGAAGGCGGACTTGGCGAAGCAGATGCCGTAGGTGGACATGCTCTGCTTGGCGGACGGGGCAATGGCAAAGATGATCTCATCGTCATCGCCGGACTTTTTGCCGGGCTTGGTCAGCTGCAGGGCCTGAGGAGCTTTGGTGTGAAGGGTTTTGAGCTGGGCCATAGTCAGGGTGGAGGTGATGGAGAAAGTGGTTTCGTTGATTTTGACAGTAGACATAATGTGTGTCCTTTCTTTGGCGTGTAGCCAATGTAAAAAATATTTGCAAGTGCGGAATGCACGGTTGCCTAGGTTGGGGAATTGATGAGGGAAGCGAGTTCATGCCAGGCTTCGCGGTAAGTATCGGCGGACTGGATGAAGGTGGGGCCGTCACGGATCTCGTAATGACCGTGGGTGGGGATGATAATGTACATGGGGGTCAACTCCTTTTGCTTGCGAAAACTTGTAAATAACAGGGTGAAATAAAACCTGCCAGACGGGGCAGGGCGGGGAACAAATTATAATAAGGCTGGGATGCGCTGTGAGAAACGAGAAGAAAACGGGCGAGAAACTGCATGGCTACAAGGAAACACGGCCTGTAGGGGCTGTGTGGGGTGCTGAGAGGGATGCGGTTTCATGCTGGCGGGTGACTTTGTGATTTTGATTATATACAAGTTTTCGCAAATGTTCAAGCCGTAAAAATGTTGCTTGATGCGGTGAGAATGTTGCATGGTCGATGACAAAATATGTTCACTTTTGGGCTGTACAAACCCGGTGAGGTGGTGGGTTAGTAAAAGCAATGTTCCAAAACGGCCTAAAAATTGCGTGTCAATACGACTAGGAAGGTTCAAAATCGGGCTGAAAACAGCACGTCAATAGCGTTTATATATAAAGATAAAGAAAGATATATAAGAGGGCGGTGCGTCCGGCGTTTGGAATGGGAACGGGTTTTGCGCTTGTGTTACGGTTTTGCGGGACTCTGTGGCACGGGTTTATAGGCGGCGCAGGTTTTGGTGGCGGAACAGGAAACGGTGTTTGTTTTGGTGATGGGAATGGTGGGTGCGATGGGAGGAGCGGCGAGGGTGGTGGCGGACTGGAGAGTGAGAGGTTTCGTTTCGGCTTTGGCTTCCGTCATCTTGGTAGGTTTGATTTTGCCATCAATAACATCGTGCAGGTAGTTATAGCAGCCGATGACGAACAGAGACTTGCGAAGAGGGTCAGCGAAGAAATCATCAATGGTGTAAGGATAAGAAGCTTTTTCATGAATGGCTTCGTTGCTGTAGTTGTAGCCGTAAGAGTAAACGGTGGTGGGGCTGTGGCGGACATTGAATTTGCGGGTGATGTAGTTGCAGCCGAGCTTGACATAATTCATGAAGGCGGCAGAGCTGTAGTTGAGGACATCGCGGACGGGAAGAGAGACGGGGAAATCAGCAGCGGCAATAATTTCATCGTAGAGGGTGACGATGCGCTTTGCCAGGCCGGTTTTGGTGGTGAGGTACCAGTCGTCCTGGGTTTTGAGCTGGCGGATGGCGGCGTCAAGAGCTTTTTCGGAAGTGATTTTTCTTTCAAAGTCAGTCATGGTAAGTAATTCCTTTCTTGGCTTAGAGTTTAATAGGCAAAAGAAAAAAGCCTTGCGGGTGGGCAGGGCTTTGGAGGTGATTGATTTTTAAGTTTCTCCACAAGGAGTTTTTTTATGATACTGAAAATCCAGATCATAATTACGACCGCAGATACATTCTATTGTTGCGATAGGTTTACTTTGCGGGGTTTCGGGTTTATAGATATGAAGAATACCTTGTGTTTTACCGCAATCGGGGCATTTGAAGTCGGTAAATTCATCACAGAGAGGTTCGAGTGTCACCCAGCCGTCCGGATTGCTAACAATAACATCCCAGATGAGAAACATAATGTTACCAGGAGTCAGGACATCGGGGGAATCCTCATTAAGATTAGAAAGCTTTGGTTCTTCGCCCCAGGACTTATCATACCGAAACTGGGAACCTGCGGGAATACCGGGGAGGTCTTTCAAGGTGGTTACTTTATAAACCATAGTTCAATCTCCTTTCTTGAATCGTTTTGCACCGTAGGTTAATGCACAGCGGCGAGGACGGGGGCGGCGGCACAGCAGAGGGTTTTACAGCCGATGACGCGGCCTTGGGTATCACGGACCATACAGCAGGGGTAAAAGACATCAGAGCGGGTGGGGACGCGGGAGGCGACAAGAGCACTGACAATATAAATCGTATTGGGCATGGGGTTTGGCAGGTTTTCGACATCGCCATAGTAAGAGTGGGAGATGGGGATGGTCGTACCGGAAGCGGTGGTGAATTCGCCATCGGAGATGGATTCAACATAGACGCGGGCAACCACGCCGAAGGGCTTGATGGAGGCGGTGCCAATGTTGATTTCGTGCGGGGTGAGGTTGAGAATTTGGGTAGACATGGGGCGGTACTTCCTTTCATGCTGCGCAGCTTTGTGGCTTGCGGATTCGTTTTTGAATTTACAATTTGTTCACGATATTTGTTAAGATGGTAAAATTTATGCGGATTTTATCTTGAAAAGTTTGGTGGAAACAGAGAAATAATTTTGTTTGCGGGTTGGCTTATGATCGGATTATACAACCAAACGTTGTGATACGCCAGTGCAAAAAGTTGGACATCAATAATGATAGCGGCGCTTCAAATCATATTCGCCGTGGGGAGTGAGGCCGTCGGGGTTGGACCAATCGCAGGCATCCTCTTCGTTTTCGGCAGAGGGGCGGATGATGGGCCAGGTGACGACATAGCACGGGGCGGTGAAATCCTTGGCGATTTCGTTGGGGCAGATGGCTGTGGCAACGTACTGGGCGATACCGTGATAACAATCATAGGAGCAGTAGGCTTGTTCCAGGAGGATGAGGGGCTTGCCATCATAAGAGCAGGCACCGTTGAGTTCCAGGCGGGAAAGTTCGGACTGGAGGTTGAAGGGGTGGCGGGTTTTGGTTTTCATTTTGGTTCGACCTTTCTTTAGCAGACTGTATTGTTATGAATGGGGTAGCGGCGTTTTGACGTTCAAAAATCAATCTTGATGCGGCGCTCTTTGACGGGGATGTTTTCAAAGTGGTAGCCGGAATCGTAAGCGTTGGGGATGCGGGTGCACTTGGTATCGTGGCGAATGGTGGAGAGTGGGGCGGCAAGGAGCAGGGAGAGGATAGCCCCGGCAGCGGATTCAATCTCGGAATCAGGACAGCCAAAGCCGATAAGCGGGTCAGTAAACCAGGACTTTGAGCTTTCTTCCATACAGGCATCGCCGGAGTAGGTTTCGCTTTTGGGGTCGATGGGGGTTTTGAGGTAGTGGAAGGGAAAGAAGGGGTTATCGTTCAGGCTATAGGAGTAGTAAACGCCGTTCATTGTGAAGCCGATATAGCTGGTGTGGGTGACGGTGATGGGAGCGTTTGGGATGGCCTGGAAGCGGGCGAGTTCCTTTTGGAGGTTGAAGATTTGCGTTTCTCGCTCTTTGGGGTGGGAGGTTGGACCGGCATTGTAAGAGGATTCAATGCGGCGCTGCGTTGCGGTGCAGGCTTCTTCCAGGTTGCGGTCAGAGAGGACGGTGGGATGCAGGGGTTTCACTTTGCCGCCCTGGGCGGTGATGAGCTGAGCCAGGCGGGTGAGGATGCGGGCAGAATTATACTGCCAGGAGGTTGCGTAAAGACGTTCGTTCTCTTTTAAGACAATCATTGTGGGGCTTCCTTTCATCTTGTGATTCAGTGTTAAAACCAGGTGATAGAATCAAGGTCGGCGGCAGGAATTTCTTTGCGGTCGGCAAAAATGCCTTTATATTCCGGGTGGTCGGACGGGATGAGGAAGGCGGTAACATCTTTGGCGCTCTCAAGCGTTTTCTGCACGATTCGTTCCGCAATGATGGTGGACATGGCAGTAAAATAAGTAACGCATTTTGCGTAGGGAATATAAAACGTGACGGCGTACTGGCGCAGTTCAGGCTGCCAGATGCGATAGGGGTCATTCAAGGCTAGGCTGCGCAGATTGACAAAGTGGTTGTGGTGTGCCTTGATTGCGGCGCGGCATTCATTCAGGACCTGGGCGGTGCCGGGAATGATATCCGTGGGGAGAACCGGTTCGTCATCGGTGAAGTAGCTGCGAATAGCGGAACGGATTTCATCTATCGTTTGGCGGCTGTTATAATGGCCGATGACGGTAGGTGCGTGGGTGGAATCAGTGAGAATGAGAGCGTAGGGGGTATTCATTTTGCAGCTTCCTTTCATGATTCAATTTATTCAGAGGTAGTAGGCGGGAAACGCCTGGCCGATTTCTTTATAGGTGGTGAAGATGGGGCCGTGGTGGCAGATAAAATCATGCAGGCCGGCACGCAGGGCACTTTTTTGGCAAGGGATTCAATCGGCATCAATGGCCAGGGCGTATTCATCCGACTGGCCAAAGACGGTGAGGGTGACGGTTGCAGGGCTGGACGGGTCATAATCAATTTGGATGTTGGTCATGACCAGGCGGCAGGTGGCGGCGAAGGTCAAGAGGATAAGGCCGAGGGAGAGGAGGAGGGCAGAGAAAATGCGGCGAGGTTTCATTTGGTGGACTTCCTTTCATTGGCAAAGCCGATTCAATTTATGATGCAATAAAAAACGCCCTGGCGGTGAAGTCAGAGCGCAAAGAACTTATTCATAATGGGATGGTGGGGTCAGGCCGCTTTGCGGTGGGTGGCGGTGCGGTGCTTTGCCGCTTTGGGTTTGGCTGCCGGTTTGTGAATGGCATACACGGCCAGAACGGACAGGGACACGGCCAACAGGATGAAGGGGTGGCGAGTGGCCAGGGCGGGAAGGCCGAAGAGGACGGCGCACTCGGTGGCGCTGAACAGGATGAAGCGGGCGAGAAGTTTTGTTAGCTTTTTCATGATGGGGCTTCCTTTCGTTTTATGGTTTGGATTTGGTGGTAGGATGCTTTCTTCCCCCGGCCTACCAACTCCGGGCATAAGGGTGTTTTAGCCTTTAATGGTGGGAGCAGTGACGCCAGCGGCCTTCTGGCGCTCTTCTTCCAGCTTGGCAGAATGTTCTTCAATGGCCTTGCCATGCTTTTCTTCCAGGTCAGTGATGGCGGCTTTGATAGATTCAATCTGGCCTTCAATGTTCGTGACCTTCTTGGTCGCGGCGGCCACCTGTTCGTCCATCTCTTTGGTGTGGTTCTTGGCGGCCACCTTGCCAATGGTTTTCTGAATAAAATCAAGTTCCTTCTTGGCAGTTTCCAAGTCTTTTTCACGGTCGGCCAGAGCCTTCTTGGCCTTGCGGATACGCTTGGGCAGGGTGGACATAGCCTTCTGGTAGTCGCGTTCCCAGTCGGGGGCAAAGGTGGTGCCATTCAAAACGACCGCCAATTCAAGTTCCAGCTTCTTGATGAAAGCATTCAAAGCAACGTTGACATGATATGCCTTACCATCGTTGAAAACATCGTTCTTGACAGCGAAAGCGCGGATATTCTCAAAGAAGTGCATACCGGCCTGGGTAGAACCGACACGCAAATCGGGGTCACACAGACGAAGAAGACGGGTCAGGTCATCGGCCAAAAACTTCTTGCGCTGGTCGAGCTCTTCCGGCTTGCAGGTATTCAGACCCTTGGCAGACAGGTAGACGGCGGATTCAGCGTCACAGAGGTCGTTCCAATCTTCCTGGGAAAGTACCCACTCACGCTTGTCGGGGTCGGGCATTTTGCCCTTTTCGATAGTGCCGTTCTTGACGGCTTTGAAGCGGGCAACATTGGTTGCAAACTTCTTGTCATCATCCCCACGAGTGCGGTTAGTGTTGACAGAACGGGCGGCGGTAACGATAGCAGTAGCGGTAGAAGTGAACATAGGATACTTCCTTTCTTGCCTTTCGGCGATAAAATATTGACAGAGTGGTAAGCTCTGTGGTAAACTATAAATAAGAGGACGGGGTGCCGCCGTATAAACAGTGACACCCCGCTTGCCTAAGAACTAATCAGCTTCTTCCGCTTCCAATTTCCAGCATTCTATGTCACTAACGAACGCAGAAACACCGGAAATTGGCTCGGATATGTACTCTGAATCTGTCCACATTGGCAAGACCCCCTTTTCTGCCGCCTGGGTACACCATGGGCGGCTTTTTTCTACCCTTGCGGGCAGTGGAAAGCAGGCCAAGAAACAGTGACCTGCTGGGCTGTGCTGGGGGTTATGTATTTGCTATCAAACCTTGACTAGCCTATTGCTTTTTAACGTTCCAAGGTTGATATTTGTAAAGTTTACAAAGTGTAGTCAGCGTATACGCACGCAACTTTAATCAGACTACCAGCCGGAACTTCCGCCGTTTGGGGGACGACTTTATATCCGTGCATTTTCCTGACTTGCCGCTAACCCGAATAGCGGTAGTTTCTGGAGACTATCCCCGCAGAATGCAGGGCGGCCACATTTTTTCTAACTGTGACTGTTAGTGCTTTGTTGAACCGGTTATTCAGTCTTACCTAATCCTTCAACCACAAGTGCGGCGCGTTCCTACAAACGCCCTTACATAGGCTCGATTTGCTTCCGGGTACCTAGAAAAACGTATTTCTAGCATATTATTCAGTTATCAAGATACTTCACTTGAGCTGTACTGTTAGGGTACAGTTCAGGCTTTTTGCACCCTCTTCCTAAACATTTGCACACTTTTCAGGCTGAAAACTTGTGTTCTCTCATATGGTGCTAACCCACGTTCTTACAGTGTCTAAAGGGTACAGCTATACCCTATCCCTACTTGCACTTTTGGTGCATAGCCGGGTTCCCACTAGGAACACTTTTTGCGCATGGATTGCACAAGTTTACAACTAGGGCTTTTGCAAGGGCTATTGTAGTGTTAAGCAAATGAGCGGCGCAAATGAGCGCACACCACGCAGGCCAAAGAAAAGCCAGTGTACAATGTTTAGTTGTCTAGGTGCTATGCCGTGGGCGATTATGGATACCGCGCTAGCGGGTTTTGTCCGTGTCGCTTTCGACAATCACATAATACCACAGTAGAATTTTGACCTGATTTTTGCAGGCACACCCACAGGGGCGCTTTACGCGTATATAAAGGTACAAATCCGCAAAATGTGGTGTGTAAAGTCAGCAAGGCGTACTAAATATGGGGCTGTATAGGGTAAAATTTGACGCTATACCGCTAAAAATCCGCTACTTGCAAACCACCTTCAATAGTTTGCATAGGGGGGCAGGTTAAAAAGAAAAAATAACGTGAGAGCGTTGAAAACGGGTCAGTTATCCCATCACACTCCAGGCTCTCAAAACACAAACCAGCGTACCTACGTCGCTTCTCCCTCTTTCACCTCCCAACCTCCTCTCTTCCTTTCTCCAAGCCCCTCCTTTCCTCCACTTTCCTCCCTCTAGATCCCCGTTTCTTTAATCGTTCCATTTCTCGGAGAAAACCGCATAACAATCCGCTTTCTAGGCTCCTTTGGGGCCTTATTTTTTTACCCAAAAACGCCATAAAAACGCACAATTTGGCCACTAAAACGCACAAAAACAGCGCCAAAACGCTAAAAAACGCATTATTTCTGCTCGAAAACGCCTCGGAGCAGTCCGAAACGCCGCTTTACAACCCCGAAACGCCCCAACATTGGCCCCACCGGAGGTTAAATCCCGGCAATTCCATGGCAAATCCTGGCAATAGGCGCCACTATAAGACGGCTGCAGGCTCTGTGAGTGCTGTTTTGGCCTCTAGCGTGCCATATATATAAAGGAAGGCACCCTACGGAGGCGAATTGAGATTCCACTGCCGCAAATGGTGGAGAAGTTAGGTCCCGCCACCGCAGGTGGTGGGGGGGGGGATAGTTTCCATTACAACACCGATCGGGTCCCTTTGGGTGGGTCCCCTTGAGTGGGTACTCCCGCAGGAGTATAACGGCACCGTAACATGGTCAGGCGCGGCCTGAAATCTCTCGCCCCCCCCTACAGGTGGAACCTACAATGCCTCAAGCGCAGCTAACTCCCACCCCATATAGGCGGAGCCTGTGTTACGCTTTCTCCTGAAATTTATTTTTTTGCCACTGTTGACTTCTTGTAATTAGCAGTGCTATAATAGAACCATAGGATAAAGCTCCGCAGGATAAAGCTCCGCAGGACACACCATACAGGAGGGAAGCCCACTATGAAAAAAAGAAACAGCGTAGCTCACTTTATTCCGCGCACTGTTACGATGCAGGAAGCCACAGAGGCCAAGGGTGGGTTGGACCTACAAGGTGCTGCAAGCTTACTGATGGCGATGATGCAGGCAAGCGCCGATGCTGACGGCCACAACGCCCTGATGGAACAGCTGGCATCCGCCATGGGTTATAAGCTGGTACGCGAAACACCACAGCCGCGCCAGCAGAGCCGCAGTAAGAAAGCCCGTGCCGCCCGCTATGCACAACCCAAACTGAGCCTGGTAAAAACCAATGGTGTGGCAAAACCAACGCCGGCAGAGCCGATCCGCAGCCGCGAGGACTTTAACGCCATAGCCAACTACCTGCACACCCAGGGACGCCCGTATAACAGGCAGCGGAACTATACCTTATTTATATGTGGTGTGACATTGGGCCTGCGTGTGGGCGATCTTTTACGCCTTACCGTTGATGATGTGTGGGATTGTGAGCACAACTGCCCGCGCCACCGCGTAATTATCATCAATGAAAAGACCGGCAAGCGCACCAATGACCTGATTACCCCGCTGGCAGCAGGCGCGATTACCGCCCTGATTGAAGAGATGCGGGGCCGAACCATGAATGTGCTGAAGCCAGGCTGGCCATTGTTCCAGAGTATGCGCAGCCCCAAGGGAGTGCCGCAGCCGCTGGATGAAACCCAGGTGTGGCGGATCTTGAACCAAGCGGCCAAAGAGTGCGGCATTAAAGAGCATATTAGCACCCACAGCCTGCGCAAAACCTATGGCTATGCTGCAAACCACGCCATGACAGAGGCCGGGCTGCCGGCTGGCCAGGTGATGGAAACGCTGCAAAACAAGTTCCACCACAGCAGCCAGAGCATTACGATGCGCTACATTGGCTTGAGCCAGGAGCAGATTGATGCAACGGCAATGGCGGTAGATACAGTGTTGGGAGTGCCGCCGTTGGCTACTATATAGCAATGCCCATTAAATTTGGGTGCCTGGCAAGCACCCACTTTTTTACCTTTGTTAAATACAAGTTTTCGCAAATGAAGGAGGCAAATAATTTATGGAAAATCACAACACAGGCACCATCAATAGCTCCGCTAGGTATTGTTTGGTAAAACCGGGTGACAAGGTGCGAATTACCAAAACACACCGGGCGGGTATACACCAATATGCGGCCTGCGAGGGCGATACATTTGTTATTACCAAAGTGGTGGACAATCAGATCCCCTATGGGCGGTGGCTGCAGCCGAGCGGTATGCTGGCGGTCAGGGAGCTGAAGCTTGACCCAAACTGCTGCACGTTAATTACGCCGGAGGAATGTGGGACACCGGCTGCTACACCAGAGCCAACCACGCTGCGCAGTGTGACGATTGATGTGAGCGACCCAAAGGCAGCACATAAGGCCGTGGATGATGCGTGCGCAGAGTACCAAGCCAGCCGGACGAGCCGCTGGAGCACGGCAGAGACATGCAGCGCAAAACTGAGCGCCCGGAAAATGATGGCCACGCTATGTGAGCAGGGTGTCAGCATGGTTTGGTTTATTGAATCAGATCCAGACCTCCAGCACGTTTGCTTGGAATGCGACAATGGCACACCGGACACATGGGCGAAAAGTCATGGCTGTTCTACCAACTATGTACAAATCACCTTTAACGAGAATGTAGACTTCGATGAATGGATTGGCCGTTACGCCTGCCTGTGCGCATTGACGGGCGAACCTGTTGCCGATATTGTTATGCGCAACATTAAGATTGACACTTGAGTGATTAACGAAGTTTTGGAGGTAAAAAAAACCAATGAAGAAAATCCCAACCTTATATAAGCGCGAGTTCAGTGGCCACAAGATTACCGGAATCCATGACGAGATTATGCCGGGCTGTGAAGCGGCGCTGACGGATGAGAGCATTGCCACATTGAAGCTTGACGGTGCCTGCTGCGCGATTATTAACGGCGAATTCTACAAGCGCTTTGATGCCAAGCCGGGCAGAGCAGTACCGGAGGGCGCAATCCCATGTGACGATCCAGACCCGGTAACTGGCCACTGGCCCCACTGGGTGAAAGTGGCGGCAGATAACCCCGCGGACAAATGGTTTGTGGAGGCGCGAAACAACAGCTGGGATGACCTGCCGAATGCAACTTATGAGGCGATTGGTCCGCACTTCCAGAAGAATCCCTATGGGCTGGACAAGGACGTGCTGGTGCGGCACGGCACGATCAGTATTGATATCCCGAACCTAAGCTTTGAGGGAATCCGGCGCGGGTTGGAGTTGGCCGCCATGGAGGGCATCGTGTTCTGGCATGAAGGAGCGCCGCTGTGCAAAATCAAGCGCAAAGACTTTGGCTTTAAGTGGCCGGTGACGCAAGACGAGCTGAACGCGGAGTTTGGGGCAAATAATCCTGATCCGTGCGAGTTGGTGCGGCGGACGGCGGCTATGTACAGCAGGCATGAATTTCCGGCAGATACGACCAAGATGTTTGATGCTGAACATGAAACCACCAAGGAGGAAGCGAAGGCATGAAAATTATTGACTTCGAACGCAAGGGCAACCTGGTACGGTTCTACCTGGGTGATGATGACCTGGTGGAATGGTACGGCGATGACTGGAACGATACGCCGTATGAGCATAACGCGGAGCGAGTCTATGACGAATACATCAAAGGTTACTGCGATATGATGTTCCCGTTTGACGATCTGGTACTGGAACCTTGCTGCGGGACCTGCAACAGTGGCTGGTGCAAAGACGATATGGTGGCGCAGAAAGTGCCCTGTATTATTCAGGTGCCGGCTGCAGTACATAGTGACAGCTTTGATGAAAGTTTTGACCACTGGGTTGGAGCCAAGGATGTAAATAAGTTTTACTTTGGCATGACACTGGGAGCTGATAGCTCTACCGTCATCAAATACGAAAATCATATGAATAAGGAGAAGAACCACAATGCGATTGATTGATGCTGATGCCATGCAGGCTGAATGGCTGGCCAGAGAGCTTGATAACAAAACTTATAATACAAACGACATGCTTGACAGTATTGACGAGCAGCCCAGTATTGACCCCGAATACAAACGCCCCACGACGTATATTGTTGGCGAGCAGGTACCGACTGAACATATCAAAGATTACAATCATACGATCGCCTTAATGTTTGAAGATATGGTGGATTTTGCTGATCGTTATGGTTTTAGCCGTGATGAGATAGTAAGCAGCATGATCTACGATATGCACACTTTGAGCGGCTACTGCGACATGAATAAATACCGGCCACTGCCGGAATGAGGGGGGGGAAAAAAATATGACAGAACAAGAATACATTAAACAAGCACCAACGGCCACGATTTTTGACGGCTTAATTAAAGCAAAAAGCGTCTTGAACAGTCATAACAACATAATGGTTTCTGTAAGTGGTGGTGCAGACAGCGACAATATGATTGACATTGTTGAACATCTGCGTCCCCGTGATGATAAACACCGTGTTACATATGTGTGGTTTGATACTGGTGTTGAAATGGATGCTACAAAAAGACATCTCGTTTACCTTGAAAATAAATACGGTATCACAATTCTACGCGAACACGGGGAAACACAGGTTGCCGGAGCAGTCCGCAATGTAGGTTATCCGTTTTACAGTAAAAAATTTTCAGAATATATTGGGCGGCTGCAAAAGCATAATTTTCAGTGGGAAGATGAACCGTTTGACGTCCTGTTAAAAAAATATCCGAATTGCAAAGCTGCTCTTCGGTGGTGGTGCAATAACTGGAAAGACGAACCTCATAAGCCACTTCAGTCGGAAATTGCATCCGCAAAATATCTAAAAGAATTTATGATTGAAAACCCACCTACTTTTAGCATCTCCAATCGTTGTTGCAATGAATCAAAAAAGAAAGTCGGAGATGCAACTTACAAAAAATACAATTTTGACATTCAGCTGATCGGAATACGAAAAGCTGAGGGAGGAGCGCGTTCTACCAGCATAAAAAGTTGTATGGCAGACGGGAGGCATGGAAAACAATACTATCCATTATTTTGGTGGAAGGCAGAGGATAAGACTGCGTTTGAAAATACTTATGATATAACTCACAGTGATGCCTACACAGTATACGGGTGTAAAAGAACGGGATGTGCTGGCTGCCCGTTTGCCGGACGTTATAGTAAAGAACTTGCCATGCTTCATCAATACGAACCAAAATTGGCGAACGCTGTAGAACATATCTTTGCCCCAGCGTATGAATACGCCAACAAATATCAGGAATACAAAAATATGCGTAAAGCTACGGATAAGAGGTCTTAATGATTATGATTGAATTATGGCGGGGCAGCTGAACGTCCGCAAGCAATTTGATTTTGAATAATGGGGTCAAGGACAGTGACACCCATATTTTTACAAGGAGATTTTTTATGGGAAATTTGCAGGTATTTGATATCAAGGAGTTTATGAACCGTGGCAACGGGCATGCCGGAACCCAGACCCTGATCACACCCAAGGGACGCGAAACGTTCCGGCTGCTGATGGAAGCCGAAGGACTGATTGATATGCCGGACGACGCTGAGGACATGGCCGATGCTGGTTGAAACAATTTATACGGGTATAAAGATTTGCGCTTTGGCTAGTGTGTGCGCCTATGGCTGGCTGAGAGTACAGCAGGAACGCAAAGCTGAGACAGCTAAAGAACAGGCAGAAAAAGCTACATGCAAGAATTGCTGTTACTGTCGAATGATTATGACTGATGGCCGGATTGTCTGCGAACTAGAAGAGAAGCCGATAGAAAAACCTGCCCATTGCACGCTATTTACAGAATGGCCTGAAGACTACACGTCCAGCTTATGTTTATACTGCAAACACTGCAAAAACTATGGCAAGGTTTTTGTTCGTTGCGATATAAGCGGGTTGCGTGATAAAGCCGAAATTACCTGTATTAACTATGAAAAGCGCCGCAAATACTTCCCAGATCTAGGAGGAATTACTAATGACTGATAAAGAATTTGAAATCCGCAAGAAAGAGACTGCCAGTAACCTGCAATTATTGCTTGACGAGATGCGGCAGCTGCATGACTGGATTGTGCTTAACCCAGTAACAGATGTTACACCCGAAAACTATAAGGACTGGAAGAATTCGTTCGGTGCTCTACTTGACAGTTTCGAGATCCTAGACTGCAACTAATAAGGAGAAACTTTATGTCAAAGTTAAAAATTGCCAGTACTATAACATACGCTTGCGCTGTGGCCACTGCGGTATTGGCTGTTGGAGCCGCTGTACACTTTGCCCTTTACTTAGAAGCTAAAGCGCCAAAGGCTGTAGACACAACTGCTGTATATACCACGCACAAGATCTCCTACGCATTCCTTGAAACGCGGCCGTATACAAACCGGTATGGCGGCATTTGCGGCGCTGACACATACCTGCACTGCGGCGTGATACAGGATGATGGGAGCATAAAAGAAGAAACCGAGGATGTAGATTACGTCACCATAAAATATTCTGATGAAGATAACAGCTACAAGGCCGACTTTTACGACCGCACCACATATGATAACGGATCGTTCGAAGATCGGTATACCAGCACGGTGTACTACCTGACCGACGAGATGATGCGGGACCTGGGTACTGGAGGCAGCATATGAACGAGGCGTGGGAATCTACAGTGGACGCTATACTGATGATTTACATATATGGACCGCTGATGCTGTTGGCATTGGGGATTGTATGTACGCTATTGATTTTTGGCGCGTGGAAGATAACAACAACAGCACAACACATCGCCAACAAATGTTACAAAAAGTTCATATGTAAAATCTTCATGAACAATAAAAACGAAAAATAAGGTGAAAAAATTTTTATGGCACGACTGATTGATGCAGAGGAGTTTGAGGCGTACTGCATTGAGCGCGACCCGAAGTATTCAGAGGCCGAATGGCAGGCTTACCTGGATGGTGTACAGCGGGTTTTGGAGGCCATTGATGCGGCACCCACCATGACAAAATATGTGCGGTGTGAGGATTGCGATAGCTCATTTGAAACTCCTGATTGTCTTTACTGTATGCTATATGGTCGCCAGACAACAAAGGAGGGATTTTGTAATGAAGGGCATATCAAATAAACGATACAGAGATCTTATGGAGATATCAAATCTGTATCTGCGCGGAGAGAAAACACTGGATGAGGTTGTGGATGCAATCAGGCTGATGCTGGCATATGACATGTGGACAAAAATGTTTGAGGAAGCCGATGTTAAAGTCGATACCATTGGCGGACATGGCCCTGCAAGCCCCTATGACGAGCCTTTGATCGCAGAAACAAATTATTCAGCCCAGCTAAGATACGAGCTGGAAACGCCTGTACGGCAGGCTAAGGAGGTGGATAAAGCATATGACAAGACTTGAAAAGTTACAAAGCGCAACGGCGGACGATCTGGCCAACCTGTTTATTATCATGGATGACGAAGGCGGGTACCTGCCGCTGCTGATGCCAATGAACCTGGTGAAAGATCCTGACAACCTGGACGAGATTATTCAGGACCAGAACAAATGGTTGCAGGGCGAATATTGGCCGGGAGATTTTGGGCTTGGTTGTTTTAAGGAACCAGTAATGCCGGAACCAGCGATCTATTCATAAACTGCGACACCGCACGGTATAACATGGCCTGAGACGCGCAGGGACGCGCTGTGGGGCCACAATACAAGGAGATATGACATGCGATACATAAACCAGCAGGATGCGTTAAAAGCGCTGGGAGACGAGCCTGAAAGAACTATTTAACGCAAAAGGAAAGAGCGTGATTTTATCAGCACCGGATCGGCTAGGACTGGACAAGAAAGCGGTTGTTTGTAGCGGGCTAAAAAAACCAGAGGAATACACCAATGGCTTGACATAAACGGGCAGCGTTATGACCTGGGACTATTTTTGAAGCGACACGTTACGGCCTGGGCGATTGTATAAAACCAGGAACGAAAAGAACCAAGGAACGATCCCACCAGAACCCATGCGCCCACACAGTCATGAGGTGCGGTTACACAAACAAAAAAAACGCGAAGAACTCAAGGACGCGATTGAACCAAACCCTTTGCACCATAACAACCTTTACGCAACTACGAAGGCGGAACGCAGTAACTTGCAGGAACGCAGTAACAACCAAGAGAACGACCTCATGCGCCCACACAAGAACAAACGCCGGGGAAACGAGCCGCTTATAACATTAACGAGAGATTTATAATTACATCCTATTTTCACGCAGTTTTAGGGGGTGGTTTTGAACCTTAGTGCTATCAATGACACGCAATTTTTAGGCCGTTTTCTGAATAAACCCTTCAAAAACAGGGTCTCAGAGCTTTTTAACGCAAGCAATGACACGCAATTTTCAGGGCGATTTTAATGATTAGGAGTGATAAACAAGAATGTTTATTAAGGAGGATCGGATCAATGATTTTTACATACAGGTGCCCGCTGATCTGATTTTTTTGAAAGATGTAAAAGAAATCCTACCCGTTTATTTGGCGCTTTATATGCGGGCAGTGCCGGTTTACGAGGATGAAGAAGACATCTGGACCATTGCTACAATCGCTGAGATTACAAACACAACAGGCACGTTTGGGGTTGGCAAGAAGAGAAGAGAACAACACAACCGAGTGATTAAGGCGATACAGTATCTTGAAGAGGGTGGAGTAGTGCATACAGAGGATTTTGATCCTAGTAAACCTTCAGAGCTGTTTCGATACCGTTTCTGCCCGGATATGAAAGATGTGTTTATGACGGGAAATGGAACGTTCAGTTTTGCTCTTCTTGGATGTAAAGAGTACCACGTTTTGCGCAAGCTAGTTCTGGCTGAATGCGCGGATGGGCGTGGGGCGGAAACCTTGTTTAGGGTGTATCTTTACTTTAACTACCGCCGTACATTGTGGCAGAAAACTTACATCAACGAAAGCTCAGGCACACTCCCTGTGTGGGTAGGAGTTTTAAGCGGTGTGGCTACAGAACTACGTTATCATACTGGGACGCTAACGAACGCAGTTAAAGATCTTCATAGTTTGGGGTTGGTTACGCCTTGTTACGGAGTGATTCCTGAAGGAATTGGTGTGAAAGGCAAACCCGATATGATGGTTGCTTTGAATCTGCTGTGCGATGAAGAAGGCCCTGCTAAGGCCATCTGGAATGCACAAGACAGGTACCGTAAAAAACCAGGAAAAGAGCATTCCCGGTGGTATCCCGTTGGCAGCTGTAAGCCGTCAACGGAAAAAGGCGAAGGTGCTGATAAGCAAGCCGGCGAATGTGCTGAGATGACAGAAGAGATGACAACGCCGGAGATTAAAGTATTAGATAATGATGGTCCCAATATTGTTGTGCCAGATGAAAACAAGCCACATTTAATCTCTAGTATCTTTTTTAATTCAGCGATTTAACTAACAATAAAAATATTTTTTTGGAGGTATAAAACTTTGAACAAGAAAGAAGCCGAAACTTTGTTGATACTGACAAATTTTCTGCATGACCTGTGGCAGGGATTTAAGGCCATGGTGCTGGTTGGAAGCTGCATTGTGGTGATCCGGCTGGCGTTGCAGATGTTGGGTACTATGGCCACAGTTGGAATTTTTGTGGCGCTGCCGGTTTTATACGCCCTGCTGTGGGCGGTACTTTCCCGTGAGGCGTTTGACAGCGGGCGTGTTAGCATTGAAAAGATTTACAACCTGGAAAAAGCCGAGAATAAAGAGGATGACCCGAATAACAAGGAGGACGAGTAATGTTCGCACCACCACTATATATTGTGCGAAAGTTGAACCTGACCTACATTATTAACCATGACTATAACATCCAGATCAGCCAGGAGGAGGAAGAGCGCTTTTATGTAAAGCAGGGAGATAACATGCTGTTCCGGCAGATCCGGCTGCTCACATACGAGAGCAACGAGTACAACCGGTTTGTTGTGTTTGTGGATTGCGTGGGTGGCCAGAACAAGAAGGCGGCCATGAAGCGGTTGATCCAGCACGGGTTTAAGATTGGAAAGCAAGAGTTTGTGCTGAGTGAACGCAGCGCCAGTATGGTGCGGCAGGGAATCTTGAGCTTTGTGGACAGGCGGTTGGCCCACGACCTTGACGTGAGAATCACGATGGGAATACAGATTCAGGAAACAGTATTGAGTAGTTATTAAAATTGCTCCTATAACAAGTAATTGTTATTAGCAAACTCCTTTAATTGCTGGAACGCCTTTAGAGCTTAGTAGGCTACAACACAGTGATGAAACAAGCGCAAGTGTGAGAGCTAGAAAACTACCAAGATTAGGTAATCAGCAGCGAAGCTCCGAACAGGGGAACGTTCATCGACTACCGCGAATGCGGGTAAGGCAAAGCGCCGAGAATGGGGAGCATCCTACTGGGATGAAGATATAGTCAGTGCATCTATGGAAACATAGAGAAATGAGGCTTTGATATATAATTGCAAGCTGAAACTTTTGCGCCTAGCGAACGCAGAAGAACAAACCAGAAATTTTACGCTTATCGCGGCCTGATGTATTCCAGCTGCCACTGCATTGAGAACTGGTATCCGACCATTGTGGTAGTGCCGGACTGCTTTGTGACCATATCAAACCAGAACATTAAATATGTATATGACCGCAAGATCCAGTTCAAAGACCGCAAGACCGGGGCTGACCGCGAGTGGGTGCAGAAAGACATTGCAGAAACTACCCGCGACATTGAGATAAACGCCTTTGACGGCTGCGGGATTGCACACCCCAAGATTATGCAGGAGATACAGCGGCGATTGGGCAGCGAAACACCTGTGACCAGTGTGGTGTGGCGGATGCCGTACTTTAAGGGTGTGCTGAACCAGATGGATTATGAAACGTTTTTTGCAGAACGCGGGGTACGATTCATCAAAGACATTTGGGGCGTGGAACACGATGTCAGCCCAGGGGCTGAACCCAAGATTATTGCGTGTGAGAGCATGTACAAGGGGTACAAGTATTTTAAGAAGACCGGCACGATTGCGGACTGGGAGGAATACTGGTACCAGTTCAAGAAGAACAAGCACTGCATTGGCATTGCAAAGTGGCAGTTTGATATTGACACAGAACCGCTATACACCCGCGGCAACTACCAGATTTTGCAGGACCTGGATTTGCCGGTAGACGAGTTTGAGCACCTGGCAGATTACAGCATTGATTGGGTTGAAAAGATTGAGAACGGCGACCCGGTATACACCTACTGCTTTTTGGGCATGCTGGCTGACCGGCACAAACCGCTGAATAATTATTGCGCGGCGATTTTGAAGAACCCGGAGATGCTGAAAGAGGAGGGGGTGCGAAAGTACATAACCAACCTGCTTGGAAAATACAAGGACGACATGAAGTGCGGCAAGTTGTGGCTGCGCGGAAGCTTTAAGTTCCTAGTGCCTGACCTGATTATGCTGATGGAACACATTGCCGGCCTACCCTTGAAGGGGGCGCTGGAGGCGGATGAGTTTTACAGTTTTGACAGAACAGGAACAACGCTTGGCGAACGGCTGATTGAACGCAATCCACACATTTGCAAGAGCGAGCATGTGATCCTGAAGGGCGTGACCAACCCGCTGCTGGAAAAATATTGCGGCCAGTTGGTGAACACGTTGATTGTTAATTGCAAGAGTATTACCCCGCAGAGATTAAATGGCGCGGATCGGATGATGGTCCGGGGCTGTGGTAACACAGCATTTGGAACGGTGTGAACCCTTCGTCAGGGGTGTGGCCCATATGGGCTGCTAACAGGGAATGCCTGCCTGAGAGACGGCAGGAGAATCCTGTGGCTGGAAACGGCTGCAACGACTATCTGGGATGAGTGTACCAGGGTAAGGCTGCTATTGACACGCAGTTTGGAGCGCACCGCTGCCGGGAAACCGGTAGAAGATATAGTCTATACCTATGAAAAACAACGTAGGTATGTATGATGGCGATCTTTGTTTGCTTCTTGATAGTCCTTTGATGATGAAGGGTGTGGACAGGAATGCAAAAATTGTAATTGACATTGAAGATAAAGTAACTGCGCTGGCGGAGAAGGACACGATCCAGAACCGCACGGCGTGCATTATGCGCAGCTTGAAGAGTTTGATTGGTGAAATTTCCAATTACGCGAGCTGCTACCACAACAAAACACCAAAAACCGAGAAGCAGAAAGAAACATACGCCCGGTATGTTGACCTGCTCTCCATAACCAACGGTGGCTTCGCCGTTGTAAAACCGCGTGAATGCCTTATCAGCAGTGTCGCCTAATGGGCGGCTAACGGTGAAACTCTTTATACTTTATTATTTTGAAAACCGATTTGTTACACCGGAAGGAGGTGAAAATGGTGATTTACAATATAAAGATTGAGGACGAGAAAAATCATGGTATCTATATTATTAAAAACATAAAGAATGGCAAAGTTTACATTGGTCAAACAAGAGCTGGGTTCCGTAAACGTTTTCTAAAGCATGTAAGCGGATTTAAGTGCAACAGTGGTCATACTCAAAAATTTATTGACGACTATAAGATTTACGGTCAAGATAGTTTTGTGTTTGAAATTTTAGAGATTGAAAATGATGACTCAAAGCTAGATAACTTGGAGCGAAAGTATATAAAAATGTTCGATAGTGTTGAGAATGGCTACAATACACAGGAAGGCGGCAACTCTTATTATAAAGATAAGCGCGTGAAGGATATGAAGCGTCCAGAGCGTGAGTACGATCAGGTGTTCAGGAAGACTCGTAGCGAATATATGAAAAACCGAGTTGTCACAGATGAAACAAAGGAGCGTATTCGCTATGCAAACCTTGGTTCAAAGTCACCTGTTGCAGTATTAAATGAATCATTAGTTGCACATATCAAGGAAGATCTTGTTCACGGAGATTCCATTAAAGAGGTGGCTACACGTTACGGGCAGAAATACTCTACGATATCTTCTATATCTCATGAGCGTTCCTGGGGCCATATTATTGTTCCTGGTTGGGATGATTATATTAGAAGTAAAGCTTCTGTCAGAAAACGACATATCTTAACAGAAGAAGAAGTTAGGAAGATTCGAGCATTATTGGCAGAAGGCTACAACGAAAGCCAGGTTGCAAGAATGTACGGATGTAGTTCTTCAAAAATAAATGGCATTCATAGAGGGATCACTTTTAAGGATGTCAAGTAAAAAAATAATAAAGTATAAAGACAATACCGTGCCAAGCTTTGATTGCCAGTTATTGGTAATTATTGAAGGTGTAACGACTAAGGGTGATGAGTGTAGCCCTGTAGGCCGGGAGATGATAGCCCGGACGCCAAGCGCGTGGCCATGGAAACATGGAAGAGATAGTCTGGCCTGTATGGTGACATACGGGATAATTGAAAAAACGAAAGCTATTGACTTCGCCAAAACCGGTGTGCTGTACCCGGTGCCGCGGCAGATTGCCAAGTATGGCAGACCTTTGCCGTATTTTATGAAGTATGCAAGCCCGTACTACAAGCGGATGAAGCGCCTGAGCTGCGCCCACAGCAACATGAATAAGATGTGTTGGGTTATTGAAAAGTGGGCGGACGGGCTGCGCCACAAAAGGAGTGACGGGTTTGATTACACAATTATGATTGACGCGGAAGTGGGATTTAGCCAGGAGCATTTTGATGCGATTGAAAAAATCTACTTTGAGTTTAATAAAACGGTAGCCGAGCTGGCAGAGACTGAACACCATTGCCGTTACTTTGATCGGTTCAAAGATGAGCTGGAGGCTGAGGGCGTTACAAAGGAGTTTGCCGCCAACTTTGAGGTTGACTGGCAGCTGTACTACAACAAGTTCTGTGCCCGGTGTGCAGAGATTTGCCTTGACCCCAAAGAACTGGCCAACATTGCCGTGATGCTTTGCTACCAGAAATACCCCCGCCGCAGCAAGAAGTTTATGTGGGTGGTGGCCGGCACCGGCATTGTGGAGAACATCCAGCAGGTGAACATTTGCTTGCCGCAGCTGTGCGATGACGGTGAATACGAGTACCTGGGCAAGCGTTATGCCCTGGTGCCGGTTGGCAACGAACTGAACATTGAACCGATTGAAGGAGGAGAGGGGTAATGTATTACAGCTATTATTGCAATGAAAAGATGCTGCTGGATAACTTTGACGATTACAATGAAAGCCCGCGGCTGTTACGGCGGCTGTTGGCGCAGAGTGGGTATGAGCCAGATTTTTGTGCAGATATGCAGCTGGCCCATACAGACCCCAAGTACATAAGGCAGTATGACCGGTTGGACCTAATCCAGCAGTACAAGAAAAAACAGCTGAAGAAGTGTGGACTGCGGCAGGTTGACAAGATCTACCTTTATGAGAGCGACCTGACTTACATCCGGCTGGCGATCCGTACTTATGGGCTGACGCAGCGACAGGTGAAGGTTTTGCTTGGTGTGATTGTTATGTGCCGGCTGAATGGTAGTGACACGCTGGATCTGATGAACCGATACAGGATTAAACAGTTTTGCTCTTGCTTTGGGCGAGATGTAACAGCGATACACATTGATGGCGCGAACTGGTGGGACGGTTATGAAGCGCCGGTGGAGCTGGATGTGCTGAGTGATAAGTGCGGTATATTGAACCGAATTACTTGCAAGCCGGGTCCGGGGCGGATTGGCTGTTTGTATGAGTATCCGTTTTATGATCACAAAAGCGAAGGTGTTTACTGCTGGGATGTGACGGCAGAGAACAACCGGTTGGATATGGATAAATTGTGCGCAAAGATCGGGCTGTTTGACAACCGGTACTGCGAAAAATGTGGGGAAGAGATTGCGTGGAATGCCAAGGCACACTACTGCAAGACCTGCGCGGAATTGGAGAAAAACGCCAAGACATTGGCCCGCGTGACCCGCTACAGAAACAAAAATAATACCTTGTAACGCTTGAAGCTGAAAACCCCCTATATATGATTATAGAGGGTAGAGTGCCCCTGACCATTATGGCCGGGGGTTCTTTTATTCTCAGATTATTTTTTTTATAAGGAGATTTTTGAAGATGATTGTTATTTCTAAGGAAGAAGCAAAAATGTTGCGCAAGAAGTTCCCCGGTGTGCATATGGTTACGACCGTGAACAAAACGATGGTGGACGAGCTGCCGTATGTGCTGCAGGCTTTGCCCAACAACTATTTTGCGCAGGAAGCTTTGGCTGAGATGGAGCGTGACCAGCGCCGCACCGGAATTGTGAATACACGGGGTGACGTGAATGCTTGAACTGCACAAGCTTGCCAAGGAAACTGACAATGAATACATCTACCGCATTTGTGCTGCCAAGGACCAGATTGGCACCTGGGACGATGTGGCGGATGTGATCAATAAAGAGCTGGGCCAGGACAAGGATGAGTGCGTATACCGCAAGAACTGGAAGGCGTTCAGCATGCTGGCGCACGCCAGTGAAACCAACTTGAGTGACGCCCAGCAGATTTTGGGCGAGATTAAAGAGCAGCGCCGCGAGCTGGAGAAAGAAAAGGTTAAGCTGCGGGACGAGCGCAATGAAGTGAGCCGCCTGATGCGGGTACAAGCCCGTGGAGAGAGCATGCGAGAGCTGATTGAACGGCGGTTCAGCGCTTATAAGCCGGAGACTTTTGAACACATTGGGGTAGTTAGTACAGAAGCACTGACGACCGACCTGATTGTTCACCTGACCGACCTGCATGCGGGAGTCAAGATTGAGAACCTTTACAATAGTTTTGACCAACAGGTGCTGCGTGCCCGGCTGAAGCGTTATGCAGAAAAGGTGTATGTGATCCAGCAACGCCACAATGGCCAGAATTGTTTTTTGGTGCTGGGCGGAGACCTGGTAAACGGTGAGATCCATCTGAACAACCGGCTGGAAAACAACGAGAATGTGGTGGACCAGGTGATCAGCGCCGGGGAAGCCGTGAGTTGGTTTGTGGCCGAACTGAGCCGTATGTTTGAACGTGTATACATTTATAGTGTGCCGGGCAACCATAGCCGGGTGTTCCCCGCCAAGGAGGATAACCAGCACGGTGAATACCTGGACAAGCTTGTGACTTATATTGTGGGCGCACGCTGTGCGGCACTGGGCAATGTAGAAACCTACCAGAATACGATTGACGAGACGATTGCGGACTTTATGGTACGCGGCCGACTGGTGTACGCAGTGCATGGTGACAAAGACACACCGGGCAGCGTGGTACAGACCTTGACTATGATGACAGGTGATAAGCCTGACATTGTGCTGATGGGACACCGCCACACCAATGCCCTGACGACTGTATACGATACGAAAGTATACGAAAGCGGCTGTGTGGATGGCGCGGACAGCTACTGCATGGATAAGAGATTGCGAAATAAACCAGAGCAGAACGTGCTGGTGGTGAATGCTTACGGCGTGGACTGCTGTTACGATATTACGCTGGATTAGAGCGTGGGATTTTTTGATTGAGAGGGGATGGTTTTTAGAGTGGGTGAGTATGAGAAGAAGCAGCCCGAATACTTTTGCAGTTATTCGGCGCGGCTTACGAATTTTTTGAAGGCGTTTGGTTTGAGCTATGAGAGCCGGCAGATGAACCCCATTACCCAGACAAGCTACTGTGTGTTTAAGCGCAGCCAGAAATTGATGGATGTGGTAGAGTTTTGGAACGAGTGCCGGAACAACTTCCGTGATTATGATGAGAACGGGAACCGCGCCGATAAGGCGGGTGACTGAACATGGCCGGAAGACCGAAAGGCTCTAAAAATAAAGCTACAATTTTACGAGAAAACGCAGAAGCGCAGGCAAAGATCCGCCGCATGATGGCAGAGGACGATGGGCCTGCGTATTTTGTTTGTGCCTGCTGCGGCAAGCGGTTCATGCACCAGAAGGATAATTTTTCCCCTGCGCAAAGCGAGCTGTGGCGAGGGAACAACCATTACTTCCCGGTATGCAAAAGCTGCATGGACAAGCTGGTTGACCATTACACCCAGGCGCTGGGCAATGAGGATGAGGCCATGAAGCGGGTGTGCATGCTGTTTGACATTTATTACAGCGAGGGCCTGCTGAAAAGCACGGCAAAGCACGCCCCGAACACAAGCCGGATGACAGCTTGGATCAGACATTGCAACATGACCCAGAACCATGGCAAGACCTATGATACCTACCTGGAAGAAATCAACGGGCGGGTGATCAATGATGTAAGCGATATCAGTGAGACACGACCAAACGGCGGTAAGGTAAGCCAGCGCATGGTTGGGTTTTGGGGGCCAGGGTTCAACGAGGCCGAGTATGTACGGCTGGACAATGAATACAAGGACTGGATTACCCGGTATGAGTGCTCCACCAAGGCGCAGGAAGAATTGTTCAAAGCGATCAGTATGGCGCAGATTATGCTGACCAAGGCATACCAGACGGGTGACACCAAGAAGGTAAAAGAGGCCAGCGATACTTTGCAGAACCTGCTGGGCAGCGCCAATATTAAGCCGAACCAGACGAACGATAATGCGCTGGCAGAGGCAAATACCTTTGGCACTTTGATTAAAAAGTGGGAAGACAAAAAGCCGATCCCGGAAGCTGCGCCCGAATGGCGGGATGTGGATGGGATTGGCAAATATTTCCGCACTTGGGTGACAGGGCCAATGATGGAACTGTTCAAAATCAAGAACCCGTGGCAGAAAGAATACGAGGAAGGCATGGCACCTTATACGGCGCACCGACCTGAATACACCGGCGGAGAAGAGGAAGAGAACGAGAGTATCCGCAACGCTATTTTTGGCACCCCCGGAGAGTGAGGTGGTGCTTGAATGGTGAAGAAAACTGCAAGAGAGGTTACGGAAGATAAGACAAGCCGGATCATGAATGCCGTGGCGCTGTGGGCCAGCTTTTACCGGGCGAACCCGCAGAGGTTTTGCAAGGATTATTTGAACGTAAACCTGAAGATGTTCCAACAGATTTTGATTTATTGCATGGCGCTATGCACAAATTTTTGTTTTATAGCGGCGCGTGGTCAACACTAGGCCCCCAGGTTGGGAAACCAGCTTGAGAGAACCGGACAAAATCGGTAGAGGCTGTAAAATGCTAATACCGAGATAACCTACCTTTTTAATAGAAGGAGGTATTGTAACGCATAGGCAGTGAACCTGTTACTGACAGAATATAATCCGCCCACGAGTGCCCGGCACCCTTAGAGGGTGAAAATGTATGCTGAACTTATGGGAAACCATAAGAACTGCCGGATAAAAAGCCGGTAGGATAACATTATTGCTAGGCAAGACGTTCCTATGTGCAATTTTCTGCTGTTGGAAAGCGATCTTGTACCCAGGCAGCTTGATTGTGATTGCGAGCAAAACGCGAAACCAGGGCAGCTTGGTACTGAAAAAGATTGAGCAGGAGTTGGTGCCGCGAAGCCCATTACTGCGCAGTGAGATAAAAGATATAACGATAAACCAGAGTGTGGCGAAGATAACCTTCCGCAATGACAGCGTGATTGAGGTTGTGACCGCCGCAGATACTGCCCGTGGCGGCCGTGCGAGTTTGCTGATCATTGACGAGTACCGCATGGTTGACAAGGAAGTGCTGGATCTGGTTTTGAAGAAGTTTTTGAACTACATCCGCCACCCCGGCTACATGGATAATCCCAAGTATGCTCATTTGGCGGAACGCAACCAGCAGATGTACCTAAGCTCTGCATGGTTTGAACAGCACTGGTCATGGGATTTGTGCAAAGATTACTTTGTGAACATGTTTGACACCACGAAAAATTACTATTGTTTCCGATTTCCATACCAGATGAGTATTAAGGAAAACCTGCTGCTGAAGAGCCAGGTAGAAGACGAGATGACAGAATCGACGTTTTCTGACATACGGTTCCGCATGGAAAATGAGGCGTTGTTTATTGGCACGACAGACGGTGGGCTATTTAGCTTTGACGACATTAACAAGCAGCGCAGGATCATAAAAGCGTTCTATGCGCCAAACATGATTTTGAACAATAAGGCGGCTTGCCAGTTGCCGGCCAAGAAGACTGGTGAGAAGCGGATTTTGACGGTTGATATTGCTCTGATGAGTTCTAAGCGCCGCGACAATGACGCCACCAGCATCTTTTTGAACAGTTTGGTGCCAGACAGTACAGGCAAGTGTACCAGCAACATGGTGTACACCGAAAATTGCGAGGGTATTATTACGCAGGATTTGGTGCTGAAGCTACGCCGCTACTTTAAGTATTTTGAGTGTGACTACATTGGCATTGACGCAAAGGGTCTTGGTGCCCCCATTATGGATCTGCTGATGCACGAGTGCTATGACCCAGAGACGGGCGAGACATACCCACCGCTGAACTGCTGCAATAACCCGGATTTCCAGGAGCGGTGCCCCGACAAGACGGCACCCAAGGTGATTTGGGCGATCATGGGCAGCAGCCAGTTTAATAATGACGTGACAATTGCGTTGCGAAGCGGAATCCAACAAGGGAGAATCCGGTTTTTGGAATCCGAATATGACTGCGAAGAGATTTTGCGGGCGAACATTAAAGGTTACGACAAGCTTTCACCCATGGAGAAGATGGCGCTGCAGATGCCGTACATCAATACCGGATTGGCTGTAAATGAGCTGGTAAACCTGGAATATGAAGCAACGAATAATTTGATCCGTGTGCATGAGAAGCCCGGCGCACGCAAGGACCGTTATAGCAGCCTGAGCTACAACTATTACATTGCGCTGCAGGTTGAACGCATGATGAGTAAAAACTTTATGCGCAATAAAAAGATTGAAATAAACTTTAGAGCGCCCAGACTGCGGCATTAAGGAGGCGGCTATATGGAAGAAATACAGCAGAAAAAGGTCGCCATGATCAGCCCGGACGGCAAGAAAAGCTTTGTGCCATTGACGGAATTTATGAGTAAGGTGCGATATGCGAACCTGGCAAACGTGAAGATCCGCGACCTGGAAAATAACCGCGATTACAACCCTACTTATAAAAAGTACACCAAGAGCCAGATTGTTACCTATTTGGCGAACCCGGCCAACTATGAAGTGCAGCTGCGGCAGATGAGCCAATACCTGTTCAATATTTCGAACTATTACAGGCGGCTGATCCAGTATTTTGCCAACATGAGCACGTTCAGTTACATTGTGGTGCCGTATGGCGTTGATTATTCCAAGAATGTGAACCTGCAAAAGTTCAAAAAAGGTTACTATGCGGTGACGGCACAGTTGGAAAAAATGAACCTGCGGCACGAGTTCAGCCGGGCGTTGATGGTGGCGTTCCGTGATGATGTGTATTACGGGTACGCATGGGAAACGAACGACAGCTACACATTTCAGCAGCTGGATGCAGACTATTGCAAGATCAGCAGCATTGAGGATGGTGTATACAACTTTGCGTTCAATTTTTCTTACTTTGATTCCCACAATGAGCGATTGCCAAATTTTCCGCCGGAATTTACCACGATGTACAGTGCGTACCAGAAGGATTCCGGCTTGAAGTGGCAGGAGCTGTCAAGTGAAAATTCTATCTGTTTGAAAGTAAACGAGCAGACGTATGTGCCGATCCCGCCGTTTGTGAGCTTGTTCAGCGCACTGGCAGATATTGAAGACTACCGGGCGATCAGTAAGGATGCCAGCGAAGTGAATAATTACAAGGCGTTGGCGCTGGAGATCCCGGTGGGGGATGACGGTACATTTTTGATTGACTACGACCTGTGCAAAGAGTTTTACGACATGCTGTGCAACGTGCTGCCGGAGAACATTGGCGCGATTATGAGTCCGATGAAGATCAGCAGCTGGGACTTTGAAAAAAGTGGAGCTGTGAGCGGCAGTGACGATGTGGCAAAAGCCGAAAATTCGATGTGGAAACAGGCGGGTGTAAACAACATCTTGTTTGGTGGCGGTGAAGACCCCAGCAGTTCAACGCTGAGCCTTTCTACCGTGAATGACCAGATGATTGTGTTTGCGATGATGCGGCAGATTGAACGCTGGATCAACCGTAAATTAAAGAGTGTTTCGACGGCAGTTAAGTTTAAGGTAAATATTTTAGATGTGACGTATTTTAACCGGCAAGAAGTGCATGACCGCCTTGTAAAAGATGGCCAGTACGGAATGCCGGTGCGCAGTGCCATTATGGCGACAAGCGGATACAGCCCAAGCGATGTGGAGAACATGCAGTACCTGGAAAACACGGTATTGAACCTGTCGGCCAATGAGGTGCCGCTGATAAGCTCCAACACGCAGAGCGCTGCTGACAGTAATGCCGCGACAGATGAAGGCGGACGCCCTACCAATGCAAGTGAAGGTAAGGCGCTGACAGACGCAGGCGAAAACAGCAGCGAGGAAGACCTGGCGACAGGAGGCTGATTACTCGATGAAGCGTGAAGTTAAGGTGCGCGGCCGTGACGTGGTACTATATTTGCTGCGCCAGAAAAAGAAGCTGGTGCGGGAAGAGCGCGACAGTGGCGGCCATACAGTATATATTTTTGAACTTGACGACGATGATTTGAAGGCTGTGCAGGAGTTTGCCGCACAGCAGAAAAAACGAAATTACTTTTGAGAGACCGCTATGCAAGCGGCCTTTTTTAGTTTACGGGGTGATTGGATGTGAGTGAACGGTTGAACCGCCTGCCAATTACCTTTGAAAAAACCGGAGAAGTGATGGGCAAAGATACGCGTTTTATTAACGTGACGATTGATGTGCTGCATACTGGCGGCAACCTGAACGGATCGCGGTTTGAAAAAGAGGTAGTTGACCGGGCAGCAAAGAGTATTGCGAATACCCCGATCCTTGGATACATTGAGCAGAATGACGATGGTGAGCTTGATTTTAAGGGCCACGAGCATGAGCTGATTGTGGACGAGGACGGGATTCGATATGTATATGCCGGCAGCGCTTACGGTGTGATACCGGAGAGCTGCAACCCGCGCTGGGTAAGCCGGGATGACGGCACAGGAAAAACACGGGAATATTTGCGCGTTGACGGGTTGCTGTGGACCAAGTTTGACGATTCCTGTGGGATTTTTGAGCGGGATGTGGTGAAAGGGCAGAGCATGGAGATCACCAACATGGAAGGCTATGTGGATAAAGACGGCTACTATGTTGTGCAGAATTTTGATTTTGATGGCTGCTGCGTGCTTTCCACCACTGACCCGCAAATCCGACCAGCAATGACGGGCAGCACAGTTACGGCGAATTTTACCGCCGCGACGATTGCGAGCCAGGTTAAGGATATGCTGGCGGAATACACAGCTTTACAGAGATCTGAATCCTCCAAGGAGGCTCAGATAGATAATTTTGCGAAAGGAGACGATTGCTTGAAAGAAAAAGAAGAAATTCTGGCTTCTTACGGCATTGACGCTTCTACGCTGGAGTTCTCTTTGGAGGAAATTACCATTGAGGAACTGAAAGCGAAGTGTGAAGAGATGGCTGCAGCAAAATCTGCCGAGCCGGAAGAGCCGCAGGGTGAACCGGAAAGTGAGCCGGCGGCAGAGCCTGCTGCTGAACCCGCAGAACCCGAAACCCCGGCAGAACCGGAAGGCGGCGAGCCTGCTGCAGATTACAGCCTGAACCTGTGCGACAAGCTGAACGAAGTAAACGAGGCCATTAGCGCTGAAACCATGATTGACCCGTGGGGCTATGAAGTGAGCCGCTATTGGCTGCAGGATGTGCAGGATGATCTTGCCGTTGTGATGGATTGCCAGGATTGGAAGATCTACAGCTTTACCTTTACCATGGATGGCGACAACGTGAAAGTTGATTTTGCCAGCAAGAAACGCATGAAGGTAAAGTACGAAGCCTGGGATGAAGGCAGTGCCGATATGGGCGTGCCCGCGCTATACAGCACCATGGGCGACAAGGCCAAAGAGCAGACCGAAAAACTGGAGGCTGCCAACAAGCAGTACAGCGAACTGAAAGCAGAGTATGACGAGATGAAGCCGAAATATGATGCTTACGTTGCGGCCGAGGCTGCTGCTGCCAAAGAAGAAGAGAGTGCTAAACGCGAACAGCTGTTTGCCGTTATGGATCAGAAGCTGGATGGCGATGCTGATTATGCCAAGCTGCGAGATAACAAGACGATGGAGTTTACCGTTTTGGAAGATGCTTGCTACAAGCTGTTGGGCAAAAAGGCCGCTGAGTTCAGTTATGTTCCGTCCAAAGAAAAGAAGGGCGAGGTAAACAAGGTCCGGTTTGGCGTGAATGGCACACAGAAGACAGAGAAGCGCTACGGCGACCTGTTCGAACGTTACCTGCATACAAAAGAGTAAAAAAAAGGAGTTACATATTATGGCTAACATTAAACATGCTGTTGTTGGCACCGATATGCTGGTTGGTTCCAGCAACGCTGCCTACCTGAAGAGTGTTGTTTTTTACAAGGATGGCAGCCCTGCCGCCATTGATAATGGCAACATTGTTGTGATTGGTGATGCGATCGGCCCCGAAACCTACAAGGCTGAAGCACCTGCTGCTGATTCCAAGCGTTCCCTGCTGGCCCTGGTTGCCGGCGTTGAGCTGTTTTACGATGAGACCCGCACCCATTACCTGACCGAGTGGGAGAACGAAGCTGGCAAGCCTGTTCGCGTTTACCTGCTGGTTGCCGGTGCTGATTCTTTCCGCGTTACTGCTGAAGCTTTTGACGGTACCCCCGAAAAGGGCAAGTTTGTTGCCTTTGCTGCTGGTTCTACCAAGCTGAAAATTGAGGCTGATGCTTCTGCTGACAATGTTTTTGGTGTGATCAAGCGCGATCCTGTGAAGGTTGGCTTTGGCGATGGCCAGTATACCTATTACATCGTTGATGTGATCGCCTGATTTTTTGTATCAGCGAGTTAGTTATAACTAATTACTGGTGTGGCCTATGGCTGCACCTATCTTTATATGTAAAGGAGTATTAACATGGATGAGAAACTGATTAAGCTGGCCGTTGATGGCTACCATGGCCACCTGGGCGAATACAGCGTGAAAGACAGCCAGGAAGTTCTGCGCCAGGCCATGATTGAGGCTAATAATGGCAAGACCAGCATGAACTACAAAGATATCCGCGACGGTAAGTGCAACAACCTGTTTGCTATTACCGAAGTTCTGATTGATAAGGTCAATGAAGAGGGCCTGAAGGGTGACGAGTTCTTTACCAATTTTATTGAGGACCGTAACACCTCTCTGGGTGATACCAATATTTTCCATGCCACCAAGCCGTGCCTGCTGACTGTTGCCGACATTGCTGAAGGCACCCAGGGCGTTCGCCGTCAGCGTCTGGAAGCCGGCCAGGACATTACTGTGAATACCCAGCTGCGTGCTGTGAAGGTTTACGAGGAAATGAACCGCGTACTGGCTGGCCGTATTGACTTTAATGACCTGGTTGACACTGTTGGCCGCAGCTTTACCCAGTACGATCTGGACAGCGCTTATCTGGCATGGACCAGCATGTTCACCAAGCTGGACCCCGTTTATACCCAGAGTGGTTCTTACAATGAGGACAAGCTGCTGGACCTGATTGAGCACATTGAGGCTTCTACCGGCGATACCGCTACGATTGTTGGTACCCGCAAGGCACTGCGCAAGATTACCACTGCTACCATGGGTGAGCAGGCCAAGAGCGACCTGTACAGCATGGGCTACCTGGGTCACATTGCCGGCACCCCGATGGTTGCGATGAAGCAGCGCCACAAGATCGGCTCTACTGAGTTTATTCTGCCTGACGACACTGTTTACATTTTTGCCGGCGACACCAAGCCCGTGAAGCGCGTTACCGAGGGTGAAGTTACCATGCTGATGGGCGACCCGATGAACAAGGCCGACCTGACCCAGGAATTCCTGATGACCAAGCGTACCGGTATTTCCATTATTCTGGACCGCGACTTTGGCAGCTACAAGTTTGCCTGATTTTGAGCTGAACGATACCCCTGCCGCAAGGCGGGGTTCTTTTTTTTATATAAGGAATATTTTGGAGGTATGTTTTGGCAACTGCGAAGATTACCAATGAGACCATGGTGGAATGCAAGAACGGCACCCATGGCAACTTGTTTTATGCTTCGACCCGCAACCCCGGCTACACCGTTGAGTGGACCGAGTTTGGCGAGGTACAGGAGATGGACTACGCCGAGCTGCTTGTAATGCGTGGCAGCCAGCCGCGGTTTTTCCGTGATAACTGGATTTTGATTGAGGATGCCAATGTATTGCGCAAACTGGGTGTGGAACGTTACTACAAGAATGCGCTGACCACGGAGAACTTTGACGAGGTATTTAAGTGGACCCCGGATGAGCTCCGCGAGAAGGTGCCCAAGATGAGCGAGGGGATGCGCGACAGCATCCGTATCCGCGCAAAGGAGATGCTGAAAGCAGACCAGCTGGACAGCCGTGCCATGATTAAAGCATTGAACGATGTGCTGGATTGTGACTTGGAAGAATCCGTTGCGTTGGAGGCACCCAAGAAACCCAGAACCCGCAAGAGCGGCGTTGAGATTGTGACGATCGGCGGAACCGAAGAATAATGAGAGGAATGGTGCGGGCCAATGGGCACAAGATACGAGGAAGTTTATGAGCGTTACCGTGGCCAAGTCCGCAACTATGAGTTCCTGGACTACGATGCGGTGACAAGAGAAGCAATGCAGCTGGATCTTTTGAAGATGGCGATCAGCGATTTTGAGGATGTGTGCAAACAGGACCTGAATGACAGGGAAGATGACCTGCTGGAGTTCAACATTACGCTGACGAACCGCGAGAAGGATATTTTGGCACTGGGCATGATTGTGCATTTTGTGCGCCAGTATGTTTATAACACAGACGCATTGCAGAACGGATTGAGCACAAAGGATTTTACGTTATTTTCGCCAGCCAACCTGTTGGAGAAGATGACGACCCTGCTGACCACGACAGAGCGGCAGCAGATGAAGGAGATTAACCTATACTCTTTCCGCAATGGGGAAATTGCGAGCTTGACTGAGTGAGGTGGTAGCGTATGAACTATGAGACATATGCTGCTATGCTTGGCAGGCACGGAAGTACGCGGCGTGACCGGATGGTTGAAAAGAGCAAACGGGATACGCTGAGAATGGGGCCTGATTCCCCTGCCTATAAAGAGGTAGAGATTGAGGGGGTACCCCACCACATGATGATTATTAGCAGCACGGTGACAAACCAGAAGATTATACGCACTATGCCGGGCGACAACTTTGAGATTGGAAAAATCATGCTGTTTAGTAAAAGCCATTGGCTGATTACAGAGCGCGATGCGGACGATGAAATAACCGTGCGCGGTAAAATTGAGCTGTGTAACCGGAGCATCCAGTGGCAGAACCATGAGACCGGGGAAATTATTACCCGGTGGGCGGTTGTGGACAAGCCGTATTTTTCCAACCTGAACGAAGATGTATACATGACCATTTCCAGCCGCGAATTCCAGGTGAAAATACCGTATGATGAGGAATCGGCTTTGCTGGATGTGGGGAAACGCCTGATGATGGAGCAGATCAATGGCAAGCCAAAAACTTACCGTGTGACCTGTGTGGACGCTATGACAGAACGCTATGACTGGAATGACGCCCAGACGGGATTTTTGGTTTTGAACCTTGAACAGGACCAGCATGTGGAAGAACAGGATAACGCCGAAAAGATGTTATGCGATTACCAGGAGGTAAAGCAAGCACCGGAGGACGGCGAAGTGGTTATTAAATACGCGGGCGAACCTAAAGTGCGCATTTGCGGGCGTGGCAAGATTTTTAAGGCCACGATTGATGGCAAGCCGCTGCCGGGATGCACCTGGAGCCTGAGCGTTGATGATAAAGCACTTGAAACAAAGGTATACCTTGCCAACAGTGTGCAGTGGAACCGGGTAACTGGGGACAGCTGCCGGGTATGCGCAGAGGATAATGCCGTGCTGAATGGAGCCACCGTGAAATTGACGGTCGTGGCACCGGACGGCAAGAGCACAGACAGCATTGCAGTGAAGGTGGTGGACGTATGAACCTGAGTGAGCTGGGAGAATACAAACACAAAGTAGCCGCCCTGCTGGCACAGGACGACACCATTATTAACCTGCTGCTTGGCCCCGTGGACGATGATACTGACACGGACGAGATGCTACTGGGCGATAAGAGCATTAGTACCGGACATATTTACGAGTTTGAGTATGTGCCGGAGATCAATGAAACGGCGGATACCTACCTGTGCATGGAGACTGTAGTGGCTAAGGCACCGAGCGATACGGCATACAGAGTGTACCTGTACATTTTTGCCTATTGCAATAAGAAGGTAATGAAGAGTTACCGACACCCCGGCGTGCTGGGGACGAAGGCCGATGTGTTGGCCATGAACGTTGACCGTTTGCTGAACGGCAGCGAAGATTTTGGAATTGGGAAGGTACGGTTATTGAACAACGATGTATACAAGCCGAATAATAATTATTACGGCCGCTGCATTACATACGAAGTGATGGCGTTCAACCGCAAGATGGGTGGCGCAAAGTGAAAGTACCGTACTATGAACTGCTGAACCCCGAAGGTTTTATGGTGAAAAATGTGGGCAGAGTACACTCGCCCCGACTGAGCGACATTAACGAGCGCGGCTATATGAACTATCAGTTTGCGCTAAGCACTTTGCTGCTGACACCACAGGCGATGTTTGAAGACATTGCCAAGGTGACAGGGCAGGAGAACCCGTATGAAGCTTTGAGCGAGGAGGAAAAAGCCACCATTAACACCTTTGATTTATTAAGTATGAGCAAAGAAAGCCAGGCGGAGATGATTGCCGCACTGGCCTTTTTTATTGATGCGCCACTTGAATATGATGAAGCACACCATGCTGTACTGGTGAATAAAACCGAGGTGGACGATAAGATCCTGATTGATGGTTCCATAACGCGAGATAACTGGGCAGAGATTTGCGATATTTGCCTGCAAACCGCGTACATAGACCAGAAGCGGGAGGAAAACTTGAAGTTCAAAAATGAGGCTGCCCGCAAGTTTTATGAACGATTCCAAAAGAAAAAGGCTGAATATGAAAAATCGAAACGAAAAGGGTATAAGAGTAACCCTGATTTGGAGTTGGGGAACATCATCTCTGCGCTGGCGACAAACCATAACAGCCTGAATTATACGAATATTTATGATTTGACGGTGTACCAGGTACATGACACTTTTAACCGTCAGAACATAAAAAAACAAAATGAGATCCATGACATGAACTATGCCGTATGGGGTGGCGAGAACGACCTTGGCGGATGGTACAAACACATGGAAACTGATAAATAATAACGGAGGAATAAGATATGGCTGTAAATCCGAATATGGCGAACCGTGAAGTTGCTGATCTGGTTCTGCTTGATTACAAGACCAAGAAAGTTTTTCTGCCCATTGATTTTGCCAACGTGACCACAACTGACTTTACCGCAAACCGCGTGTTTGCAAAGGGCGGCCAGGGCGCACCGAACCGTGTTGGCTTTGATGGCGAGCGTGCAGGCACCCTGAAGGTTGATACCCAGATCATGCCTGTTAAGCTGTTTGCCCTGCTGAGCGGCCAGGACATTGGCAAGGTTGCAAAGATTATGAAGCGCGAGGTACTGACCGCCACCACTGACGGCATTGAGCTGAGTGAGACCCCGAAGGCCGGCACTGTGCAGGTTTTTGCTGTTTCTGACGACGCTGGCACTGAGATTAGCGATCTTACTACAACTGACAAGAAGGTTACTGGCGCTGGCCTGCAGGACGGCAAGAACTATATTGCCTACTACTTCTACGACAAGAACGATGGTGTTCAGACTGTCAAGTTTGATTCTGACACATTCCCGCGTGCCTTTGAGATCCACGGTATGATGCCGTTCAAGACCGAGGACGACGAGATTGTACAGTGCGAGCTGGTTTACTACAAGGCTCAGCCGCAGGCAAGTTTCAGCCTGGCTTTCCAGAACACTGGTGATCCGACCACTGTTTCTATCACCTTTGACTGCATGGCCAACCAGGACGGCGACATTTACGACATGAACTTTATGGAGTGATCAACGCAAATCCCTACCTTATTATATAGGCTTGGATTGTGATGTTTGATCCGTGGGGGAGCGAAAAGCTCCTCCATTTTTAGAACACGAAAGGAGTAGCGTGCATGGAAGACAAGAATACTGGCGGTATTGCCGATGTGGAGATTAAACCTGTTGAAACTGCTGCCCCGCCTAAAGTGCCCCTGAAGCGTCAGGTGCGCCCGCTGAAGGGCGTGGTTGTATACTGCAACAAGGAACGCGGGTACATGGGTTTTGAATGTGATGGGCACGGCTACCAGATGCCGGTGAAAGATGGCTATGCCGTTGGCGATGTGGTTAAGTTCAAGATTACAGACGGGAAGATTGAGCTGTGCAAGTAAGCGGACGAAGCAAGTATAATGTGAGTCGTGACAAGAGCAAACGCACCTATGACGGGATTGTGTTTGACTCTGAACTTGAGATGAAGTATTACAAGGATGTTGTGCTGCCGGGGGTTGCCAGCGGGGAGATTGTGGACTATCAGCTGCAGAGACCCTATGAGCTACAGCCAAAGTATCGCAAGGAACGTGGGGGAAGAATGGAGACGGTGCGAGCCATTAACTATGTGGCTGATTTTTGGTTGAAGTATAAAGACGGCACGACAGAGGTAATTGACACCAAGGGGTGCCCGGATACTGTGGCACTGATGAAGCGGAAGATGTTTGATTATCTGTACCCGGATGAGCATTTGCGCTGGATTGTGTACCGTAAACGGCGTGGTGGGTGGATTGATTACGACACGTTGTAGCTGTGATTATGCCAGGAAACGGCAGAAAAGCTTGTTGAGCATAATAAAATTAAGACATGGTACCCGAATAGAACATGAACACGGCTCCGCCTGAAAAGGGCGGGGCTTTTTATTTTGTGAGGTATTTTTTTATGGAAATTAAGAAGAATATCCGTGTGGGCGACAGAATCCGATTTGTGGATTTTGTTTGCGACATGTGCGAGAAGGACGGCAAGCAGTATTACGCGCTGTTTGATTATGCTTGGCGCATTGCGGTGATTACCTTTTTTGCACCTGAAGCGGAGCTGGACAAGATGGACACAGATGAGATGTGCGACTTTGTTTACAGCCGACAGGGCATTGAGATTGTGGAAGACCCGGATATTGCGGTGATTACAGCGGGACTTTATGAGGCATGTGAAGCCGAGATGAAAGACCGGAAAGAAAAATACATGAAAGTATTTGATGCGATCAACCACCCGGACCCGCTTGACCGGATTGCAGACGCCTTTGCAGAGATTGCAGGGAATTTGAGCCAGTTGGGAGACCAGGAATTCTTGGCTGATCTGGTAAAGAAAGTGCGTGAAGGAGAGCAGCCCGCAAAGAAGCCGCCCGTGAAGATTGAGGTTGTGAACGGCAAGGAGAGTTAAATGGCCAAGACGGTAAGCACACAGAAAGGGCTGGAACTGGAACTGCAGCGGCGAATTAACCTGGCACTGAATGGCGGGGCGAAAACGGCTGTGGAGAATTGTTTGAAGAAGCATATCCAGGAAGATGTACTGGATGTATACCAGCCAAAAGTATATGAGCGCCGCGGCCAGGGCGAAGGGGCATTGGAAGCCGACAGCAGCGTGGTGAGCAGCGTAAGAGAACATGTGCTTACGGTAAAGGATATTGGTGTGCCGAATGAATCAGCCGTTGGTGGGCAGTACAAAACCGGCACCAATACACCGCTTGCTGAGATGGTGGAGAAGGGCGATGTGAAAAACATTTGGGGTTCGCCACCTGATGCGGCCTATTTGCACCCGCGCCCGTTTGTGGCAAACACGGCAAAAGAAATCGCAGATGGGAACAGTGCCGTACATGGAGAGATTGTGAAAGCCATAAAAGAGCAGTTCCCTGATAACTAACGCGACGAGAGCTTCGGCTCTTGTCTTGAGCGGCTGATTTGAAAAGAATCGGCCTTTGAAGGCTTGAGCCGAACCGTAAGGGGGAAAGTATATGGCGGAAGATTTAAGTATTAAGGTAAAAGTGGAACCTGACGGCGGTGGTGTGCAGGGGAAACTGGATGAGATTGCGAAAGACAAAAAGTTTAATGTACAGATTGGCGATAAAAACCTAAAGACACAGCTAAAGAGCATCAGCAAAACCATTTCCGGGGCGATGGAAAAGGCAATGGCCAATACCATGAAGGCTATTGACGACTACGCTAAAAGCGCCCAGCAGGCAGCCGCAGTTATTGAACAGGCACAAAAGCGGGAACAGGCGGCGCTTACTTCTAATATAAATCTACTTACTGGTAGTGTACAGAAACGAAAAGAACTCGCAAGTGCCACTCAAGAGCAGATTGTCGCACAAAAGCAGCTAAATGAGGGAATCAAGCTTACTGCAACACAAGAACGAGAACTTAAAAACAGTATAAATAAAGATACTGAGATTTCGGCTCTTAATACAAAAATAAAGCAGTACCAAAAAATAAAAGAAAATATTTCTGACATCAAAACACTTGTTGCCGAAATAAATGCAGAAACTACAAATTCTAATGACGACGAAAAAGCAAAAAATGGAAACGATGTTTCTTCTGAAATTTCTTCTTTTCAGCAAAAACTTTTAAGCACTCTTAAAAATCCTACATTAAAACAGGGATTACAGGAAAATTCTAATGATATCAGTAAGGATATAGACACTTATTTTTCTTTGATGAGTGATAGCTTTGAGAAAGGCGCAGTAGAGATTAAAAATGTCGTTGGAAACGAAACTGATAAAATCAAACAAGTTTTCAATGTCTTTGAAGATATCGTAAAGTGGGATGATCCTGATGTAGGGTATGAAAGTTTTACTGATTATGTAAAGGATCAGTTGGCGGAGACTGAAGAAGACTCTAACAAGGTAGCGAAACAGTTCAAAACAGTAATTAAGGCTATAGATATGAAGGCATCGGAAGAATTAAATTCTGCCGCCTTGAATTATACTGCGACTCTTAAAAGCTTGTTTGAAAAGTTAAATGAAGCCCGTCAAAAAGTATTAAGTTCTACATCAACAGAAGAAGAGGTTGAAACTGCTGCAAAAGATTATCAAGAGTATTGGGTTGAGATTGCTTCGACCATTGGTATTTTACCTGATAGTGTAAAAAATCAAATGGTTTCTGGTATAGACAATACAATCCGGGCTGTTGAAGAAAGAATTGAACAACGAAAAAAAGAACTTCAAAATAAAGTTGCCGGAATAAGTGATGCGCAGACAGAGTTAAAAACCATGTCTGAACCGGATTTGGATGATACTGAAATAACAGCCCGTATAAAAAGCACTACTGAAACTATTATTTCTCAGCTTGATACGATGGCTCAAAAGCAAAAGGATGTCACTGCTGCAAAAAATGGTACATTAGAGGCTGAGCAGGCCATTTACACAGAAACTAAAAAAAGCATTGATGCTCTTCAGACCCTGGTTAAGCAAAAAGAGCAGATTGCAGAAGAAATTTCAAAATTAAAATCTGAGGCTACCGGTATTACAGATGGTAAAAACAAGGCTGATGATGCGAAAACCTTGCTTGAAACGCTTTCGGCAATTAACCCAAGCAAGGTAAAAGATGTTCTGGATAAAGTTTCTGCGTTCGTTAATTCTGTGGCAGAGAGCAACCCGAAGCTTGAAACGACCAAAACAAAAGCTGCTGAATTTAATGCGGCCATTGAGAGCATCAATAAAACTTTGGCAATCTCGACGGCCTTTTTGACCAGCTTAACCAAGGAAGATAAAACGGCCAAAGGAAAGCGCGGCGGCAAAAAGACGCAGAAAGCGGATACTACCGAGATTGATGAAGCTGTAAAGCTGCAGCAGTTGGTATTGAACGCAGAAAAAGCGGCGGACGCGGTTAAAAATGCTATCACCAATGCCAGTAATTCAATTAGCACCATTACGACCGAATTGAAAACAGCGGCTACCAGTGCAGACGGAGCAAAAGAAGCGACCCGCCCCATGATTGAGGCTGCAACTGCCCTAAACAATACTTTTAAGCAGTATAGTGAATCCCTGGCAGACATTAAAAATACTGCCGGCCTGATGAACGGGACTGCAGCCACAGCTAAGCGCGGGAAGAAAGTCGCCACTGAGACTGCCAGCATGGATGATGTGTCCGCCAGTGTTACAAAAGCGAATGAGGCCAGTACCCAGATCCACACGATATTTACCAAGTTTGCCAAGATTGGCGCTGCGACAAATGGGTTTGCTGAAAAAGCAGCGCAGATTATTGCGGCATCTGATGAAGTAAACGCTATTATCCTGGCTTATAAAACCACTGGCGAGCGTACAGCGACTACAACGGCTGATGCGGCAAAACAGCAACAGAGCGCTGCACAGGAGCTTTCTGCCCAGATGGAAACTGTTGGTGCGACCCTGAATAATGCCGGCGAAAAGGTTGGCCGGGCTACCACCGCGCTGAGCGAAGCTGCGCAGGCCAGCGGCACGATTGATGCCAGTGTGAAAACACTTGTTGCGGCAGGAAGCCGGTTAAAGCGACTGTTTATCAGTTATTCTAACATTGCGGCAGGGCTGCAGGAAAACCTGGACAGAGTGGCAGAGATTGATGGCAGCAAGAATGCGACAACTTACCGCAAGCTTGGGAACTTTATCAACAACATCGTTGATTTCTACAAGAAGTCGATTGGTGAGCTGAGTGTCATTAACAGTGTTGAACTGCCAAAAGATGAAAGCGGCAAAACGGTAACGCCGAAGGTTGATGCGGCAGTAACAGAAGCCACCCAGCGATTCAAAGCGACGCTGGATGAAGCACTGAACCAGGCACTGGCTACGCTGAAAGATACCAGCGGCCTTGATGCAAAACTTGCCAAGGCACAGAAGAGTACGACAGATGCTAAAAAGGCCAAGACTGACATTGTGAATGGCTTTGCGGAAATTACTGCCGTATTTAATAGTCTAACGAATGCAGCCAAGAGCATTACGGACAGCATGACGGACCTTGCTAAACTGAAAACCATGACCGACGAGGTAAACATGGACCAGTTTGCGGAGCTGATTAACAACTCTGTTGATGAGCAGATTAAGAAAATCTCCACTAAGATCCGCAAGGACGCGATGCTACAAACCAGCCCCAACAACGACCGGGTGACATCGCTGGCAATGAAGACCGGCAATATTGGCTCCATGATTAAGCAGATGCCGGACGGCGCTGTAAAAGATAGTTACACCAAGCAATTTGCCGAACTGAATGACGACATTACTGCCTTTTATAATGGCAGCGAAAAAGCCGCAACAACATGGGCAGATATTGTTAGCCGGACCACCGAGATGGCGGAAGGTGTAAAACAGGTTAATAAAGAAACCCAGGAAGCGGCCAAAGCGGCGGCACAAAGCGCAATTAAGAGTGCGCAAGACCTTGAACAGCGGCAGGCTCTTGCTACAGAATTACAGCAGCGATTTGATGCGTTGAATAACACGATCGATAAGGGCAAAGAGATTGAAGGTAACGGTAAAGCTTTTAATGAGTTTCATAGTGCATTAGAGCAAATTGAAGTAGACGCAAAGCGTCTTGGTCCACAGTTAGAATCTGCACTGGATAAAAAGGATATAGTGTCATTAAAGGCTTTGACGGACTACGACAAAAACTTAACCGACATTGAGCAAAGAGTTGCTAAGGTAACTGACGGAGTGATTAGCACTACTTCAAAAGCTGTTAAATCCGTCGCTGACCAAAAAGAAGAGTTAAAAAATATCGATCCAACTGCTGCGATTAACAAAGCTCTGAATTTGAATGTTGACGGCGCAGAAAGTGCTAAGATTACACGCCTGCGGAAAGAACTTGAGGAGTCTAAGACTACAATAGCAAACGCCCGTAAAGCATATGAGGATGATTGGAGTTCCGATAATTTTGACAAGCTCGTAACCGCTATGAAAAATGGCCAGGATGCTGCCAACAAATTTACGACAGCAGTAAAGACGGCCAATGATACCATGGCTGACAATGGTACTAGAAGTAATGAACGCCAGTTTGAGCAGATTAAGGACTTTTTGGCAAACTACCAGACGATGCTAACGACTTTGCAGCGGAGTGCTGGTAATAAAGGATTCAAAGAACTTGGCGGAGACAATGGTGTCTACAAGCAGACCAAAGGCGCTCTTGAAAGCATGGCTAAAAAAGCTGAACAAGTTAAATCTGCGGCTGACGTTCCAACTTTTATTGCTGCGATGGCCAAGCAGTTTGAAAATGCCAAAACACCGATTGAAAGTGTCTCTGATGCGTTGAACGCTGTTAAAACAAAGATTGGCGAAACAAAGGCGGAAGCTGATAAGTTTAATGGCGCTCTTAAATCTCAGCGTGATGTGAACACTTATATTAAGAGTGTTTCTAATTCTTTGTATACAGCACAGAGGTATTTGTCTAATAACTCTAAAATTACAACTGATCCTGCGATATATGCACGATATCTTGAGTATATTGAACGCTACCAGGAATTGCTAAAATCCGGGAAAATCACACAGCAAAACGGCCAGGAATATGCAAGCAAAGCATCCAAGGAATTTGCAGAACTGAAAAAAGCAGTACAGGATGCTGGCCTTGAGACCGACACGCTGGCGATGAAGTTCAAAAAGCTGTTTGAGACAAATATCAAGAGTCAGTTTGCCAGCCAGGTAATTAACATGGTTCAGCAAGGGTTACGACAGATTTACCAGAACGTGGTGAATATTGATTCTGCCATGACCGAGCTGAAAAAGGTTACAAACGAAACTGATAATACATACGATGCGTTTTTGGATGATGCCGGTACGCGAGCAAAGAATCTGGGCGCTTCTATCAGCGATATTGTAACGGCCAGTGCTGATTTTGCACGGTTAGGTTACAATTTGAAAGATTCCAAAGAATTGGCTGACGCGGCCGTCCTGTACCAACATGTGGGGGATGGAATTTCTAGTGTCAATGATGCTAGTGAATCTATCATTTCCACAATGAAAGCGTTTGGCGTTGAAGCAAAAGATGTAACCAGCATTGTTGATAAATTTAATGAGGTGGGTAATAATTATGCCATCTCCTCGGCTGGAGTTGGTAGTGCGCTACAGCGCTCGGCATCCGCCTTGCATACCGCAGGAAACACGTTGGATCAGAGTATTGGTATGATTGTGGCTGCCAATGATGTTGCGCAGGACCCGGAGTCGGTAGGTAACGCGCTAAAAGTATTGTCACTGCGCATCCGTGGCGCAAAGACCGATCTTGAACAGATGGGCGAAAGCACGGACGACGTTGCGGTGAGCACCTCCAAGCTGCGAGAACAGATTAAGGCATTGACCAATGTTGACGGCAAAGGTGGATTTGATATCCTGACCAAGAGCGGAGATTTTAAGTCCACCTATGAAATCATGGAAGGCATTGCCAACGTCTGGAAAGAAATGAACGATGTTGACAAAGCATCCCTGTTGGAACAGGTTGCTGGCAAGAACCGCGCTAACGTTGTTTCCGGTATGCTGGACAACTGGAAGGACGCACAGGATGCTGCCAAGACTGCCGCTGAATCTGCCGGCAGCGCCACAAAAGAAAACGAGACTTACCTTGATAGCATCAATGGTAAAATCTCGCAGTTCACAGCAGCATTTGAGAAGCTTTCTAAGGATGTGCTGGATAGCGATCTGATAAAATTCTTTATTGAATTAGCAACACATATTGCCAATCTTGCTGATGAAGCTGTGAAGCTTGTTGACAATTTTGGGCTAATTCCAACTGCACTAACTGGTATTAGTACAGGGCTTGTAACGTCACTTATTAAGAACAAAGGCACCAGTGGTAAATTGTATGCCCGTTTACACAAGGGGAATAGTTGTGTAGGATGCAGGTGCCAAATAATTAAATACCCAAATTGCTGGGAAAGGCTAAGAGCCGCATAGCCACAGTGTGCCGGTAATGGAACACTGTGGAGCCGAAAGGCAGAAACAAGTATGCGGATGCGGTATGCTGAGAGAAAAGCCGCCCCTACGGGGTGGTGCTAACCCGCGTAAACAATGCTTAATCAGCAGCCAAGATACCGCGTGCAGGGATGTGCGCAGAAGAAGATGTGTGAACTTTGGTGTTTTGGTTCATCGACTGTATGGGTAGCCCTATTCCATGGTGAAAACCAGACGGGAAGAAAGACAGTCAGAACATTACGGGAAAGCCGTAAGAAGGTTATAAAAGATTTACGAAGGTGATTTTTGAGGAGATGAGTTGAAAGTGAAGTGGTTGAATGGTATAATTGATAAGGTCAAAAAATCACTGGCTGTTAAGCGTAATATTCATTGGATTAAAAAACATAAAAATGAATTGCGCGAAAAATATGGTGGCAAATCTATTATTGTATATAATCAAAAAGTTATTGCTGCAGAAGCCGATCATCGTAATATCCCAATGGAGAAATGCACCATACAAGGTTCAGTGTGGTATGAAGCGCCTAATATGAAGCTAAACTTTGAACAGCATATCATTGATATAAAATACGAGAGGTAATTAAAATAATGGCTGGGTTTACCATCAATTACACAATAGGTGATACTAAATTTTTATGGGTAATAATCAGTACACCATATAATGATGGAACTGGCCGTATTTGGCGTGGTAATGGGATTTTAGATACTGGTTCTTCGTCTAGTGCCATAGTTGGCCTCTATGGGGCTAAAAACATATCATGGTGTTAGTGGCAAAGACTGCGGGAATGTGTATAATACGACATTAGAAATATGCGAGACTATTCCAGTTACAAGTGTTCAACTAGGAACATTCCATGATCCAGAGGAAGATTTCGATTTCTTAATTGGATTAGACATCATTAAATGTTGTAACCTTAGTCTACATTCTCATGACGGAATTATAACACTGCGGATGGAGTGGCCACCAGAATAATATATAAAACAAGCCCCGACCTTGAATGGCCGGGGCTTTTGGTATTTTTAGGAGGTGATTTTTTATGGCATTTATGGAAGGTATTTTGAAGCCTTGCCAGCGCAAAGTTTTGTTTGAACGAGAGTACAGTTCTGAGCAAGACGCAATGATTTATAAGTGCGAATATGTTATGCGGGCAGTAGCAATCAACTGCAAAAGCTTGACGGCAAACCAAGCGGAGCAGATGGACAAGTTTGCGATGATGGGAATTTATAACGGCGGCTGTTTTAATTGCCCCAAAAATCAAGGAACGGAGGGGTGATTATGGGTGCTACATATAAACCGAACGTTAATCTAAACAATCGCAAAAGTACCAGAGAGATGTTTATGCCAAGTAGCCAATCTACATATAAGGAAGAGGATTTTATGACAATTCAGATTACTGCCAACGCCAAAGAGATTGCGGCGCTAATTAAAGAATTACAGGGGCAGGAAAACGCCAATAACAACACACAGGATGTTGAACAGTTTTTTGAAGAACTAAAGGAAGGCTTATCGTCAATCTTCAAAATTTAAGACGGAGGGTTACAACGGCTACATGGCGTGTAGTATTTTCGTGCTTCTGATAGATCCATAGCCATACTGCTTTTACGAAGATAGGAACAACCTGCACGATGATATTTAGAGCCTGTTTTGGTAACATAGACTGTGTAACTATCGGTAATCACAGATGCTGAATTTGTTGTTTCAGAAGAAGTGGGAGCAGAGTAAGATTGAACCGATGATTGACCAGCAGAGTAACCGCTGTTGTATCCGTCTTTTTTGCCAGCCTCATATCCTTCGTTATATGATTCTTTGCTGGCTTCTTCCTTGCCGTGTTGTTCTCCAATGGAATAGCCTTGATTATATCCTGCCGTTTTCCCGTCTTCGTATGCGGAAGTATAGGCTTTCTTTTTACCGGCACTATAACCAGCATCATAGCCGTCTGACTTGCCTTTATCATAACCATAGGAGTTACCGGCGTCATAACCGTTCTGATGTCCTATGTCGTATCCTTCGGAGTAGCCTTGATCGTACCCCGATTGAATTAGAATAGGCTTTTGGTTATCATACCAACCAAAGAAACAAAGAGCGGCGATAGCAAGCGTTGTAATATTTATAAGAACAGCAGGAATGGCAGAACGGATAGTAGGTAGCCTATGTTTTTGAGGTGCAGGAGATTCTGTATTTTGAGTCTGAAGCTCCTGTAGATTTTCGTCAGGTGTCATGATTTATTCCTTTTATGAGGTGAGCTTTATGGACGGTGGAGATTTCGCTTTAGCTATTTTATGTTTCTTTGCGACCATAGGAATGTCGTATATGTTAATGTCTGTTATAGTTCGGTAATACCGGTTTAATGTTGTATTAACTACACACCTATGCTATTATATAATTATTCCAACAATCAATAAGGAGTGGTTGTATAATGACTGAGCTTGAAAAGAAACAAGAAGAGATCCGCCGCCAGCAATTCACTTATGTTCCTAAAAATAAAGGAACACGAAAAGAGGATATCCAGAAGCCGCCAAAACCAAAAAATGATAAGGGGTGATGCTAATTGACAGCAACGGATATAATTAGTTATATTGAAGCCGTGCCTTTGGTACTTAAATACATTGCGCCAGGGTTTATATTTTTATGGATTTATACGCGATTGCATGACAAAAAACTACCAGAACATTATATTATGTGTTCTGTTGTAGTTAGCTTTATTCTTGTTCTTTGTGTTAATAATGTGGTATGGGATTTTGTAATTGCAGTTGTAGCAGCTCTTATTGTGTATGTCTTGAGCCGTACCACCTGGGTAAAAAATCTTTTCAAAAAAACGATATCCTTTTCGCCCAGTAAAACTGTTTTTTACGATGTGATAGACTACGAAAAGGGCACCTATATTTACGTTAAAACTGATAAATGGATTGTCAGCGGTATATATATTGGAATTGATAAAGATGCCATGGGAGTAATTGTAAAGGATTACAAGCTCTATAATGCGACAGGAGACGAGTTTGACACGCCGGAATGCAGTATAGCCACTGTGCCGTTGAACAGAATTGAATATACGAGCTTGACTTACCCTGAAGATTCTAAGGTAAAGAAATCTTGGTTTGATAATTGATAAGGTGTGTAAAGAACTCAACAGTGGCTATGCTGTTGGTTTTTTCTTATAGTTCGCCTTATCCTCAGAACCGCGTCTTACACTTCACGCACACGCGGTTGATATTGTTGGATGTTAATATACAGGCCAGTCTTTCCCGATTATACCAATTACAACAAATCCAGTAGTTTCACCATACAAGGTTCCTTCTTCATATTCATCGTAACCATAATAAGTTCTGCCATAACCAGTTTGATTGTTGTATGTTTGCCCGCCAAGACGAACAGGGTATTCAAATGGGATTTTATCTCCAGCGTTTATTGGTTTAGTTATGACTTTATATAATTCTTTGTATAGGGCAGACATTCTGGTTTTTTGATCTGACATGGCAATTTTTTTAACACGACTTTCTGGAGAACATCCTTCCTGTTTTAAGTCGGTCATTGTCATGCCGGAATCAATATATTGTATACCATAATGATATTTTGTTACAACTAATAAAAAAGCTCTTGGATACATAAATTCTGGAATTGTTAAAAAACTCTTATCAGAATCACAGAATTTGCTCATAACAGGGGTAGTTCTAGTGTCTTTGGATAACCAAACTTGCATGGAATTTTCTTCTGTTACATCATTGATAGAATTAAGAACTCGATATGTGCTTGCTTGTGTTTCTAGGTTAGAAATTTTTTCATCTACTTGCGACTTTTTCTCTTCCAGCTCCTTGATTTGGCGCTCGTACTCGTCGCTTTGCGCTTCCAATTCTGCGATGCGGGCGTCAATCTCTTTTAGCTCTTTTTCTGTCATGGCTTACTCCTATCCTACACCGTACTGCGCAGCATTACCATTCATATCCACAGCTGTTACAATGCCAAGTCTTTTTCACTTTCTGGCTAAAGATACCGAATAGGCCCGCAGACACAGCCTTTGCACCCACAGACACTTTGCGCAGGTTGGTACTGCCACAGGTGGGGCATTTGGGAGTATGAAAAATACGGTCGTGTTCTTCTTGGATACGCCGTTTCTTTTCCTCGGAATACTTAAACATATCATTATAGGCTTTTTTGCTGAAGTGTTCACTGGGGTAGACGTATTTTTCACGAAAAGATTCATCTATAATATCAGATAATTCTTCATTGCTTTTCTGATCTTTTATTGTCGACTTAACAGACGCCACAAAGTTTTTATATTCATCATTGGTGAGAACAACTGGATCTTCATAGTCACAGCATTCACAAATCGGAAATTTACTTGGCTTAAAGGAGTAATCAATGTACCCGCATCTGGGACATATAAACCATGTAGGAATATTTGTTTCCATATGCCTTCAACCTTCCTTAAACAATAATTATAACCTTATAAAGATTATATCACACAATAATCTCTTATACAACAAAAGATACAAGAATTGTTTAAGAATGTTACTGGTTTTATGAGTAATGACCAAGTAGCAGCGGATACAGCAGCTCTTCAAAATTATATTGAGCAATTAAAAGGATTTGATGAATCTAAAAGGGCTTCTGAAAAGCAGAGAATCCTTAACGAAACCCTCAAAGATTCCAGCCAAGTAGCCAAGGACGTTGCACAGAACACCAACAACTTGGATGACGTGATGAAGGTTTATACGGCCAGCACACGGACGGCTACCAGCGTGGCGAAAGCGTTTGGGAAGACGTTATGGGGAATTGGTAAGGCTGCTGCCATTGCCATAGCTGTAGGTGCCGTAATAACTGGAGTTAGTAAAGTACTTCAGTGGGCAGACGGGAAGTGGGTTCATCCGTATGAGCATGCCCGCGATAAGGCTGCCGAAATGAGCCAGGCTCATGAGGAGGCTGCCCAGAAAGTTGAAGAGCTGACTAAGCAGGTTGACGAGTTAAAGGCTAAGATGGACGAGTGCCGGAGCACTACCACTGGTGATATTGTAGACCAGAAAAGCTACGACGCGCTAGAGCAACAGAGAAAACAGCTGCAAACTAATTTGGAGCTGAAGCAAAAGCTGGCTGAAGAAGATGCTAATGAAGCCCGTGAAGCGGTGTATGATCAGCAGAATACAAACCAAGGCGTTTATTTATATTCTCCAGGATATCATCATGCGGGAACATATGACGGAAATCAATCTGATCGAGCAAAAGAAATGATGGACGACTATATTTCCACATTTGAAGAAGAGAAGAAGCTTGAGCAAGATTTTGCAAATAATAAAATTCTAAAATTTGCATATGACTCCCGAAAGAAAGATCTTGAAGACTGGCGTAAGGTTTTACGGACAAACATTAAAGCTATAGGCGACGATTATACCACCGAGATGAATACGTTGCTTAATAATGCCCCAAATGAGTTTGCTTCAGATGACGACAAGAGCAAATACCAGGAACGTATTAAAAATTTGTCGGATAATCAGCAAGCTTTCTTGAATTTCTGGAATCTATACATTAACAATATTCCTCTCATTACCCAGGCTACCAACGACTTTACGCAATCTGTAGCTAACGGCAACGATAGTGTTAAAGCGCTGAACGATGCTATCAATAGTGGGCAGGCGATTAAAGAAGGCAGTGATGCTTATAAAGAAGCTGCCGACTTGGCAGACAAGTATGGTGTTAGTGTTGAAGGACTTATTGCCGAGCTTAAATCGCAGAATCAGGCTGGCGTAGAAGCCCATAGCGTAATCATTGATGCGGACACCGCAGTAAAAAAAGTTACCACGACCATATCCGCTGTGACAGCCGCCTTGCAGGCGCAGACCACCGGCGTTGGCGTGACGGCCGAAAACTTTAAGGCGCTGACCGATGCGGACAAGGATTACGCAGACTGCCTGAAATATGTGAACGGCACAATGCAGGTTAATACGGAAAAGGCCAAGGAGCTGACTGACAAAAAAATTGAGGAAGCAAAGGCCACAGTCCGAGTTGCAAGAAGCCAGGCACAACTGAAATATGCCGAGAACAAGCAGGAATTGAGCCGCTTGAATGACGCGTTGAAAAAGAACAACAACCTGAGTGAAGAGCAGCAGAGCACGCTGAAAGAAGCCATCAGCAACCGTGAGCAAGAAAACAAGAAGCTACGGGAACAGTGCCAGAATTATGAACTGCTATACAGTCAGCTGGTACAGGTGAGTGGGGCTTATCAGGATTGGCTGAATGCCCAGAACGCTACGGAAGCCGGCACCATGTATGACGATGCGATCCAGGCTTACGATGCGATTAAGGACGCGCTGGAGAGCGGTAAGATCGGCACGCAGAAATATAAGGCTGCTATTGAGTTTTTGGTGCCGAAAAGTGTTGACGAAAATGCCGTACAGCAATATGTTGACACACTGAAAAAGTACCTGACTGATGACAGTAAGGGCATTACCAACTTTTTGAATGATGCTGTTAAGGCCGGCTTAATGGAAGAGGACAGCAGCGGTTATGTGGCCATTGCGGGCAAAAAGACCATTGACGATTTTTGTGACGCCATGAAGCTGACACCGGATATGGTGCGGGCTATTTTTGGCGAGCTGCAGGAATACGGATTTGACTTTAACTGGGATGATGAGTTCTTTGGTGAGACACTGACAAGCCTTGAAATGCAGGCTGACGAGCTGAAGGAAAAAATGGACAGCGTTAAAGCTGACCCTGACAGTTACGACGAATGGAATAACCAGCTCAAAAAAGTTAATGAGAAAATCGAAAACATCAAGGGGAACATTGATAGCACTGATGTAGACGCACTGGTTGACGCTTATGAGAAAGCCAAAGATGCTGTTGATCAGATGAACAGTCAAGGGAGCACATTTGACGGACAAGCCGATGAACTACAGAGTGCGCTTGATAAAGCCGCAGACAACCTGAACAAGAATGGCCGAGTACAGCTTTGGATTGACGCTTCGGAGGCTGAAAAGACTGTTGATGATCTGACCCAAAGATTTAACAGCGGTGATTTTAGCGTTGCGACAGAGCTGGAAGCTGCCCAGGATAAGCTGGCCGACTTGAATACCCAGAAAGAAAAACTGGGCGCACCGACTGAGGTTGAGATCCAGGTGTATGCCCAGGGGTTGGAAGATGCCGGTAAGAGCACAGAAGAGATTACCCAGACGCTGAAAGATGCCAAGATCTTGAACGTTGAAACGGATGACAGCGAAGATAAGCTGAGTCAAACGAAGGATACCGTTACCGATATCGCTAATATACTCTTAACCCCGTACACTTTGGATCTAAATACCACCGAAGCAATGACAAAACTGGGCAACGTTAAGGAGCTGATGAATCAGATAAGCGGGACAACCATTACAGCTCCTGTGCCCAGCGTGCCCACAAGCTATGCCGAACGGATCACAACAGGAACAACTGGTACTGGAAGCGCCAATGCGGCTGGTACCAATGGCGGATTAGCTAGAGCTGAACGAGCATTGGTTGGTGAGCTTGGTTATGAAGTGGTAGTAAACCCGCACAGCGGCAAGTGGTATACGGTTGGCGAGCATGGTGCTGAGTTTGTGAACCTACCCAAAGACGCGATTGTATTTGACCACCAAAAGAGCGAAGAACTGCTGAAAAATGGCTTTGTGGGCGCACGCGGAATGGCCATGGCGGAGGGTAACGCTTACGTTGAAGGCGTTGGAACGATTACCGGCGGTGGTTACATTCCAAAAGACAATCCGGTCACAAGTACAACGTTCCAGAAAAATGCAAAAGCGGCGGCTGCTACTGCGACGGCGACTGAGGCAGCACAGAAAAACCTTGAACGGATTGAATCGGAAGCAGATGCTGTAAAGGAAGCCTATGAGGCCCAGAAAAAGGCGCTGGAAAAGCAGAAGAAAGAGCTGGAGAGCATTAAGGACAGCCTGGAAAGCGAGCAAAAGACACTTGACGGGATTGTTAAAACGATAACAGCTAGAATTGATAAAGAGATTGACCGACTGGAACACCAGTGGGACGACCTGAAAGAACAGCTGGAAGACGAGAAAAACAACCTTGATGCCGCTATGAACGGCGCTACCTACTTGATTGAAAAGCGGACGAAAGCTTTGCAGAAAGAGCAGGAGGCGCTGGAAGATAGTTACCAGCCACGGATTGACGCTTTGCAGGATGAGCTGGATAAGCTGAACGAAACCAACGATGCCCAGGAAAAGGCGATTGAGCTTGCCCGCAAAAAGGCGGCCATGGATGCAGCCAAAGCGAACCGCAGCGTGCGTGTATATCGTGAAGGCAAAGGCTTTGTTTGGGAGGCTGACGAGAGCGAGGTCAAGAGCACCGAAGAAGATTACAACGATGCTTTGCGCCAGAAAGAGCAGGAGGATGCCCAGAAGGCCCTGGAGGATCAGAAAGCCGCGCTTGAAAAAGAGCTGGAAGACAAGAAGCAGGAACTGCAAGACAAGATTGACGCTTATGATGAATACAAAGATAAGCTAAGTGAAGGCCAGAACGAATACACCAACAGTAAGAACGTTGCGATTTTGCGGCAGCTGTACGGCGCTAATGCAGACCAGATGATCTTGAACATGGATCAGGCTATGATTGATAAGATCACAACTGATTACATGAACAACATGAGCAACACCGACCATGTGGAAAACCAGATTAAGGAAAACCAGAAGTTGATTGACCAGCTGGAAGACTACAAGAGCAAATGGGAAGAGGTTGCAGATGCTTACGAGACGGAGCAGAACCGGATTAACACGGTGGCACGGCTTGGGGCGGACTGGGAAGAGAAGATTCTGGGACAGCGAACGGATGTGCTTGACAACTTTAAGAACCACTACATTGATATTTTGCGGCAGATTGAGGAAAAAACTGCTGAGATCAATGATTTGAGTTTGAAGATTGAGGTTGTTGAGGAAGAATACCAAACCAAGAGCGATGAGCTGGATAAGGAAAAGAAGGCTGCCCAAGCCGAAGTGAAAACGACAAAATCCAGCAGTACATCCAGCCATGCAACCGGCATTATGAACGTTGCGGCCTTTGAACGTGCGCGTGTTGATGAGGCTGGGCCTGAGATTGTTGTACGGCAGCCGGAAGCCGGACGCTATACCAGCCTAGAGGTTGGGGACGGCGTTGTGCCGGGAAACCTGACCCGCCGGCTGTTTAGCGCAGCAATTAACCCGGAAGCTTTTGTGGAGAGTGCTATTTTGAAGCGGATGGGGAATGTGAACGCTGAGTTGGCCAGTGCTGACAGCAGCGGCGTACACATTGGCGACATTAACATTGTGATGAACGGTGTGAATGACGTTGAGAATTTTGGCCGTATTTTGCACCAGAACATTGGCTCCATTATGGCGCAGGAGTTCAGTAAGCGGTAATTACAAACAGGACAGAGGGAAACCAGCCGAGAGGAATCAGCGGTTAGGTCCCTTATATAATAAGGTAAGATGGTAGCTGTTGCTTTTTAAGGAGGTCATGAATCATGTGCTATTTAGTAGCAAAAGATAGATATGCTCATGGCTGTGTTGCTTTGAAAACAACTCACGGCAAGCATCTTGTTGAAATGAAAAGAGCCTTAAATGCTGTGGTTGGCGATAAAGGCGTACAGTTGGTGACGATTAGCAGACCAACAGCATATGGAGAGTATGCTCCATACCGATTTGCCAAAACAGAACAAGAATTTAGTGCTCTTGTACGAGCAATGCGATAATTTTATAAGTCAATTTACACCGGGTAACAGATTGTTGTTGTCCGGCTTTTTGTATGGTATAATGACCCTATTACAATAAAGTAGGAAGTGTTGTACCGATGGCAAAGACTGAGAGCCAAAACAAGCCGAACACGGAGTTTACGTTTAACCCGGAAGCCCATAAGGCCAAAGAAAATAAAAACAAAGAAACCTGGCAGGATAAAAACACCCAAAAAGAGAAGTAATTTTATGGAGATAACACAATACTTAAATGCACTGGTTGCTATGATACCTGACATTTTGCAGTATGTAGTACCCGGCGTGTTAATGTTATGGGTTTACAACCGGTTGCTGGATAAACAGTTGCCGCAGCACTACTTGATTTATTCTGTGATAATTAGTTTTCTGCTTATGCAGGTAGTGCCGACCAAGAAGTTACAGTATATTGTGGCATGTGTTCTTGGTGCAATTTTATCTATCTTACGCAGAAGCACAAAGGTTAAACGGGTGCTGCTTAAATTATTCAAGTGGTCCCCAAGTAGCGATGTGTGGGAAGACATTATTGACTATGAGCTTGGCACCTATATGATGGTAGCAACAAATGACGAGAATGGGTTTAAGGGCTACTATGCAGGGTTGGCAACTGAAAAGAATATGCTGTTCTTATCAGAGTATACTGTGACAGATAACCATGGCCATGAACTTGTTACGATAGATGACCAGATTGTTGCAATACCAAGAGAGAAAATCAAGTATATTGAATTATCTTATGATGAAAAATCGGATGTAAAGAAATATTGGTTTAAGCGATAATACCGATGACGATATACCGGGTGGCCTATGTGGCTGCCCGGCTTTTTTATTTTTGGAGGAAAAGCTATGGCGAAGAACACATTGGATGATGCCATTGCGGGGCTGAAAGACCTGGCAAAAGAGGTGAAGCGTTACTGCGAGAGACTGATTAGCAATGCCAAGTTTGACCGTACAGCTGTTGGCACAATTGTGAAGGTGCTGGACGACCACAGCGGCTATGTGGTGGCGGCTTTTGGCAAGGAATACACCATTGCGAGTAATGCGCTGTTCCAGGTGAACGATGCCGTGGCTGTGATTGCCCCGCAGAACGACTTTAAGCGGCTGTACATTAAGCCGTATGAAATTGACCGGAACCTGTTGAAGCAGGACAAGGTTGAGGAAGACCTGAAAGATTATGTGAATAAAGTTGACAAGCTGCAGGAACAGGTGGATGGCAAGGTTGAACAGTATTTTTATAACTATGACCCGACGCTTGAGAACTGGCCTGCCATGAGTTGGAAAGACGACACCACAAAGAAAGCGCACAACGGCGATTTGTTTTATAACACCAGCAGCAAGAAAGGCTGGCAGTGGACATACAACGAGGAAACAAAAACCGGCAGCTGGGTAGAAGTGACAGATAAGGAGACGCTGGATGCGCTGGAAGCCGCAAGCAAGGCACAAGACACTGGAGATGGTAAGCGCCAGGTGTTTACAGCTGATGCCAGCAAAGGGGAACACCCGGAGCCGCCGTATGATGTGGGTGATTTGTGGTTTAATGGAGAAGACATTCTGGTTTGTACGGTAGCACGCACGGCCAGTGACAAATATAATGCCAGCGACTGGGTAAAAAAGGATAGTTACGCCAGCAAAGATGACATGAAAAATTATGTGGATGGTGTAACGAAAGATATGCAGGACCAGATTGACAGCAAGGCCGAGCAGCACTTTTACGCCTATGACCCCACGCTGGATAACGAGCCGGCCAAGAGCTGGACGACAGATGAAGAAAAAGAAAAACATGTGGATGACCTGTTTTATAACACAGAGACAGGCAAAGCATACCGATTTATGAAAGGTGACGATGGCAGCTACAAGTGGGAGCTGGTGCAAGACAAGGATATAACCAATGCACTTGAGGCGGCCAGCAAGGCACAGGATACGGCGGATGGAAAGCGGCGTGTGTTTACGGCAGATGCCAGCAAGGACGAACACCCCGACCCGCCGTATGACGAAGGTGATTTGTGGTACACGGGGGCAGAAGTGCTTGTTTGTGGAAAACCAAAGGCGAAAGGCGAGGCATATGATGCCGGCGATTGGGGCAAGAAAGACAATTACACGAACAAGGACGAAGTGATTGATGCGGTTGATAAGAAGCTGACGCAGGAGGACATCTTTAACCGGCTAACCAATAATGGAGCAAACCAGGGTATGTTTATTGAAGATGGGAATGTGTATTTTAATGCGACTTATATTAAATCTGGCGAGATTAACTCTGACCTGATTAAAACGGGCAAAATTAGTTCAAAGGATGGAAGTGTTTATTTTGATCTAGACAATTCAGTAGTTCATACAACAGATGGACAGTATGTCACAACGCTTGATAAAAATTCTATTATTGTTAAATCTGGAGAACGTATGCTATCACAACTTTATGGGTATAGCGAAACTTATAGAGATGACACAATAATGTATGGAATTTTGAATATGTATGACTACGGACAAACACTTGATTCCGACGATTTTTCGCTTAGGGATCGATGTACTTTGACGGGTACTAATATTACATTTGTAGACCATTCTAATAGTGAAACGTCATATTTAAGTAGCAGTGAGTTAATGACACATAAAATTTACTTTGGCAATGTCCCAGGCACCATTACAGCTCAAAAAAATGATGATAGCGGAATGCTTGTGTCTTCTTTTACAACAATCCAATCTCGCGGAAATATTCAGCTGTATAAAACTGGAAGTAATATTCCTAGTTTCTACATTTACGATGGTACAACCAACTGGGGCGGCCAAACGCTTGGTTGGGATGGCAGCAAAGAAGTGACCACCCTTGGCGCAAGCACCCAGGCCGTACCGTTTATTTATGGCATTGAGCTTGTGAAAAATGCGCAGGGGTATGTGACAGACGTGAAGCTGAAACAGCATGGGCTGCGGTTTATTGGCGGCATTTTGGTTTAATTTTGACGAGGAGATTTTATGATGGAAAATTTTAATTTGAAATGTGAACAGTTGAAGACTTACATTTGTGACGGTGTGAACCAGGTTGGGCTACCGCCGTATGCAGTGGAACTGATTTTGGAGAGCTTGCTGCGTGATGTGCAGAATATCCGCAAGAGCGCGATACAGGAAGAGATGGAAGCGGCCAAGAAGGCTGCGGCAGAAAAGGCCGAGGAAACACCGGTAGATGCAGCAAAGGATAAGCCGGAAGAAAGCGTAAAATAAACATAAGCTAATAGCATCATTGAAAAATAAGAATAACCGTCTGACCTTGATTGGTTGGGCGGCTTTTGTTGTTTAGAGAGGGAGGGGAGTGGCGGGAGGATGAGCAAACCAGCATTATATACCGTATCAGCATTTGATGCGACAAAAGATTATACATTCCGGTTCCGATACATTGGTGTGATTACCAAGGTGGAGGCGCAAATTTGGGCCAATGCCATGAGTGCTGAGGAACTGGGCAGCCCAACTTACCAGAGCGGTGAGGTGAGTACCCAGAGATCCGAGTTTACTTTGAAGGCCAGCAGTATTACAAACAGCAGCGCGGCGTTTGGCATTAAGGTACGGGTGTGCGGCCAAGACAGTGTGTGGAGCGAATGGAGCGACATTCTGCTGTTTTATTGTGTGGAGACACCGGTGTTTAAGTTCAAAGAGATCAGCACCAAGGACAAAACCAACATTGAATACAGTGCTTTTGAGTTTACAGTGCAATATGAGAGCACCCAGGGAGAAGAGCTGAACGAATATACGATTGAACTGTATGATGCCAGCAAGAGCCTGGTGAAAAGCAGCGAGACGCTGCGGGTGCCGGACAAGGCGTATATTATCAGCAATCTGCGCAATGACACGACTTATTACGCCAGAGCACAGGGCATTACCCAGCACGGCATGAAGCTAGACACTGGATTTTGTGAGCTGCTGATTGGCTATGTAGGCGGTGACGGCTATGCGGCTGTGGCGCTGGAAAACCATTATGAAGAGGGCTGCATTTGGGTGAAATCTTATGTTGTGACGATTGAGGGCAAGGACCGCAACGACAACAAGGATGATTACCATTATGTAAGCGGATCGGCCGGGGACCAGGCAGTAGACCTGACGGTGGACGACACCGACCCGGTTAAGGCTGACATGACGTTCAAAGACGGATTTAAGGTACAGGGTAGCCATGTGGAAGAAGGAAGCGTGGTAGACAGCAGCTATGCCCTGGGGCTGAACATGAGAAGCGACCGCTGGAACAAGCTACTGATTGGGCTGTGGAACAAACGGAGCAACGGGATCAGTATGCCGACGATGGATGAAGATCCGTATGCTTTGAAGCTGTTTTTGTGCCGCCGCGATATTGCGGACGATTACAGCAGCAATGCTTACAACTACCAGACGAACGAAAAGAGAACATGTTATTACCTGGAACTGACCTGCGGCGGATACTGTTTGCAGAGCAACGTAAAAACCAGTGCGCCAAATGGATGGTTTAAGGTGTATTTGAAAAACCAGGGCGGCCTGTTTGAGCTGCACTGGGAGTAAAGGAGGGGTGTGGAATGATTGTGGGAGCCGATATTTTGATGGGACAGAATGCGATTTTGCCATACCCACCTTATAATGAGGCGCTGAATGTGCTGAAGCTGCAGAACGGTGTTTATGACGACCTGCTGTTAAGCCGCGATGCCGACAAGGATTACGGCAAGTACAATCTGGACAATGGATGGCAGGCCCAGACGGCCATTTATGCGGCTTTTAACGGTGATACCCTGGGTGGCAACCTGCGCTACCGGGCGGAACAGATCAGCGAGATGCGGTTAAAACGACGCCGGGTTGGAACCTATAACTGGATCACCCTGGCGACCAAGCACCGGCCAACCCCGGTGAATGATGAAACCCTGAAGGAATGGGAAAAAGAACTGAACAACTGGGTACACATTGATTGGTACGCAGACGGGCGCAACACCGAGTATGAGTATGCGTTTGTGCCGATTATTGACGATGCCGAGCAGGATATGTTCACGAACAAGATTTTGAGCAGCTTTGACGGTGCGGTGCTGACGGACGGAGACATTAGTTACCACCTGTTATTTGATGCCAGCGTGACCAGTACGACCAGAACACAGCCAAACAGCGTGGTGGAAACTATGAGCAGCCGTTACCCGTATGTGATTTACGGCAGCGACCTGAACTATGAGCAGGGCAATTTTACGGCCACTGTGCTGAAATACAGTTTTGACACGGATGATTATGACGGGGATGGCGGTGCCCGGTACCGCAAGCAGTTTGTGGACTGGTGTACCAACAAGAAGCCGAAGATCTTGAAGTTGTTTGACGGACGCAGCTGGATGGCGAACATTATTAACCAGCCGAGTATCAGCTACAGCGACCATTATGACAAGGTTGCCGTGGCGTTTGATTTTGTGGAGATTGGCAGCTTGGAGAGCAGCACCGATTTGTACCGCAACGGGTTTATTGCAGAAGATATTGAAGGGAGTTGATGCGCGATGTATGTGCCAAGCACAGAAGACATACGAACCTTATACTCCCATAACATTGAGCTGTACACCCGCATTGACCTGCTGAACGACCGGATGAAGACGATTGACAGTTTGCAGGGCATTACGACCGAGGGAAGAATTTCCGTAGATGCAGATGCGGACATCCGGCGAACGTACACTTCGACCATTGTGCTGGACGAAAAACATGCGATCAGCCAGTATAGCGAGAGCGAGTGGATGAACAAGTACGTTTGGATTTACATTGGTGTGAAGACCCCGATGCTGGACGATATTATCTGGTACAGCCAGGGGGTATATGTGTTCAGCCAGAACGGATACAACTATGACACGCAGACCCGGAGCCTGACCATTAACTGTATGGACTTGACAGCAATGCTGAATGACACGTTGGCCGGACAGCTGACAGGTATTAAAACCGTGTTTAAGGCCGGGGGCGGAATCCGCAGGGCAATGGTGGAGCTATTACAGGAAGTGGGGATCAACAAAGTATTTGTAGAATATTGGAACCGAACGATCCCTTATGACCAGGAGTTTGATGCGGCGACCAGTGTGTGGACAATTTTGACACAGTTACGGGATTTGTATTACCCGTTTGAAATATTTTTTGAGGATGATGTGTTCAAATGCCAGCAGATCCCAAGCTGTGAGGATGACCCGCTGGTGCTGAATGCCGATGTGTTTAATGATTTGATCATCAGCGAAGACGCAACGGTGGATTACAGCGAGGTGCGAAACTGCGTAGAGGTGTTTGGCGCTGCGGCAAGCCCGGATGTGAGCTGCACAGACCTGGTGGTGGACGCGACAAAGAAAACCATAACATTAAACGTGGTTGGGTTGGCATTAAGCGGTAAGAAACTGATTTTGTTTACGCCGCCGGACAATGTGGCCGACCTGTATGATACTGACAAAGGGTACCAGATGAAGATCAGCGCCAAAGCAACAGAGAGCAGCGATGCGGTTGTGACCGATGTTTTGAGCCTATATACTATCAGCACAGATGAAGCCGGCAACAATAAAAAGGCCAAGCAGGACTGCATGAAACCAAAAGTACAATATGTGGTGCGCTACGATGCCGATTATTCCCCGAATGAGAATGGCGGCAAAGGGCGCTTTTATTTTTATGGACAGGTACAGCCGCACGCCATGGTGATGCTGAAAGATACAAAACCGAGCGAGGAAGAGCTGGACAAGCTGAAAGAAACCGAGAACTGCCAGAATTTGGAGGTTGTGAGTACCGCCAACCCGGATATTGAAGGGTATGAGGAGGACGACCAGTTTTTGAACAGCCCGTTCAGCATTGAACGAATTGGACGGCGCAATGTGGTTTTGAGCGGCGGTGAGTACGACAATTACACCACAGATGACGGCATTTTGGATGTGGCCGAATACGAGTTGTGGAAGCGGGCGCGATTGACCGATAGCATTACGGTGAAGATGCTGCTGGTGCCGTGGTTGGATGTGAACACAAAGGTTGAATACTGCCCGCGTTACATGGGCGGCAAGACAGCCGTGCAATTTATTATTAAAAAGATTGATAAGAGCTTGGGGCAGGGAACGATGGATGTGACGCTGATGAGGTTTTACCCGTATTACCCGTACCCTGTAAAAGATGAGACAGGAGAGTGATAAGCAATGGCAGATACCTATACAAAGTTCCCGGAAGGTATTGATACGTTTGAAGACAATGCCGACCTGGACAGCAGCCATGCCGCAGCGGCAGCCCAGTACACCAAGTACCTGGCAGACGGCAAGTATGCCGAGGCCAGCAATTACCTAAACCAGAACAGCGGCCTGCGCAAATACATTATTAAAGCGGCAGACATTAACCATGTGAAACATGCGATTACTGCATTGGAACAGCACTATGCCGGAGCGGTGAATTACATCATTGACGGCAAGTTTGACCCCGACATGATGATCCATGAATACAGCTACAGTTACAGCGGCGGGACCCATACCCTGACATGCAAGAGCGGCAGCAGTTACAGCAACGCAGCCAACGGCAAAGCATATTTTACCACGGCGTTCAGTGACGGGCACAGGCTGGTGATCAATGGCAAAGACATGACCAGCAATGCCTACTGCGGTACAGAGAAGCTGGGTGACGGTGCGATTGGTGCCGGGCAGTGGGTGATTTTTCAGTACGATACAAGGAGAAACATTGTAAATTTTACTAACGGCAGCGGCATTGGGGCTTCCAAGCTGGCTGCCACGACTGCTTTGCCGGACCAGGTGCTGGCAGGACAGACATTTTACAGCAAGAACAAAACCCTGAAAACCGGCACCATGCAGAATTACGGCAATGTAACGGCAGAGCTGGCCAACGGCGAGAGCTACCAGATCAAGGCCGGCTATTACAGCGGCGGTGCGATCAGCGCAAGCGGGCTGGGCAGCAATACACCGGGCACTGCGGATGAAAAATCTATCCTGGAAGGAAAAACTGCCTGGGTGGATGGCAAGTTGGTGAAAGGATCTATCAAGACTTATTCTGCCACAACCCAGCTGCAGGGCGGCGAGCGCGAGAGCACCAAGATGACCGTGCAGAAAAAGGACGGTGTGACCCGGCTGTGTGTAGCCACAGATAACCAGAAAACCAACGATATTTACAGTGGCTGCTATTACGATAACGTGATGTGGCTGTGGGGAACCGCAAGCACGGCGGCCAAGGCCCTGTTGGAGGATGATACCACCAATGCGGCAACCGCCAACGATGTGGCCAGCGACAAGAAGTTTATTGATAAGAATGGCAACTGCACGCAGGGTACCCTGACCAGGCGCAGCTACGGCTTTGCCCATGACATGGGTTTTGGAACCGACAGCGAGTATTTTGCGCTGCGTAATATTGACGAGGGTGCATACAAAAGTGACGGCAATTTTTGGGCACCGGAAGTGCGCGTGAACCTGGCCGATTTCCGCAAAGGGATTGGCTGCACAGAAGATAAGATTGTGAACGGCGAAAGCATTGCCGACCTGACTGGTAAAGCCGGAGGCCGAATTGCAACGATTGATAAGGATACAACCAACGGCGACCATTACAGCAACGTGGTGACGACTGGCGGCTGCCAGCACGCATGGGTTGTGGTCAGTGTGAGTAAGACCGGAACAGAAAATAGACTTAACCGAGTGTGGGTACAGGCCAGCAACGACGGCAGCAACTGGACGGATGTGTGGGACAGCGGAAGCGGACTGCAGGCTGTATACAAACAGCAGGCTTTGAACACATCCACAGCATACACCCAATGGCGCGTGAAGCTGAACAGTGATGGCGATAAGTGCCACGCCCATATTGTATTGTTTGTTTGAAAATAGAAAGGGGAGGAGGAAAACATGGCATTAAGTTTTGAAGAGTCGAAACGGATGGCGGCTGAAATGGCGGCCAAAGCAGAGCCTGTGGCATTGCAAGCTGAGGCTGCCCCCATGGCCGCGGTAGTTGATATGCCACAGGCGCAGGCCAATGATGACGGCGGCTACACCCGCAGTGAAAAATACCTGTGGTACAGCCAATATAACGACGATGCGTTTTCGACCATTGATGAGATGAAAAATGTTGTGATGGACGAGAGCCAGATCAACATTACCCAGGAAACCAACAGCCAGGTGATCCCGTTTAAGATGCCGCGGCGATATGACGGCATTGATTTGATGCAGATGATGCTGCAGGTACATTACCTGAATGTGGACGGGCAGGAAGCATATGCCACGCCGATCAATGTTACCTACAACGATGATACGATCCGGTTCTATTGGCTGGTTACAAATAGTGTGACAAGCAAAAAGGGGACAGTGCGCTTTGAGATCACTGCAACCGGTGTAAATGAACGCAGCGAGACCTATATGTGGCGCACACGACCAAACGGTGAGCTGAATATCTTGGAGGCTTTGAGTGGCACCAAGATGGTGGAACCGGACAACGACTGGTACACAAGCTTTGTTGCCCTGATGGACGAGAAGGTTGGCCAGGCTTCCAGCTATGCCAGTGCCGCACAGGCCAGCGCACAGGATGCAGCCAACGCTGCGGCGGGTGTGGATAATAAGATCCAGAATGCGGCAGCAGGAATTAAACAGGAGCTGCAGAGCGACCTTGACACCAACTATACCAAAAAAACTGAGCTGACCACGGAGCTTGCCAAGTATTATAACAAGGAAGAAGTGGACGGCTTTGTTACACTGTTGGAAGGCAAGATTTCTGGGATCGACGGATTGGCGGCTTTTAACTGTGCGTATGATGCGGATACCCGTGCTTTAACATTTTATAACGGCGATGCAGTGATTAAAACTGTAACCTTGAGCACCGACCCCAGCGCAGAGTGGACGACCGCATATGGCAAGACGGTGGATGCTAAGATCAGCGCAGCGGTAGACCCGGTAAGCACAGCGCTGGATGAATACAAGACCAGCAACAACGAGGCTGTGAAAGCTTTGCAGGATAGTGTGGGCGACCTGCCGAACACCTTGCAGAGTGATTATTATAATAAGGAAGCAACCAACAAACTGCTGGCTGATAAGGCGGACAAAACTGCTCTGGATGGATTTACCAATGATTTGACTGTGACCAAGAATACCGTGACAGCTTTGCAGGGCAGTGTGGATACGGCAAACAGCGATATTGCAGAGATCCAGGAAAAGATCAAAGATATTAAGCCCAGCAACGGCCATGAGTACGACATTACTTACACCAGTGATGACGGTCATTTGAGCCTGTTGGAAGACGGCACAACCAAGACTGTTGTTACCATTAAAGGTGGTGGCGGTGGTGGCGGTGAGGCAACCAGCACCATTACCATTGAACGAATTGGTGACAGCAGCTTGACTGTAGTCCAGGGTGACAGTGCATTGATCAGCTTTAAGTTTACGAGTGTGGACAATGCTGGCGATGACACCGGCAATGCGACTGGCAACTGGTATGTGGGCAACACCAAGGTGGCAACTACGACCATCATCCAGGGCAAGAACACCTTTGATGTGACGCAATACTTGCACAGCGGTGACAACACCGTGCGGCTGCAGGTTACGGACAGCATGGGCAGTGTGGGCAGCAAGAACTGGTCGGTTAATGTTGTTGAGTTTTATTTGGAGAGCATTTTTGATGACTCTCTTTTTTATTCCGGCGAGGTAACTTACCGGTTTACTCCGTATGGCAATATTGCCAAAAACATCAGCTTTAAGTTGGACGGCAAGGCGATTGGCGGAACAAGCACTGCAGTGACAGGCCGCCAGATGACCTACAATTTGCCCACCCAGAAGCACGGCAGCCACCTGCTGGAAGTGAGCATGACGGCGGAAATCAACGGCAAACAGGTAACAAGCAACACCCTGCGCCACGATATTATGTGGGTGGAAGAGGGCAATAATACCCCGATTATCAGTTGCGCCGTGCTGGATTACAGTGCCAAGCAGTACAGCAATGTTGCGATCAGCTATACCGTGTATGACCCGGCCAGCAGCAACACCAATGTGACCCTGGCTGTGGATGGCGTTGTTGCCAGCAAGCTGACGGTAGGACGCACCAAACAGACCTGGACGTACAAGAGCAGCGAGATTGGCAGCCATGTGCTGACCATTACCTGCGGCGAGACGGTAAAGACCATCAATGTAAAAATTACCGAGCTGGGTATTAACATTGAGCCGGTGAAAACTAACCTGATGTTTGACTTTAACCCGGCTGGCCGAACCAATGCGGACGAAAACCGCCTGTGGACCGATGGCAATACCGCGATGACGGTAAGCGACAATTTTGACTGGAGCAATGGCGGCTACCAGATTGATGAGGACGGCGATACTTACTTTTGCGTGAAAGCCGGAACTACCGCCACGCTGGATTATAAGCTGTTTGCGGACGATGCCAAAAAGAAGGGTAAGAACTTTAAGCTGGTGTTTAAGACCACCAATGTGCGAGACTACGATGCTACGGCACTAACCTGCGCAAATGGCAACGTTGGTTTGACGGTACAGGCACAGAAGATTACCCTGACCAGCCAGCAGAACCGCATTGAGCTGCCGATTTGCGAAGATGACTTTTTGGAGTTTGAGTTCAATATTTTGCCGGACAGCAAGTATAAAGAGATGGTGCTATGGTGCGACGGTATCCCCTGCAAGGTGGAACTGTACGATGCAAGCGACAACTTTACACAGGCAAGCCCGGTTGGCATTACGATTGGCTCTGCGGACTGTGATGTGCAGGTATACCGCATGAAAACCTACGGCATGGAGCTGTCAGACGATGAAATCCTGGACAACTTTATTGCGGATGCCAAGAACGCCGAGCTGATGATTGAACGCTATAACCGCAACGATATTACCAATGTGAGCGGCGAGCTGGATGCTGACCTTTTGGCCGAGAAGTGCCCGGATCTACGCATTATCAAGATCAGCGCCCCGACCTTTACGACCGGCAAGAAGAATGAAGTTTCTGATACCACCATCCAGCAAATTTACAAGAACGGACGCGCCGTGGAGGATAACTGGACCGCGACCGGCAGCCATAAAGGCCAGGGCACCAGCTCCAATGCGTATGGCGAGAGCGGCCGAAACATTGATATTAACTGTTCCGGCGGATTTACGTTTGGCGACGACAGCACCGGCAGCACCTATGCCTTGACTGAGAACAGTATCCCGGAGAAATATTTTAATATCAAGGTAAATATTGCAAGCTCTGAAAACGCAAATAACGCCTGCATTGCAGATGATTACAACACGTTTAACCCATATATCCGCAAGGCGAAGAAAGAGAACCCGAAGGTGCGCGACACGATGGCGTTTTACCCGTGCGTGGTGTTTATTCAGGAGACGGACGTGGAGAACGCGACAGTGTTTAAGGACGGCCAGTGGCATTTTTACGCCTGCGGTGATATTGGCAACAGCAAGAAAAACAACGACACCCAGGGCATGGACCCCGAAAACCACAAGGAAGTTATTGTTGAGATTGACAACAACACCGATGCCCAGACCCGCTTTTTGAGTGATGATCTGAGCCAGGAAACCTGGGACGGCGACCACAGTTTTGAGTTCCGCTATATTAGCAAAAAGTGTACCGAGGAAGAAACACAGGCGGCAAAGAATGCCTGGCAGAGCTTGCTGACCTGGGTGGTAAATGCAGATGATGAAGAGTTTAAGGCCCACTTTGAGGACCACTTTATCAAGGACAGTGTGCTGTTTTATTATCTGTTCACTGAGCGCCACACAATGGTGGATAACCGCGCCAAGAATGTGTTCCCCCACACAGAAGATCTGATCCATTGGGATTTTTGCATGGATTACGATAACGATACCTGCCAGGGCAACGACAATGAGGGCGGATTGACACTGACTTACGGCTATGAGGACACCGACACCATTGGCACCAAGAGCGTGTTTAACGCGGCAGACAGCAAACTGTGGTGCAAGGTGCGAGATCTTTTTGCAGACGACTTGCAGAAGATGTACCTGAACCGTGAGAGCGCTTTGGCCTGGAGTGCAAACCGTATTTTGCGCAAAATTGAGGCGTACCAGGATGTGAAGCCCGAAAAGCTTTGGATCATGGACATGCGGCGCAAATATTTCCGCACCTATGAAGACAATGGAACGACCAGTTACCTGCCGATGATGCACGGCAACAAGCGCCACCAGCGCCGCCAGTACCAGAAGTACCAGGAAAAGTATATTGCGAGCAAGTACAGCGGTACGACCTGCACGGCTGATGATATGACGATCCGCGGCTATACCCCGACCAACTGGACAGGTGTGAAGCCGGATGGTACGTTCCATATCCGCCCGTATGCAGATACCTATGTGAGTGTTTTGTATGGCTCCAACCCGGTAAAAATGCGCGGTAAGCGCGGCCAGACCTACACGATTGAGTGCCCGATTGCAGCCATGAACGATACCGAGGTTTATGTTTACAATGCCAGCCTGATACAGAGCATTGGCGACATTAGTGGATTTTACCCTGGGTATGTTGATTTTAGCCATGGTACGAAATTGACCGACTTGAAGGTTGGCAACGGCACCGAAGGCTACCGCAACACAAACCTGACCGACTTTGCAGTTGGCAACAATACGCTGCTGGAACACCTGAATTTGCAGAATGTGCCAAACCTGAAGAAATCCATCAGCTTGGCGGGATGTGTAAACCTGACCGATTTTTATGCCGGCGGCAGCGGTATTACCGGTGTGGCGTTTGCCAAGGGCGGCAAGATTGAAAAGGCTGAACTGCCTGCGATTGCAAGCTTGACGGCACAGAGCCTGAACCACCTGACCGATTTGAAGATTGACGGCTATGAGAACCTGACCACATTGGTTGTGGAAAGCTGCCCGACCATTGACCTGAAAGCTATGTTGGAAAAATGCACAGGTTTGAACCGCGTGCGCCTGACTGGCCTTGATTGGGAATGCGAGGATACAGCGCTGCTTGACCGACTGTACACGATGACCGGCCTGGATGAGAACGGCTATAATACCGAACACTCTGTACTGGAGGGCAAGGTACATGTGCCCATTATGCGTGAAAAGAAACTGGCAGAGTTTAATGCACAGTGGCCGGATTTGAAGATTAGCTACAACACGCTGGTGGAACAGTTTACCTGGACCTTTGTGAATGATGATGACGAGCATACAGTTTTGGATGTGCAGTACATTGACAAGGGTGGTAAGGCTGTTGACCCTGTGACCCGTGCGGAGAAGCCGATCCCGAAGCCGACCAAGAAGAGCACGGTGAGCACTGACTTTACCTATGCTGGATGGGACACAGAGTTTGTTACAGTATTTACCAATCAGACCGTAACGGCCAAATATACCGAGAGTGTGCGGAAGTATACCGTGCGCTACCTGAACAATGGTGCGGAGAAGCAGAAAACAGTTGCCCCCTATGGCAGCATGGTGTTGTACGAAGGCGATACCCCGACCTATACGGCGGAGGAAGGTGCCTATAAGTTCTACCTGTTTGACCATTGGGACAAGGGCGGATATGTGAACGGAGACAAGGACATCAATGCGGTATATGACAGCTGCGAATATACTTCTGGCTATTTTGACGGCAAAGAGATTGGCAGTTTGCGCCCGGTTGAGATTTACGCAATGAAAAAGGTTGGTATGGAGAATAAGGTAGTTAGCCCCAAGGACGCTGTGACCATTACGATGGGCAACGACTTTAGCTACTCTGACATTGAAGAGAAGGTTTTGATTAACGAGAAAAAGACCTTTGATGGCACCAACTATGTGGATACCGGTGTGCAGCTGTTGAAGGAAGATCGGGACTGGGTGCTGGCGGTAGATTACCGGATGACCACAACCGATACGGCCAATGCTGTGCTGATGCAGTGTTTTGAAACCAACGGCATGAACGGCATCCGCATTTGGAACAATAATGGAGCCAAGATCAGTTGGGGCACCGAAAGTGCAACAGCTGCCACAGTTGGAACCCGTGACATGGTGGTAATGCGCCACAAGAAGGGCGAAAACAACTTGCATGTGTATACGGCTAATATTTACGGTGACGACATTGTTTACACCGAGATTAACCGTGGACGAATTACGCAGACCAATGCAACGCTGGTGTTTGGTTGCGCCAAGGCAGATGACGGAGAATATGAACGGTTTGCCAAGGGTGATGTGTACTGGGCGAAAGTTTGGTATGCAGACCTGGGTGACAATGCCTGCCGGAAGCTGGCTGCATGGCCGCATGAAACCCGCGAATATGAGATGTGCGGATTTAAGCAGTTTTATTTAAGCGATAACACAAACAAGCGCTGCGCAATGACGTTTTTGGCGAAAAATACACTAGCACGCAAGATGCCGATTACCAACGCCTCTTACAACAATGGTGGCTGGCCCGCAACAACGCTGCGTACCTACCTGGACAAGCGGCTGCCGAATGCCTTGCCGATTGGATGGCAGCAGTTGATCCAGCAGGTAAAAGTGACATCCAGTGCGGGCGGAACATCCAAGGAAATTGTGACGGCGGATTGTTACTTCTTTATACCGGCTGCATATGAGCTGAACCCCAGCATGAACAGTGAGCCGTATATTTATGAAGGTACAACGATCAGTTACATGACGGATAATCAGAGCCGAATCTGCTATGACGATGATGGCGCGGCCACCACTTATTGGACACGCAGCCCGAATGTTCAGTATGCAGATTACTTTTTGCAGGTTGCGGCAGACGGCCAGATTTACAGCTATGTTACCCCGAATGAGCAGCATGGCGTGCGCGTGATGTTCAGCGTGTAAAGGAGGTTGAGGGGCGAAATGTATTACAAGGTGATATATAACGGCCAGGTGATTGATACCCTTGACCACCTGAGTTTTGTGAAATACCAGGCGAAACACGGGATTATGGTGAACTGCACGGCAGATGATGCCGAAGGAATTGTGAGCAGTGATGGGCGCTACATCTGGCATGTGGACGGATACTATAATATTCCGGCGGCAGGATACGATACCGTGCAGCTGGAAGAGATCAGTGTTTACGAATATGACAAGCTGAAAGCCTTGGGGGCCAAAACCCCTGAGGCTATTATTGATGCTTATACCCTGAGCCTGATTGAAGGAGGTGTGCTATGAGTGACTTTGTGGAGAGTTTGCGGCGGTTGTATTTGGATCGCCGATTAAAAGAAGCGACCCTAAATGCGCTGTGGCACAAGGGCAAAATCAGCCGCAATGAGTTTGACTACATTGTGGGCGGAAAGGAGACGAGCAATGTACACGATCCTGATTAACGAGGACAATACCCTGACCGCCAGTGTGGTGGAGCGCGTGATGCAGCAGAGCAAACTGGTAGACACCCTGCATTTTTTGGCCGACCCGGAATATAAGGGCAAAGACATGCGCGACTATGTAGTGATGCTGGAATACCGGTTGCCGGTGAGCAAGAAATACCGCACCGAGTTTTTGACGCTGAGTGACGAGTTGTATAAAAACAAGCTGGAATATAAGCTGCCCTTTGACACAGCGCTGACCAGTGAGGCCGGTGTGATTGAGTTCCAACTGACCTTTGGCAACATTGAGATGGATGCTGAAGGCAGGACCACCCAGTACATCCGCAAGGTTGGACCGGGCGAAATTAAAATTGTTGATGTTTACGACTGGGCGGCCACGATCCCGGACGAAGCACTGAATGCTTTGGACCAGCGGATTATTGCGATGCAGGCCATGCTGAAGGCCATGATTGATAAGAACAACACCATGATGAACAGCAAGGCCGACAACCTGAGCTACAAGAATGACATGCTGCAGCTGACCGCCAACGGAAGCCCGATTGGCAATGCGGTAGAGATCAAGAGCAGCGGCGGTTCCGGCAGCGGCGGTGATGGTACAACTGATGGAAATATGCGGGTGGTTGAGTTTTAAGGCTTGGCTGCCTGCGTTTTTCTATATAGCGACAAATGAAGAAAGGAGGTGGGAGAATGGCAACTACAAGCAAGTTGGGCTATGGTAACGCAGAAAACCTGGATACAGCGATTACGAATGGAATTATTGACGAGAAGGACCTGGTTATTACCAAGGATACATCGGAGTTTTATTACATCCGTGACGATAAGAGCAAGCAGGCGATCCGCCCCCGTACCCGTGTTTTTGACAGCAATGGGCAAGCCAATGAACAGCTGAACAACAGCAGCGACACTTATGCCGGACAGACCGTAATGATTAAAAATACCGCGGGCAAGTATGAGCCGTGGATTGTACAGCTGTTGGATACCGGGAAGTTTGCTGTTGAACCGTTCAACACTGCAAGCACTGGATTTGTTTGGCAAGAATTTTAATCGACAAAAACAACATGAAATTTAAGGAGAAATAATTATGGCAGAAGTAAAATTTAATTATGGTACCAAAGCTAAGTTTGAAGCCCTGCAGGTAAAGGACAACGACACCCTGTATTTTTTGACTGACACTTTGCAGATTTTTAAGGGCGCAGTTGAATACACCAAGAGCTGCAAGCTGGTGAGCACCCTGCCTGCTTCCGGCCAGGTGCAGGGCGTTGTTTATGTGCGCACCAGCGACTTTACCCTGCATGTGTTCAATGGCACCAGCTATATCCAGCTGAACAAGGCCACCGTAACTGAGATCCCGGCTGCCAGCGCCAGCGATGACAATGTGCCGACCACCAAGGCTGTTGCCGACTACGTTGATGCCAAGATTGCGGGCGTTGTTGGCGGCAAAGGTGTGTTTGTTACCGATGTTACCTACAATGAGGGCGTGCTGAGTGTTGCCAAGGGCGGCGACCCCGTTACTACCACCCTGACTGGCGTTGTGCATGCACCGACTTATGACGCAAGCACCCGCACCATCAAGCTGCCGGTGTTTGGCGGCGACGAACTGACCATTGCGCTTGGCAAGGATCTGGTTGTGACCAGCGGTACTTATAATGCCAAGGACAAAAACATTGAGCTGACCATTACCAGCGGCGATGTGATCAAGATCCCGGTTGGCAGCCTGATTGATGTTTACACCGGTCTGGCAACTTCCACCGCTGAGGTTACTGTTTCTACTGACAATAAGATCAGCGTGAAGGTGAAGGTGAGCGCCAAGGCTGACAACTCCATCACCCTGGAGGAAGACGGCCTGTATGTTGCTGTGCCTGATGCTTATACCAAGGCCGAAGCTGACAAAAAGATCAAGGCTGTGCAGACCGCCCTGGATACACACACTGCGAATGCCGACATCCATGTGACCAAGGAACAGAAGGCCACCTGGGATGCCAAGGTGAGCACTGAACAGCTGGCTGCCGCCAAGAGCGAGGCCATTGGTGCTGCCGCTACTGACGCAACCGCCAAGGCTAATGCTGCCCGTGATGCCGCCAAGGCGTATGCTGACGGCCTGAACACTGCCATGGATACCCGCGTGAAGGTTGTTGAGGGTGCTATTACCTGGAAGACCATTGGCTAAGACGGCCAAGCGGTTAGTTATTTCAAGTTGACATAAAAATAACCTTCGCTGCAGGGCCAGTGTTTTGCGAGTAGGAGAACATGCACTGTGCAGCGAAGGTTTTATATTGTATTGACAAACGAGGAATGATATGGCAAGAAAAAAAGATAAACGTTGGTGCTTTAATTCTGCTATTATTATACCGTCAATGCAAAATTTGTTAAATTAAATACTGAATCGAAACCGCTTATCTGCACGCAGGTAGGCGGCTTTTTTATTGTTACAAAAAGGAGTTTTACGATGTCAAAACTTTCTTTATGCGAGATCCAACAGTCGCAGCTGGATAAAACTCCTATTGTGGATGGACAGCTGGTATGCTGCTTGGATACGGGAAACACTTACCGGGACACAGCCGGTGGGCGAGTTCGGATTGGAAGCGATCTGGAACGAGTAAGTGAGCTGCCATTGGCCCCGTTGGCCGGGAAGATTTATTACCTGCCGCCCGGAGATTTATATATTTATAACTCTGGTTGGGTAATGCTGAATGATACTGATTTTACAATTGGGGCCAGCAAGGCTGATGCCACAGAAGCCAATTTGGAACTGAAACATGGTGATATGGCAAAGGGTACGGTAAAGGTGCGCGGCACCGGCATTACGAGCGTGACGGCGGATGCAGATGGGCGACTGATTATCAACACCCCAAACCCGGAAGCTGTGATTGACGAGATCACGAATACCGAAATTGATAATTTATTCAAAGACGAATAGGAGGAAACAATATGGCATTTTTGAATTATGACGGTCTGCTTTATTTTTGGCAGAAAATTAAAGCTTTGCTGGCCGGTAAGGTGGATAAGATTGAAGGCAAGGGACTTTCGACCAACGACTATACCACTGCTGAGAAGAATAAGCTGGCCGGGCTGAAGAATTACACCCACCCGACAACCAGCGGGAACAAGCATATCCCTGCAGGCGGCAGTGCCAACCAGATTTTGGGTTGGAGCGCGGACGGCACCGCTAAGTGGGTAAACGAAAAGGATACCACCTACAGTGTGATGAGCGGCGCAACGGTTGATGCGGATGGCAAGAGCGGACTGGTGCCCAGCCCGACGAAGGGTGCGCAGCGCTGGCTGGATTCGACCGGTGCTTGGACGACCCCGCCGGACACTACCTATGGAGCTGCAAGCACCACGAGCGCTGGCCTGATGAGTGCCGCAGATAAGAAGAAGCTGGACGGCATTGCTGCCGGTGCCAACAAGTATGTACACCCCAGCTATACCGCACAGGACAGTGGCCTGTACAAAATTACTGTGGATGCGACCGGACATGTGAGCACTGTGACTGCGGTTGCCAAGGGCGATATTACGGCATTGGGCATCCCCAGCACCAACACCACCTACAATGATGCCACCCAGGGCACCCATGGTCTGATGAGCACTGCCGACAAGAAGAAACTGGATGCTTTTGGCGAGGCAAGCACCTACGCCCTGAAGAGCGACATTACCGCTATGTACCGTTACAAAGGCAGTGTGGCAAGCTATGACAAGCTGCCGACCAGCGGCCAGATCATTGGCGATGTATACGACGTTGGCAATGGCATGAACTATGCCTGGAATGGTGAGAAGTGGGATGGACTGGGCCAGGTGTTTACCATTGATGCGATCCAGAACACTGAAATTGATACCATTTTGGCATCTTAAAAACTAAACCAAGAGGAGGTGTGGTAAAGTGGGATATTTGAGTAACGCGGGGTTGAGCTACTTTTTTGGCAAGCTGAAAACCATTTTTGCGCCCATTAGCCACGGGCACGGGGGAGCTACACAGAGCGCGGCTGGCTTTATGAGCGCAGCCGATAAGAAAAAATTGGATGGGATTGCCGAGGGGGCGAACAAATATAGCCTGCCTACGGCGACCAGCAGTGTGTTGGGCGGCGTGAAAACCGGAGCGAACATTACAAACAACAGCGGCGTGCTTAGTGTGACAGCGGACAATGTAAAGGATGCACTGGGATACACCCCACCCGAACAGGACACAAACACATGGCGGCCGGTTGTGAACAACTTGACCAGCAGTGCGACCGACCAGAGCCTTGCGGCAAACCAGGGTAAGATCCTGAATGAGAGCAAGGCCGCCATGATTGTGTTGACAAACGAGAACTTGAACGATGTGGTGACGCCAGGATTTTACAGTTCTGGCGGCGGCAACAGCGTAACAAATAAACCAAGTAACGTAGACCATTTTGGCTTGATTGTGATTCACCGGGCAAGTGGAAATTATTATACCCAGATCATTTACGGCGACAGTGCTGCTTACCGCCGCCATTGTGCAAACGGAACCTGGGGCGGATGGGTGCAGGACAAGCTGACAGATACCGACACTTGGCGCGGCATCCAAAACAATTTGACCAGCGACAGTACGACCGACAGTTTGAGCGCAGCGCAGGGCAAGACGCTGAAAACCCTGGTGGATGGTAAGGCGGCTATGGGACATACCCATACTTGGGATAGCGTAACAGGCAAACCGAGCACCTTTATGCCGAGCAGCCATACACACGGGGTGATTAAATCCCTGAGTGTAAACGGCACAACGATTACCTGTACCAAAGATGACGGTACGACCAGCACCATTACGACCCAGGATACTAACACAACTTATGGCACCTTTAAGGGAGCGACCACAAGCGAAGCGGGCAGTACCGGTTTGGTGATTGCGCCAGTGGCGGGCAATGCGAACCGTTATCTGCGCAGTGACGGAACCTGGGCTGTACCCCCGGATACGAATACAACCTATGGTGTGTTTGCGAAAGCGACCGCTGATGCGGCGGGCAGTACAGGACTTGTTCCGGCACCGGCCAAAGGCCAACAGACATATTACTTGCGTGGAGACGGGACCTGGGCTGTGCCGGCAAATACATGGCGAGGAATCCAGGACAACTTGACTTCGAGTTCGACCACAGATAGTCTGAGCGCGAACCAGGGCAAGGTATTGAAAGGTTTGATTGATGGTAAGGCGGCAAGCGGCCACACCCACAATTATGCTGGGTCCAGCAGTGCAGGCGGTGCCGCAACGAGCGCCAACAAGGTGAACAATGCTTTGACGATTAACCTGAATGGGACAAGCCAGGGTGCATGGGATGGCAGCAGTGCGAAATCGATCAGCATTACGGCAGCCAGTGTGGGCGCAACAAGTGTGACAATTAGCAGGTGGTGATTTTTATATGGGAGTTTATTTAGGAAGTACGCAGGTGGATATGCAGGGAGGTTTTGTGACTGGTGGTGCCAGTGGGGCGAGTTTGCAGAGCAAGACGGTTAGCCCCAGTGAGAGCGCACAGACGATCAAGGCAGACAATGGCTATGACGGTTTGAGCCAGGTTACAGTAAATGCAGTATCGAGAACTTATGTGGGAAGCGGCGTAACGAAAAAGAGTGCTGCGACTTATACGCCGGGAACGAGTGACCAGAGCATTGCATCCGGCCAGTATTTGAATGGAACCCAGACGATTAAGGGTGACAGCAATTTGACCGCCAATAACATTAGAAACGGTGTGAGGATTTTTAATGTGACAGGCAGTTATGCCGGGAGCAGCAGTGGAGGAAGCAGCCCCAGGCTACAGACAAAAACCGCGACGCCTAGTGAAAGTACCCAGACCATCAGCCCGGACAGCGGGTATGATGGTTTGAGCTCCGTAACGGTAAACGCTGTTTCCAGAACTTATGTTGGTAGTGGCGTAACAAAGAAGGCTGCGGCAACTTACACCCCAAAGACCAGTGACCAAAGTATTGCGGCAAGCCAGTATTTAAGTGGTGCTCAGACCATTAAAGGCGATGCAAACCTGGTGGCCGGGAACATTAAGAGCGGTGTGAGCATTTTTGGTGTGACAGGAACTTATGCCGGCGGCGGGAGTTCCGGCGGCAGTGGCAACAACAATGTGGAGGCTTATGCCATTACCAGCACCAACCCCAGCGTGAATTTTAAGCGCACTGACGGGGCAATCAAGATCTGGGGCTACGGCACCATGACCAGTCAAGGCGGCTGGGGCCAGCAGACTACGAGCCTGGTCGCGTTTGAGGGCGACAAGTACCACAAGGGCGCCATATACGGCGGCCCAAGCAGTACCAGTTTGAGCCTAAGCATCAGCAATGGAAAACTGACTGGCCTGCCGAGTGGACTGACGGCGATCAGCGCGATTGTAACGAGAGGTATATGATTATGGCAACTGATACAAAGTTAGACAGTTTGGTAATTAACTACCTGACACAAAGCCAGTATGATACGGCTAAGACAAATGGAAAACTGAATGCAAACCAGATTTATATGACACCGGCGAGCAGTACGAGTTATACACTGCCGACCGCAACAAGCTCTACCTTGGGCGGGGTAAAGATTGGCGATAATATTACCGTTGATAATGGAACGATTAGTATTAGTAAAACCAATGTAACAAACGCGTTAGGCGTAGATCAATATGGTAATGTAATTTTTGGAGATAATTCCGCTAGACGAGTCACTTCAGGCGGGGTTTCGGCAGGCCCAAATAATTCTTTAATTATTGGCAACCATAATAATGTAACTGGTCTTACCTCAGAAAACGGTTATGTGACATTTTACTGCAACTCTGTATCTAACGGGTTTGTTGGAGGATGTTATTGTAAAAGTATCAATGGAACAGGAGGAACTTCTAGTAGCACTTTCTTGCCAGCAAACCTTTTGATTTTTGGAAATGGAAGTTCTGATGGAGTAAGTAACTGTTTTCGCATTTCTTCTACCGGAAATGCTTACGGCGGTACCTATTCTTCTTCTGGTGCTGACTATGCGGAAATGTTTGAGTGGCAGGATGGAAACCCGGACGGAGAAGATCGACGTGGCATGTTTGTGACGCTGGATGGGAAATACATTCGATTGGCAAACAGCAAAGATACTTACATTTTAGGTATTGTATCCGGTAACCCGACTGTGCTGGGCGATACTGCTGAGGACCAGTGGGTTGATATGTACGAGCGTGATATTTTTGGAGCACTGAAGCATGACAGCACCACAGAGAACGGCCTGGTGTTGAACCCGAACTATGATAATGACAAACAGTATATTGCTCGCGGACAACGCAAGGAATGGGATGCTGTTGGTCTGATGGGAAAGCTGGTTGTGGTGGACGACGGCACCTGCGAAGTAAACGGATTTTGTGCTGCCAATGATAATGGCATTGGAACGAAAGCAGAAGGCGGATACCGTGTGATGGAACGGCTGGATGAAAACCACATCCGGGTGCTTGTGAAATGAGGTGAGAAGTATACAATATGGCGACAAATACAAAGCTAGACAGTTTAGTAATCAATTATCTAACACAGAGCCAGTATGACAATGCCAAAAATGCAGGCACTTTGAATGCAAACCAGATTTACATGACGCCTGCAAGTAGTGGATCGACTTATACGCTGCCTGCCGCTACCAGTTCAACCCTGGGTGGCGTAAAGATTGGCAGCAATATTACAGTGAGCGGCGGTACGATCAGCATTAGTAAGAGTAACGTGACAAATGCACTGGGTTATACGCCACCTACGACTGATACCAAATATACACTGCCAACCGCGAGTGCTTGGACTTTGGGTGGTGTAAAAATCGGGAGTAACATTACGGAGAATTCCGGCACGATTAGTTTGACAAAAGCGAATGTAACAAGTGCTCTGGGGTATACACCGCCAACAACCGACACCAAGTACACACTGCCAACAGGTAATGCTTCGACTTTGGGCGGTGTGAGATTGAGTGATTCGGTCAGTTCAACGAGTTCGACCAATGGTGGTATTGCGGCAACGCCCAAAGCGGTAAAAGATGCGTATGATGCGAGTACAGAGTGGGTGTCCTTATCTGTTTCGAGTGTGTATACTGTGAAGTCCGGCATTACGATGTGGGCAAATACAGAAAAAGCACATCGCCGTGGACGAAGAGTCTATTTGACTTTTCAGTGTATGGGACCTGCAACAAGTGACGCGGCTGGCTTTATTCAAATTGGAACAGTTCAGTCTGCCTATAGACCGAAAGTCAATACTTATTGTCCTTTTGGATTAAATGTAACAACGTCTGGCCAGATTTTTGGACCTGCTGTTTGCATTATTAAAACCACAGGAGAGATTCAGGTTTATACTGGTAAAAATAATGCAACTTTTGGTAATAACAGTTACGGTTGGACGACAAATAACCCAAATACCATTTCGTGGGATTATTAACTAAGCTGAAATAACCGTGAAGCAAAATTACTCTACAATACGATGGAATGTTAAAAGGAGGCTGATGGAAGATGCGGCTGAAGAATGGAGAGGTATGTTTTGGGTGGCCATTGGCGCAGCATGTGATTACGGCTGGCTGGAAATATAACAGTGGGGCGCTGCACAGGGCAATCGACTTCCGCGCTTTGGTGGGAACACCGGTGTTTGCGGCGGAAGATGGAACGGTGCGCGTGGTTTACCATTGGAATGGGCGAGTGACCCAGGGCGACACCAACAGTTATGGTAATATGGTGAAGATTGAGCATACGGCGTATAAAGGCGGCAAGCTGGAAACGTTGTATGCTCATTTGAATTCTATCACGGTGAAGGTTGGACAGAAGGTGAAAACCGGCGAAGTGATTGGATACAGCGGCCAGACCGGCAACTGTTTTGGTGCCCATTTGCACTTTGAGGTGCGCTGGAAAGGTGTGCGCGAGAACCCGCTATGCTGGTTGGATGGTGACTTTAAGCCGGCCAGCAGCGGTGTGATTTTGTGGGCCAATGCAAACCAGCACAGTGTACAGGTGGACAAGCAGGAAGCGGCTGAGGAGCCGAAGGTTGAACCGGCAGTGAAAAAGACTGTGGCAAAAGCCATTACCCTGAACAACGGCAAATGGAATGTGCGCAAAGGTGCCGGAATGCAGTACCAGTCCGTTGGGGTGATCAGCAGCCCGGATGCCAAGACCGGCAAGCCTGTTTGCATTGGGTATGAGACGGTCGTGGATGGCTGGTTCAAAACGGTTTATGGTTATATCAGCCAAAAAGCGGTGAAGAGCCATACCTGAGTGCAGCCAAAGCAGGTGATTTTTATGAAGGAAAACTGGAGCCTGATGAGGTTCAGCAAAAAAATTATTGTTTTCACGATGGGCGCAACGATTGTTTACGCGATTGTATACATGATCCTGTGTTTTAGAACCGGACAGTTACCGGAATCGTCTTTTAACATTGGGCTGTTTGCGGCAATGAGTGCAGAGAATTTGTGTAACGCCTGGATTAAGGTGAGGGAAAAAGTAGCGGAAGAAGAAAAAACAGAGGGTGACAATGAGCCCCCTGGTGATGAAATTTTTACGCCGATTGATGAGACAAGTGACACGGAAGAGATTGGAGGTTAGGTATGGAACAGGGAATTGTATATATTGTGATGGGCCTGGTTTGCGTGGTTGCTTTTATGGTCGGCAAATATGTGATGCCGAACGCCCAGGAGACAGTAAACAAGGCACTGAACTTGTTGAGCGGCTACCCGCTGTTGATGCAGTGGGGGTTAAGCGCCTGTAAATATATCAAGCAGTATTTTAACGATATTTCCGGCGAGGAAAAGAACAAGCGTGCTGCAGAACTGATTATGGAAGTGGCCAAGCAGGCCGGCGTTACCATTACAGAGGAGCAGGCGCGTGCGATTGCCCAGGCGGCTTACGAGCAGATGAAGGCGGGTGAAGCTGCTGCCGGAGAGAAGGTGAACGCAGATGCCTAACCCGGTATTTACATTTACGGCGCAGGACATACTGATGCTGGTGCTTTCAGCTTGTGCGGCGGTGGTTAGTATTTCGAATGCGATTGCCCAGGGGGTTAAGTTCAACAACTTTTTGAAAAAGCCAAACAGAGATCAGGATGCCCGGATGGACAAGATTGAAGAGCGGCTGAAAACGGTGGAAGGGCGCTGCGACACGTTTGACAAACAGTTGGAGGGTGTGAAGAAGCACCTGAATAGCCTGGATGAAAGCATCAACATGCTGCTGCGGGCAGAATTTGCACAGCTGGGGCACAACCTGAACGGCGACAATGTGGAGCAGATGCAGCGAGCATTTGATGATATACAGGAGTTTTTGTTTAAGCGTTAAGGTTGACAGCGAACAACATGTGGTATATAATACAAATAGAGGATTGAAGCTCTTAATAAGCGAACACCTCAGTTAGCTACAAATGAACCAAATACATCTGCTACAATGTACCCAGTTCAGATGAGGCCACCTAAGTGCTAGTTAGGTAGCCTCATTTCTTTTTACGGCCAAAATAAATGGCCACAAAAACGCCAGTCCATGTACCGATGCAGCTTACGATTGTAAGCACATCCATAATAGAATTCATGGCATCACCTCCGACAATAAGATTGCCGAAAGGCGAAAATGATTAAACCTCCATTCAGCCTTCCGGCTAGTGGGAGGTGGCCGCCTAAGCGCTTATAAAGTTGGGTGAAATTCAGCGGAGCTTCAATCCTCTGGAGAATAGTATACCATAAAGAGTCGTTGGATCACAAGTAAATTTTACGCTTGAGTAAAAACAGCAAAGAATTATACAAACAGGAATAGGGAGTACCTTTGGTTTGAAACCTTGGGTGCTCCCTATTTTTTAGCAGTTTTGAAGTATCAGTACAGTTCAGAGACAGAAAGAACTTTGACGGGAAGATCTTCGCGCTTGCCGGATGGGGTTGGTGTGGAGATCTTGATGGTTTGAATGGCGGAGTTGATTGCAGGTTCAAAGCCGTTCAGAACGGGGGTAGCATCACAGGAAAAGAAAACCTTGTTTGCGTTGCCGTCTTTGGTGGAATATTCAGAAATATAATGAGTGCCAAAATCGCTATTGGCATCATGAATATAATCCGGCAGTTCGATGGTGACGAGTTTTTTACAGGGAACACCGGATGGTTTTTGGCCTTGAAGAACCCAGCCAGCCGGAAGACGGTGGGCCTGATACGGATCATTTGACACAAAGGTAAAATAGGTGGTTGTGATAGGGCCATGTTCCGAGGTTCTACGGGTACAGGCAAGAACCCCTACAATAATTTCAGTTATCATGATGGTTCTCCTTTTGTGTTTGATAATTTTTTATAACGCCCACGTTTTATGTCCTTATGGTATTGCTGTTGTTTTTTAAGAATTGCTAAACATTCAGGAGAACAAGCATTACTACGATCTACTGCAGCAAAAGTTTTTCCGCAGACAACACAAATTGTTCCGTTTTTCTGCATGTTCTTTTTGTGGTCTGGGTTTTGTTCACGGTAATTGGCAGCCCAGGCACGTTTTAACGGCTCGGTTTTTTCTTTTAAGGAGATCGGGGCGCATTCTGGACAATATTTTTGAAGGCCACCTTTTACGATATAAGGCTTGCCACACCGCTGACAGATATCGGTAGATCCAATTTGGCGAGTGGTCTTGTTTTTAGCAAGGTTCCGACATTTTTTTACAGCTTGCTTATCACGTTCCGCCTTACATTCCGGGCAGAAAGACGCACGAGGACCACCGGTAAAAGTAGCACCACACGACTTACAAACATGAGATATCATGCGTGGTTTATGAGCGGCCTGTTCACGACATGAGGGGCATAGGCGCTGTTCTTTTTGCCCTTCGAATGAACTTCCGCAGCGAATGCAACGACGAAGCATGAAACTACCTCTTAAAATAAATCATTGACAGAGCATTGAAACAGCGAGGCAAGAGTTTGTGCAACCTGAACAGTAGGTTTGCTTTCGCCGGATTCAATGCGTTGGTATTGACGGAGGGATATACCGAGTTTATCCGCGACCTGCTGGGCTGTCAAGTTGGCACGGGAACGCATGGCTTTGAGGCCGATGGGCTTGATATCCGAATACTTTTCGGCCTGGCTATGATAATAACCAAGAGCAAAAGAGCCTTGTAGCTCGACAGGAAGCAGCTTAGAAAACTCGTTTTGCATATCATCTTCGGTAATTGTGGAGTAAGTTAGAGCAATGAGGCGGTCCAGCTCCGGTGTTATGCGGTGTTCTGTGTGGGCACGAAGAATGAGCTGCGCGATTTCCATTAAAGGATACATAGTGGCGTTCTGGAGGTTACTGGCCTTGGGGCCATCCTCGCCATAGACAATCGTAGCGAGCTTGTTATAAAGAATACCCAGTGCAAAAACCTGTTCTGTAGTTAAAGCCATAAGAAAGCCTCCTATCCGCATGACGTTTAATGTCGTTCCTTTGGTTATAGTGTACGACATTTTATGTCATATGTCAAGGAGGTTTTGAAGATTTTATTGGGTCCCCTATATTTCGCTAAATTAAGCTTTAGCGAAGTTGGCGGTTATTTCTTATTCTTTTTGTATTCGGCCATTGCGTCTGCCAGGCGCTGTTCCCAACCGGCGTTATCGTCTAAAAATTTATTGTAAAGAATTTCTTCGGCTTCTTTTCTGGCAGCGGCTGCGTCTTTTAGATTGGTGAAGAAGCCAAGGTGAATGCGTTTATGCTTAAAGTTAATATATGCTTTGTAGGTTCCTTTTTGGGTAAGTGCAACACCGTTTACTCCGGTTTTAGAGTTTTTATTTACTGTTCCGTTTATGCGCGAACGAATTTTTGACAAGTCGGTTCCATCCACGTTTACGACTTTTCTGGTTATTTCCAATAGTTCTTTTTTGTCTCGTTCGCAATGACCACAGAATTGTAAATTCTTTATGCTTGACAACCGCGTTGTGAATTCGCGCCCACACTTGGGACAAATTGCAATACATCTGGTACAGGTGCCGCTTTTTTCTTTATCAACAATCTTTTTTATAAAAAACCCGTTGATTGTTTTCCCCTCATATTTTTCTTTTGAATTTTTAGTGTTTGCTTCTAATTTAGTAAGCGCTGATCTTGCATACCCACATTTTTTGCATGATTTACTTTTCCCGCTAATAAGTGAGTGCCCGGAAACATCAGAAACAGTTCCGCAAGAACAACGGCATTCAAGATATCCTTTTTTCGCTTTTGCCGGGTCCTTAGAACGGCCAATGACGGTCCACTGATCAAAAACAGTGTTGGGTGCAATTTCTAATTTTTGAGGCATTGTGGTTTACCTTTTTATTCTTGAAAAGCTTTGATTTCATCGTCTGCGCCACGATCCTGGCTATCGTAAACGCTCGGTAATTTAGGGGCATTGGGGTTAGGAATTTCTTCTTCAGGGGTTGTTTCCGGTTCGGTTTTGCCAATGCCAATGGCTACAAGTTCCAGAGGGGCTTCCAGAGCATCAGCAAGCTTACGCAGAACATCAATGCGTGGGATAGACTGGTTGTTTTCAATGCGAAAAATTGTGTTTTTGCTGACGCCGCTTTTTTCCGCCAGTTTTTGTAGGGAGATACCCTCCAGATTGCGGACAACCTTGAGCATATTACCCTCTCTCCAGCAGGTACCGATTGTAGCACGGGCCAGAAGCTCAAATTCATGCAGATCTGCGATTCTGGTTTTTGCAATCGGGTATTTTCCGCTGGCGGCAACAATAGCAGTCATTACGTCCAGAACGGCTTTGCCTTGAGGATAGAGTTTAGAGGGCATTTTAATCACACGCTCATTAGCAAGGGTATGAAATTTTTCCATGCCGGAAAGGATTGTTTTGCTTTGCATGGCGCTAATGTGATTGAGGTAATAATCCGATACACAGGGTTCTTGATACTCGATTGTAACATCATCAAGAATTTTGCAGCACGCGATGAAATAGCCCCACAAGCTGGACATTTTTTCCTGTTCTGTATTACCCATAGGTTTGATTTCCATGTTTATTCCCTCCTGATTTGCTTTTTAGATTGACCTTATTGTACACATTTATGGGTACGAATACAATAGGCAGGTTGTACAAAGTTATACCCAAGAATGTGTACGCGGTTGTTATTTGGTTGACGGGATTGATTTTTGTTGAATTGCCGGCATGTGGGGTGTATACTTTTTGGTATATGCGTTTATGGGGTGTGAAACCGGGAGAACGGCCAATATGAACGGTTTATGAATTGATAGATGATACATGCGACAAGATTGAATCCGGCCGGCGCTGGCTGCTGCAGCTATTACGAGTTTGTTTTACGCCGAAAACTGCAAAAAAATCAAACCCACTCCCCTGCTGCCGATTGATGAGAAGAGCATTTGGAGCTGAACTACGAGTTTCTTTTACGGTGAAAAAGCGCAAAAAATACCGATTGTAATAAAGCCAGGACGGTATGGACGGGTAGCGCATGGCAGGATTTGAAGTTGATTTATGACCACCTATAGCCAGAATTACGAGTTTGTTTGACCAAAAGATTGAAAAAATATGGTTCAGGCGGCCAGATATGGATGGTTGATGCAGCAGAATGAACTACGAGTTTGTTTGATTTGAAAGGGCGCAAAAAAACAGGGGCGGAACCACTCCCCTGCCCTATCCGTTTGGCTTAAAACTACGAGTTTGTTTGACGAAAAGCGCAGGAAACAAAAAATTTAGCGTAAATTACGAGATTGTTTGATGCGAACTGCGAGATTTTTTGACGGCAATTACGAGGTTGTTTGACAGCGAAAAACGGGATTTTGCGTAAAAGAAACTCGTAGCAGGAATAAAAGAAACTCGTAGCTAGTATAAAAGAAACTCGTATGTAGAATAAAAGAACCTCGCAGCTCGTGTAAAAGAAACTCGCAATATACCT